ATTCAAGGTCCGGAAGGCCCTCCTGGGCCCCAAGGCATTCAAGGTCCGGAAGGCCTAGGCATTCCGCAAAAGCTAACATTATCTGAAAATGTTCTTACTCTATCAGACGGTGGCGGAAGCGTTACGCTTCCAAGTCAACCGGCGACAAACGCACCTGCCAATGAGTATGAAATCCACGGTCAAGGCATGCCGAACGGTAAAGTAGTTGCACCAGTTGGAACGACTTATGTTGATACTGCTGCTACAAACGGCGCTTTGAAGTGGATAAAACGAACAGGAGATAATAACCAAGGTTGGGAAGTCTTGACTGGCGATACTGGCTGGCGAACGCTGACTATTGCTTCAAAACTGGGCGCGTCATATCTAAAAGTACGCAGAAAAAACGATACTGTTATGTATCAATTCGGTGGTTTGTCGTGGGGTTGGTTCGGTATCGTGCGACGTGGTGGGCCAGGGTATTCTATCCAGCCATCAGATAGGGAGCGGAACGTTTTTATTTTGGGTTTGCGTGGAATACCGGAAGGGTTTAGATCAGAATTTAGTATGATTGGCGGCATCTACAACGATAAAGGTACGCCTTATGGAACTTGGTATTTAGGTGGACCCGGAGATGCTAATATGCTACGTTTCCAATTTACTGACCCAGTACCTACTGATAGAGATATTGGGGATATTAGGGTAAGTCCTATTTTGTATCTGACTAGTGAACCTTGGCCTACTGTCTTGCCAGGATCTTAAAGGGGAATAAAAATGAAATTGAGTAAAGAAAGCGTTATTGAATATGTAAAAGATGCTATGCCTTTATGGGTAAAAGTTCTTCCTGCTGTCTTTATCTTTGGGCTTAGTATTGCTCTAGCATATCAATATGGGCAAAGCCAATATCAGCGCGGGCGAACTGATGCCGAAGCTATGTATCTTAAAACATCAGTTGACCTTGCAAATAGAATCAGGGAAGTAGAGGGAACGATGCTAACCCAATTTAGAGAAGGCCGAAAAGGGCTAAGAGATATGTTATCAGACAATAACGCTGAAATTAGATCTCTTATAGTTGACAAAGAATGTGTTTCTGAAGACTTCAAAAATGAATATAACAAAAGGCTGAAAAAATGAAAAAGCTATTAACAGCTCTGATAGTATTATCCATGAGCGCATGTTCTACCTTTGCACAAAAACCTAAAAAAGCACAACAAATACAAATAGCAGAAGAAGTAAGGCACGGACAATGTGAAGAGGAAATACAAGAGCTACAAGGAACTACATCGAGAGCATTAATCGAACATTCATTATCGCTTATTGAGAAAGTTCATAATTGCAGACTTGAGAAACAATACCTAGTAAACTTAATTGAAGGTTACAATAAAGAGGCAAGTAAATGAAGTGGGTAGTTAAAAAAGTTTATCCAAACGAATATATTACATTTGAAGGTGTGAATATCGGAACAACCGATACAGAAATTGAAGTTAGCGATGACAATGGTTCGGCAATTCGCGCGGTAAAAAACACTTTATCAAGATTGAAACGTGAAAAACGTATCGAAATTGTATCTGGCGATGTCCCAGAAAAAGTTACAACTGTCTATGCCAAAAGAGATGAAAGACAGGAACTGGCTAAACCTAAACCGGCATCACCAGCAGTACCAGTAGAGCCAGCTCCGGTAGAACCACCTCCAGCAGCCAGAGAAGAAAATAGAGGCGAAGAGGATGGCCCAAAAACCGTTAATCCAAGCGATCAATTATAAGCAAAGGTAACGTCATAATATGAAATGGGTAGTTAGAAAACTTCGAAAGAATGATTACATTACATTCGAAGGAAAGACAATCAAAGACGAACCAACTGAAATAAACATTCCTGACAACCCAAGCACAATTCGTTCTGTAAATAATACACTTAATCGTCTTAAAAACGAAAACAGAATAGAAGTGCTATCAGGAGAAACTTCAGACGGTAGTAATTCATATATTGGTTCAGGAAACGGGAATATTAAATTGGACGGACCCACCATTGATTCTTCTACATCAACAGAAGTTAAAACAGAAGTAACTCCTGATGGAAAAGAAAAAATCATAGAAAAGGTTACTGTTACAAAAATCGTAGATATTAGTAATAGCACCAAAAACGAAATAGAAAAAATCCTAGCTTAAGAGGCCAATATGACAACTCCAAATTTAGATGCAGTAACCCTTTTAATGGCCCAGAAAATTGCTGCCAATAAGGCTGCTCAAAGCACAATCAAAGAGACCTTAGATAAAGTAAAAGAGTCTCAAACCCAGTCAGAGAAAAAGGCAGCAGAAGCTATTCAGACTGCTAATACTGTCAGCGGTAAAGTAACAGAAGCAGAACAAGCCATTGCTCAAATCAAACAAGAAGCCCAGGCAACCAAAGAGGAAGTGAAAACTGCGGCAACCGAAGCTGCAACACAAGCAGCTACTCAAGCTGCGACTCAGGCCGCTACGCAAGCAGCAGCACAGGCTGCAGAAAGAGTCGTAGGTGAGCAAGTTACTCAAGAGGTAACTAGGAAAACTGGCGAAATGGCTCAAGATGTTGCAACTGCAAAATCAACTGCACAAGAAGCCTTAGAAAAAGCAAAAGAGGCAAAAGAGTCTATTGTTCAACCTAAAGTAGATATCACTGTCGGCGATGAGGGTGACATTAAGGTTAACGACAAGAATACTGGTGTAAAAGTAGTAACACCAAGTACAGTCGAAACTGAAGTGAGCAAAGCCTTAGGTTCAGAAAATGTCAGTGAAAAAATTCTTAACAAGCAAATTGAGCAATCTTCAGGTGGAGAAAAATTAAAATCTCCTTTACGCTTAGCATTAGAGGCTAATATCTTCTACATCGAAGATGCGTTAACAGAAGAGCTTCGCAAGAAAGTAACGTCACGATACTACGAGCCTCTAGATAAGAAGGCCGAGGGAAAAGAAGATGCGAAACAAATCGTTCGTTTGATTCAAGAATGGTATGATAAACTTCCTTCTAATTGCTACATTTCTTCTCGCGGCGGCGTATTCCCTTTTACCAAAAACAAAGGTTACAAGCCCGAATACTACGGTGCAGACAACCGATCAATTAGACGCAACCGTAATGACCCAATGACATTAGTTGTTCACGGCCAACAACCATGTGTCTCATTCTACAAATCAGTCGGCAATAAATTCGACTTCAAACTTGCTAAGTTTATAATCGAAGAAGCAGGCCAAGATGCATTCCATCTTTGCGGCGATTCAGTTGACAATGAGATTATTCACGGTGGTACAATCCTGTCTCGTGCATATCAAGAGTTTAGCTATAAAAAAGGCGCGGACCTAGATAAAATGTTATTCCCACCTATTGATGGATGGACAAAAGAAAATCCTCACATCGGTACAGGCATGGGTGATAAAGGTACAGCTGAAGCAGGCTTTAATACAACTACCCAGCGTCATGACCTAGCAGGATACATGAACAACGGTTATGAAGCGCAAGACATTGAGCAGCCAGAAGGCTTCAATGAAGAAAAAATCATGCAACTGCTGAGAGACGGAGCTTCATTACGTTTCCGTAGTGCTGGTGGATACTTCAATGCTCAGGGTGAATCTGCATTCCCACAAGATGATGGTACAACCTCTAAAAAATGGGGAACATGGCGCGGCGGTCAACATGGTAGCCGTGCATATGGATGGCGTTTATTCGGAACTCGTAATACTGTTATTAGAGACTTCGATGTTCGAGGATTAACAGGTGGAGCAATTAACTGCGGCCTATATGGCACACCATCAGGCGAAGCGGTTGATGCTCGAGATTCTGAAGCTGCATTCAGAGCAGGTATTGTTGCTACTAATACAAAAATTACAGGTGGATACTTCACTCATAACTACACCTGCGGTATCGAATGTATTCGTGCTTCAGGTTTTGAACTTACTGGCATTTATGCTCCAGACTCAGTAGTAGGTCACCCAGATGCACACCTAGAGCATACACGCGGTATCGGTGGCGGCACATCTCTGGATCCAGGCTATCAACAATGTACATCTCGCTATCTGCCTATGGATAACATCTTTATCCATGACAACGTATTTGGTAGAGGTATGCGTAAGGTAATGGATATCCACACCGGTAACAATGTTCGTATTATTAATAACAAAGGCGAAGCTCAATATTACGGTGTATCAACAGTAATCGAAGAGCTATTTGCAGGTAAACTTATTAGCGACACTCCAGGTAGCAAAGATATTCCAGACCCACATTCCTTCTATTACCAAGATAGTAATATCGAAGTAAGAGGAAATACAATCCTGTCTGGTCAGTACGGATTGCATCCTATTAATGGTGCAAGAGGTGTTAAATTTAGACGCGACGGTAAAAAATGGTGGTTGCGTTGTCACCAAGTATGGGCAGATAATGTCGTATATGCTCCGCGCGGCTTGCAATGTAACTTTGGCCATAACCACTACTTGATCGAAAACAACCAATTCACATTTGCACTTCCATTCGGTGAATTCTGGGGACAAAGATATATCTCTGCATTGACCATTACAAACCCTGGTTCAGGATACACTACTCCTCCAAAAGTAATTGTAGAGGGCGGTGGCCCAGAAGCATTCGGTGCTAAAGTAACAGCACAAATAAAAGATGGCAAAGTTATAAACCTAAAACTAGACCGTATGGGAAGCCGATTCTCAGAACCACCTACTATCCGATTTGAAGGCGGTGGCGGTTCAGGAGCAGAAGCAACTGCATTTGTTAATACTGCAACATACGGTATGCTAGTAGGTTCTGAACCACATTACGGTGAAATGCTTGGATGCGTTATCTCCAAAAACTGGGTACAAAACTCTCCAGAGGGAAACTTTGCTCGTCAAATCCTAGTTGGTAGACTAAAAGGATCTAGCCTTGCATTTAACTACACTGACGTAACACCATATACAAGTGTAGAAAAAGGAAGACTTCCATTTGGTGACCCATACGTGTCAAACACTATGAAATATCGAGACGGTATCCAAAGTCTTGGATTCTATGGTGGTAACTTAGAGACATGTGAAGTAATTGGTAACTATGAATACGACCAGCTGAAACAAAGCCTAACCCCTTGGACTGGTAAAAATAGCAATGGTAGTGTACATAAAAGCTATGTACCAACATACTATCAGTCAGTTATTAATATGGAAGAAATTTCCAAATTAACAGCTAAGATTACAGAGCTAGAGAAAAAACTTGCATCTAACCAAAACGCAGCTCCAACTCCACCTAGCACTGAAAATACTGGCACGCCAGTACCTCCTGTTGCAAAACCAGAGGAAACACCAGGACAACCAGTAGCTCCAACACCAGGTGAAGGAAATCCTCCGTCAGGCAATGAGAGCCCCGCTCCGGTAACGCCAGAGCCAGCTGTACCTGCAGTTCCAACTCCAGCTCCAGAAGATCAAGGTGAGCCTGTTGTAACAACCTTCGACTTTAGTTCTCTAGAGGGCGCAGCAGAAACAGCAGAAGCTGGAAATCTGAAACTAAAAAGCCTGAACTCTTCTACTAAGGCAGGAGATCCAGTTGATTGGGCCGGCGCAGTAAAAGAGTTTGATGGTCACAAGTCAATGATCACAGCCTACTCTGATGGCAAAGGATTTAGATACTTAGAAACAGAAGGCTTTGTATCTGAATCTGGCAAATCTAAAGCTATAATCGTTCCATTTAGACAATCTAAAGGTGGATCTAACGGCTCTGCATTCTCAATCATTGGGCTGAAAGATGCCAATATCATCGCTCCTGCATTGATTACAACTAATGAGGAAAACGGCTTCAAAGTTCGTCATTACCCAGATGTTAAGATCAATGGCAAAGGTATTGACCCTAGCAAAGTCTATGAATACGATAAATGGTATGTCATCACATTACCGATTAAATCTGACGTAGAATTCAACAAAATTAGATTTGGTGCAAACCAACATGCCAACACTATACGTCTAGTAGCAGTTGGCTCAGGAGTTGAATTTGTAGAAGGCAATATCTCCAAAGTTGAAGAAAGAGCTAAAGCACTCATGACTAAATATGGAATTGAAGAGTAAGGACTATTAATGGAAAAAGATCTATTACTTCAGCAAATAGAAGACCTGAAACGTCATTGTCGAAATCTTCAGGATAATATCCAAGAGATGCTGGCAAATGAAAACCAGGGCGGCGCAATGGCACTAATGGACGACCTCCAAGATGCAGAATTCCTCATTGATGTGAAGAAATCACAAGTAGAAGAATTAGAATCTAAAGGACAATAATCCATGATAGAAACCATTACCATCACAGGTACTGGCGAATCTGTCTATGAGATACCTGCAAAAGCAAAACGCGGGTCAGTTAGATCTACTAATGATATCTATCAAGTACAAGAAGTAGACGGTAGCTTGGATTCAAATTCGGGCACCGTCCTTGTAATGATTACACCTGAGTTACCAGTAGGCTTCAAATTGGATCTAGAATATGAAGTTCCAGACCTAGAAGCTTTGCAGAAAGTAGAACGGGCAGTGTTTGGTGAGAGAATAAAATCCTCATCCTTAAAAGATATCATAGTTATATTAACCAATATCATAGAAAGACAGAATAACTTAGAAAAGCTTTTATATGACAAGGTTGGATATTCAGAACTGGATGCAGCAGTGTATCCAGTTAAAGAGTCTCTATCTCTAATTGTAAAAGATATTAAGTTACGTCAAGAGACTAAAGGTTCCGAAAAATCAAAAGATAAATCCGGAACTTTTGACCTGTCCCCTACTGTTGTAAAACAGGTAGAAAATCTACTTAATGATTAGGCAAAAACAAACCCCGGCACCGGTTAGGTGTCGGGGTTATTTTTATTGATACAAAGATTTATTATAGGTATCAGGAGTAAAGTATTTTAAAGGGTCAATACGGCCGGCAAGGCCTTTGCCAGGGTGTTGAGAAGTTCTAACTTCAAAATGCAAATGGGAGCCGCCCGGCATATCTCGCATTGTTCTAGCATTGCCAGAAGAACCAGTTAACGCCACAACGTCTCCAGCCTTAACTCTTTGACCTTCCTTTACAAGAATGTCTTTAAGATGGGCATAAGCTACAAATAAGCCACCATCAAGTTTAATGATAAGCATTCTTCCGTAGCCATTATCATCAGAAGTTTTTACAAATGAAACTATGCCATCATCAACCGCATAACAACGATAATTATTAGGCACAGCTAAATCCACGCCCTGATGAGGTCTTGTTCCTCCATTGCGAACCATACCAAATCCAGCCGACCGAACAGAGGACAATTTCGCAGTTCTTAGAACATTTAACCCATGCTTCAATGGCTGACATTTGAAACCGCCCGGCAATGGCTTATATCCGCTCTCAGATTGAGTTTTAACACCTACTGGAGGGATTGGTTCAGGAGCAAGAGTAACGCTCTCCTTGATAGGATTTTGAGCGTTTAAAGGCACCTCATTATTTACTTCTTCAAAGGAATCTTCTTCCAATCTGTATGGAACTTTAACTTCGGGGGCTTTATTGCTACCTTGATTCAGTAGTCCCCCAATAATATCAAAAATATTCATAGACTTTTTCCTTATAATGTAAGGGAATTAATCCCAAATGTGAAATTTATTAATAAATTCTGCAGCAAGCGGCAAAGCCGGATCATACATGCAGTCATCTATTCCATATGATATCACATCTGGCACATCATCGAAGCCTATGGTTTCCTGCCTCCATATAAGAGAGTCATACACTGGCCCTCTTCTAAGAAAATCTCTAAATTCATATTCTAAACAATCTGGAAATTGATTGATAAAGAATGTGCTGAATTTAAATTTTGCATCATGGTTGTACTTTGGTAAAGACCAAGTCATAAATTTGTTTAAGGCATTATTCCAAAGTAAAGGCCAATTGTCTTCAAGTATAGACCAATATTTGGCGTTTAATTTAAAATGTATCCTTAATTCAAATCTAAATAGAATGTCATCCCTTATTAATTTATAAGAGCCTTTCCATTCTTTTTTGAAGACCTTATCGAAAACAAGATATGATCTTGTCAGTCTCGACATCATTCGATTGATCTTCAGACTATTTTTAAGCCCCATCTTTAATTCTTCTTCTGTAAAATCAGACAGCTCATTAATTAATGAGGACTTAAAAACCAGTTCATCTCCAATGGGCTTATCTAGGCCCTTTTTAATCCTGGCTATTCTAGTCTTATGGCGCTTCCGTCTTTTATTTTCAAATTGACGCTGAGCTCTATAATATGCAGACCAATCAGTAATATATGGGATCTGACCATCATATGTACTATTAATCGCTACATTGCTCATAATTTCATAAAACTAAGTAATGACCCCATAGGATTTTTGCCATAATTGCGTTGAAAGGTTTTCTCTTTACGAGTAAGTAAATCCAATGCAAAGTTGACAATTCTTTTGGCCAAAATAAGCATACTTTGGAATGCTAAGATTCCAAGAAACTTAGAGAGTGACAACATAAAATATTACCAAGGATTGCTTTACTTATATCTTTCTATGCCAATTTTGAAAGGCGAATCCTATAACCTTCTAAATCAGTTTGGGCTGAGAGGACGGGCTCAATGCGAAATTCGTATCCACAGCATCTATCATAACCAGTTATGAAATTCAAATCTGCAGAATCATTCCAGGCCAACTTCAAATCCCATTCAAGAGGAGTTCCACAGATGTGGCAACAACTCAAAAGTGCCTCTTCTATTGTATCGAAAAAGGCGCCATCTTCGGCGTCTATATAAACTGCGTTCATACAGATACCATAGAATCAAAAATTTCTTTAAGAGAAGATAGATAGCGATCAGAAAAATCATTTTCTAAATCGATAACTCCAGGAGTATCCTCGATTCCCCATTCCGACATATGTTCTGAGAACTTAGATTTTTTATGCTTATCACTAGAGCTTAAAATATTTATAACAAGACCACCATTATCAATAATATAGTCTCGTTCATTGCTAAATCTAATATCAGAAACAATAACAATATCAAAATCAGAATAACGTTCTGATATTCTTTTGTCTAGAACTTTAACCCAGATGTCTTCAGAAATCATATTTCTGCCCCAATCTGTACCTAGGCTTTGAAGAATCTCTCTTAAAGAAACTCCAAAACCGTCTATTGGGTCTTCTTTGCTGCCACGACGATAAATATCATCAACATCAAAAATGGGTCTAACCATATCTCTGACCGCATCTGCAAAAGCCACCTTTGCGATTTTTAGATTGGGATAGTTTTGAACAATATAGTCAGCTGAAAAATCTTTACCACTGTGGGCTTTACCTGCGAAGCCCAATAAAAACGGTCTCTTCATTATTATTATACCTTATCCAACTTGGCAGAAATTTTTTCTTTCAAGTCGAAAATGTCAATAAGTTGTATACGAAAATTTGCCATAGCATAAAATTGCAAATTCTGAAAATTTTCTTCTGTTATCAAATTACAGAATTGGACAACAGAATCATAGACACGATGGTCGGACTGATTGGGTTCAAAAATATAGCAGTACCCAATTCTTTCAGCAATATATGCATTAAGTTCACGAAGCGCTACTCGGTTATCGTTCATAACCTCTGGCCTGCTAAACTGAATACCATTAGAACGAATCATATGTTTCAAAGTTTCAATGGCATCAGAGTTAAGGCGCTTTGGATCATTTAAAATAACTTTTAGGGCCTCGGTTCTGAAGACAATATCGCCATCTGCTTCTTTTGACAAATTTTTCAGTAATTCTTTTTTATCCATTATTTGTCCTTATTTAATAGGGTGTCCTTCTACGGCTACAATCTTGCAGAATCCCCATGTGTCATCTACTTCGATATCTACATTAATAGTTCCGAAAGCAGAACGTATTGCATCTTGTTGTTCTTCATTAAACATAGCAGCGCAATGATCCAAAGGAGGTATTTCCCCTTCTTCTATTTTATATTTGCATCTTACTAGCATGTTAACCCTTAGCAATAATGTAGCCGTATAAAAACTATCTATCCGATAAGACCGTTTAGCAATTGAATTAATTCAGAAGCCTTGCGCTTAGATTCATAAGCATCAAGTTTCGCCTGATGAAGTTCCAAAACAGAAATGTCTGGCCCTTTATTTTTATTTTCCGCCTCATCGAGAATACCTGCCAAGGTAATTGCACCAATGAGTTTTAAAAAGTTTTCAAAATCTTTTTGCTCATTGTCATTACCAGAGGAACACTCTACGTCTTTAAAAACCTGAGTTGGAATAATCTCTACTGGTTCATCATCTTTGACCGAACGCAAATAGCCCAGTCCATCAATAGCTTTACTTCTTTCAGCAGCACGATGCGCTGCTAGGATTTTGGCGATATCGCCTTCCGAAATATTACGAATCATTATAGTTTACACGCTACACAATCGTCTTCATCATCTATATTAGAATCATCCTGAATTTCAACAGTATTTCCTTCCATTATCTCAGAAGATTGACCATCATAGTTATTATTATAGTACATGGTCTTACCTCCCAATAGATAGTGGAGATAAATATCCCAAGACACAACGGACGCGGGAACTTTATTATTAGGATAATTTTGTTTATTGTAATATGTATTAACAGAAATAGCCTGATCGGTATATCTCTGAATAATAGCATAAGTTTTAATTAGTGCTTCATTAGACGTATGATCCCAGATGCGGTCATATTTATCTTTAAGACGGGCCAATTCAGGAACTACAAATTTAGCCTGTCTATTCTTGCCGCCCTTAGAAATGATCAATTCCCGTATTGGTTCAATACCATTAGTAGTACCAGAACCAGAGATTTTAGCACTAGTCTCAGCAGGGAACATAGCCATCATAGAAGCATTTCTAACACCATGCTTAGCAATTCTAGCACGGAGACTTGTCCAATCTAATTTCTCTTCATAATCAAATAAAGAGTCATACATTGGCGTAGTCATATCTTTTGGAAGTTTACCTTCCGCCCATCTAGTATCTTTGAATGCATCACAAGCACCACGTTCCTCAGCAAGAGCAACAGAAGCACTAATAACAGCATGAGAAAAATGCTGCATCCATTCATCTAATAGTTCATAGCAATTGGAATATTTCTTATCATTCTTAGCCATCCAATAGGCTAGACCAGTAATACCGATACCAATAGGCCTAAACAATCTATTGTGCTCCTCGGCAGCCGGGAAAGGATGCTCTTGGAAATCCAATAAATTATCAACAGCACGCATAGTTACATAGGCTACACGCTTTAAATCTTCGGGCTTATCAAAAGCGCCAAAATTAATACCGCTCAAATTACATAAGGCAATTAAGCCTTCCTGTTTATATGTTTTACTTACAGGGTCATAAATGCGGGTAAGTCCTTGAGTTGGAAGAACAATTTCTTGGCAGAGGTTGCTCTGCTTAACAGGATATTTATCTGTATTATACATAGAATGACGGTTAATATTATCCGCAAACCCTACATAAACACGACCAGTCCCAAATCTTTCTTCCACCAATAGGTCCATCAAATGTCTAGCATTAATAGTACCTACAGATTCACCCTTATTTATTGCTCTGGTGTAAGCATCACAAAAATAAGAATCAGAATGACTAGAATAAAAAGCATCATAAACCTCTTTAGAGATGTGTGGAGAGAATAAGCCAATATCTCTATTCTCTGCTGCTGCTTTCAATATAAAGCCGTTCAAGAAAATAGAATGGTCAGAGTGCTTCATAGACTCAGAATCCTTCTTCATATTGTTTTTATAAAGAAGAATTTCTTCAATGTCTGGATGCAATCCCCACCAGTTAAACGTCAATGAGCCCTTGCGAATTCCGCCCTGACTGCATGACAACGCGCTATACTCAATGGATTTAGCATGATAAAGTGCCCCACTATTTACAGCAGCACCATTTCTGATTGCTGCATTGCGCTCTCTTAGCTTGGATGAACCAATACCAAGGCCGGCGCCCAGTGTTGCATATTTACGAGCAGCAGTTGCAGCTTCACCAATAGAATCAATAGAATCATCGGACTCAATTAATACACAAGAGCTAAAACTACGAGTAGGTTTTCTTAAATTGGCAATATGAGGAGTAGGGACATTAACACGACCAAGAGACATGTTGTCATAATGCTCTTTAACAAAACTCAGACGATCGGTATAGGCATCGCCACCATCATTGATAAAGTACATCATAGCTGCAACCATATACGAAATCTGTGGGGTTTCGTAATACTCTTTGGTTTTAGCATTCTTGGCCAGATATTTAGCTTCCCATTCGACCGCGCCCGAGATAGAATACATCATATCTCTATTGTGATCGATTTGTTTATTTAGCCACTCTATTTCATCCTCAGAGTATTTTTCAAGAATAATCTTGTCATACACTCCGAGCTCTGTATTCTTTTTGATTATATCAAGTAAATGTTTGGGTTCGAAATCACCATAAACATATTTACGCATATTACAAAGAAGAATACGGCCGGCCACAATAGCGTAATCAGGATGCTCTTCATCAATCAAATTATTAGCACTGGTCAATAATGCCCCATTGATCTCTTCAGTTGTGATGCCGTCATAAAACATAATATTGCTATTAACAGCAATCTCAGAAACAGAAACGTTATCCAACCCTTCACATACAAATCCAAGAAAAGAATTAATACGTTCAGGATTATAAGAGACAACGTCACCATTACGTTTAGTAACGTTGAAACTCATATTATGCGTCCTGTTGATTTAAATGTTTGATCAGTTCCATAATTTTAGCACGAAGATCTTTAAACTCAACATGTTCATAAGAACCTGTATCGTCACGATCAATGAAGATTTGCGGGACAGAACGAGGTTCTGGTTTTCCCATTTCTTCAAATCGTTTTTTCATTTCGTCCATTTCAGCCTTGCCGGCGTCGACATAGGTTTTTTCGAAATAAAACCGTTTGTGCTTATCAATATATTTTGTACCAAGACCCTCAAGAATAGAGGTGGCTTGAGTACATTGTGGACAATTGGATTTAGAATAAATCAAAATTTTCATTGACTTTTCTCCCCACTAAATTTGTTAAACGCAGATAGAATCTCTCCATAGTTTGTTTGAGATTTATCAATAATGCCGCGCTCATAATCTGTTTTTTCCGCTTCTTGCGGAGCAACCTGCTCTTTCTCTTCCCCATTCCAGGCAGTAACCCAAGGAATAGGATTTTTAGTAGCAGAAGGCAAATTACATAATTCTTCTAATGGAGGCAGACCATATTTTTTGAGTCTTGATGTAGCAAGATAGCGCAAATACTCTTCAAGGATAGACTGATTAAATGCAAAGATCTCGCCCTCTTTAAACAGGTATTTACACCAGTCGAGTTCTTCCATAATAGCATCTCGCCAGATCCCTTCAACGGCCCGCTTAACATCTTCCTCTTCAGACACAATAAGAAAATCAATATCGTCAACAGGAAGAATGCTTAGAAGATTATTTGTAATTGCAACATGAATGTTCTCGTCCCTGTTGATGAGCTTGATAATACGTGCAAGTCCTGGCAATTTCCCCATTTGTCCAAAGATAAAGCTACATGCAAAGGAAACCTGGAATCGAATAGACTCCAACGCATTTGCAGTATGTAAGGCAAGCCATAAGGATCTTACAGCGTCAATACGCTCACATCTACCTTCATAATAATCTTGAACCTTTTGAATAGCGTCATCATAATATTTACAAATACTATCCTTGCATTGGACAATCTCTTGAATATCCATAACAGTATCCAATGTCTCTTTTGGATTCACAAAGGACTGTTGGATAATATGTGTATAGGAGAATGAATGCAAACAATTTCCCGTTACAGATGGAATACCATTATATCGAACAACAAATGCACCAGTTGGGACAGTCAGGCAATAAACTTTACCAGTATATTTCTCGTGGGTTTTTTCAACAATACCACCAGAGATACTATCTTCATCTCTAATAAGAAGGATATATCCGCCATCCTCTTCTTTGTATGTGGAATGGATGCCGGCCATGAATAACAATGCCTGGATATCATCAATGATTTCTTTCCGTTCAACCCAAAGATTTTTACTTCCAGATGCTTCTACCATATTCTTGATTACACCAAGAAGCTGATAGCCCTTCAAGTAGGTCATCGAAGAAAGAGGGAGTATATCAGTAAGGCGATTATGATAGACATCTTCAATTGTTCCTTCTAATTCAAACTCAATACGGTCATCGAGTACATATGTCGGCTGTGCCAAATTTGACAACAAATTCGCCGCATATTTATTTCTTCCATAGAAATGAATTTCGTCAGGGATACCTTCTTGAGTTTTTAAATAATAACCAAGGGTTGTTGCACAAATTTTTGCTAAAGTCAGAGGATCAAATTCGTCACTAAATTCTTCATCTTCAAAAGAAGTACCAGTCAATGGGATTCTTATATATTCATTTGGATTAAAAAATTCTGCTTCTTCAAAGCCAAATAAGTTCTCATTGAAAAATGGCATTCTATGGGCACTTGTCACGAATTGCTCAAAAGAGCCATCAGTAGATTTAAATCGAATAAGCTCTTCGTCTTTATCGTAAACATGAACTTTTTCAGGGTGAGTCCAATAAAGTCCTCGATTGGTAGAACGATATTGTGCAACCATAGTTTCCATAGTTACATCTTTAATATCGAGCCATCCTTTATCAGTAAGAACCTCGGTGCCTTCGGCCAAACATTCAAATAAAGACCATGTCTGAATAACACATTCAAGACTAGGGTCTGCAACTGCAGGATTAAAAACAGCCGTAGGTGCCCTACCCATAATTGAGTCTAACAAAATTTGACGCTTGATATTAGAAATAACAATGTGCTCTTCAGCTTTCGTCAATAAAGGGAAATTGATTCTATCATTAGTCATATCAATTTCTTCTGGTCTCCAGATTTTCTCAAGCTGCATTGTAAATAAATCCAAGATAACTTTATATCTAGGATTATCAAAGCGCTGGACCGTAGCGCCCTGGCTGCGGTCCAAGAATAAGGTTTTGGGAAATAATTCATTCCCAAATACTGTGCCTGTCATACTACTATTCCTTCTGTAATTATTGTAATAGGAACATCTAAAACGAACTATAGTTCGTAAAGGACGGTCTAGAATTAGACCGTTCACCTCCGGCCGCCGGGAAGGAGGTGATAAAATAATTGCTTAATTCTTAAATTTAGAATAAATTTAAGACCACTGATATAACGAGCCTTGACTCTCAGAAACTTTAATGTATTTAAAGGCCGGGAAGCATGTTCCCGGATAAATCCGACGCAACCGGCCATAGATCGCGAAGCGGTCTAGGTTGCGGGAGCATTATTTAGCATAAATAATGCAAATTGATATTAATGAACCTGAATCCATTTAAAGGTCGAAAGGTAAACTTTCGTTGAGCGGAGGTGCATACTGCAGCTCAGCTCATCAGAGAAGACCACAGGTCTTCTCATATTATTTGGAAGAAATAATATGATTATTATTAATGAACCTCGATTCATCTAAGATAGGAACACCTAGAATCATTCTGCCAGTTCTTCACTGACAACAAGCCACAGGGACCCTTCATTTTAAAGGCACTTTAAAATGCATTTAATTAAATATACCATAAGCGTATATTTAAAATCTAAGTATATTCATCCTCGGATGACAAAGATCGGAAGGCAAGCTTCCGTGGCAACGGGACCAGATCTCCTGGGCCCGGCGCCGTCGCCGGCAAGGCGCTAGCCTTGCGCACATTTTCTACCAGAAAATGTTTAGCCTTTATAACAACCCTAGAGCTGTTTGCCGACTCTTCCCTGGTCGGCCCGGGTTAAAGGAAAATTATCATGCAGTATACTTTTAAATCAAAAATACTGGTGGAGCTTAATCCAATGTCGCAATTATTTTTATTTTTATGTAGCATTGCGATCAACCACACTTTTTTGTTTTTGCTCTCTATAACGCTTTGCCCTAATCTCTCTTGCCTTTTTTAGTATCGGCTTTTCGGATTCCTTCATTATAGAGTTAAAATCATATTCAATATCAGGATAAGGCACAGAGTCTATAATGGCCTTTAGCTCTTCCTTGCTTTTAGGGCATTCAGATTGCAATATTCGGATAAGCTTAATTCCAGACTCTTCTGCTTTTCTATCCTTCTTTTTATCCTTAAACTGCTGCCATCTAAACCCATTGGCATCTTTGTGAAAATGTTCAATAAATTCAACATGTTGTTTTCCATCGAGCTCAATAACTATTCCCATTTCTTTGACGAAACAGTCATATCTCGTCCCGTCTGGAAGGCAGGCTTCGTATATGACATTGCAAGTAGGGTAAAGCTGACAAAGGTACTTATAGATAATACGCTGCTCTTCCGAGCCTCTATTATCCATTGACATAGCCAATGCCCTGAATTGAGTTTAATTGACTATTTGCAATTCCATCGAGAATACTTCCAAGTCCGTTATCATAAAAGAATTTTCGGTAAGCCTCAAAGGCTTTGTCGTCGTCGACTCGTTTAAAATTATGGACAGAAAATTTCCAAATAGCATTTTTATCTATTAGCTCATTAATATAGCAGGCGTTATACACTTTATCTACGATTAAAGCGACTTCGATCCCATCGTCTTCGAGAACAGCTACAACGACTTGATGATCAAGACTACCTTCTACATTAAACCCCATCCTCTCCGGGGCCATGTGTACAATCTTCATCTGAATCCTTTTCTGAACAATCTTTTTTTACTTTACATCTAATCAGTATATATGTCTGTTCAACAAGAAGGAGAAAAGTTACTAGTGCTAAAATCCCCAATATGAACATAACCGGGGCCATTAGTATTAGTGGCCATGGAATAAATGCAATCTCTCCGCCAACCTTCATTAGTACCATTGGAAAAATTCCTGCGGTAAATCCAACTCCGATTAACTTTAAGTGTGCAAATGAAAAATCTTTTTCATCCAAAGCAAGTTTAACTTTTCTCTTTTTATTTTTGGTGGGCCGAACTGTCATATCTTAATCCTTAGAAATTATCAGGTATCATTTTTTGTATCCCACAATGGCTATGATTAAGGCAAGCAGAGCATTTCCCGGGATTTCCTCCGGAAGTAGAATCAGAATTCATAAATTTAATAGCAATATTTTTCAAGGGATTGTTTGAAAAATCGGGCCTTTTGGTTACACCAGTATTTGAATTGGGAGTCCAACCAAATGGAACTCTAATTTCATGTATGGTTTTAACCTTAATACCCATATCTTCTATATGCTTAATTACAGCCATGGCTCTTGAATTATTATAAGCATACATAGGATTATTATCCTGATGGAAAGGGGTCAATAGAAATACTTCAATCCCATCTTCCATCAACAGGATAAGATCTATAAATGTATGAAATGTTTTTCGCGGCTTTCTGCCATAAGACCAGAATATAAGTTCATCATTGATTGCCCCTTTGGAATTATAGACCCTATCAGAAATTCTATCTAAAATTTCGGTGAGGAACCTGCGCAAAGACGCCTTATAAGACTCTATATTCTCATCCTCATTGGTAAGTATTTTCTTAATCTTACGTTCAAAGTAAAGAATAGGCGCATTGCTAGGCCCATTTAAGTCTGACATATAGATCTTAATAGCTTCATATAAAGCTAAAGATGCACGCTCTTTTATTCCAAGGTTTTCATCTTCTGATGACAATCCCTCAAAGCAAATTATTTGGTTTAAATTACGATAAATAGTGTCGGGAGCATTAATCTTATACCTACACTGAGTATACAATTTAAACATATTTGCATTGAGCTCCATATAAGGAGCATCAGCCCTAGTCCTTTTATCCCAAGAGGGTATCTCTACCCTCTCAGTTAAAACCAGTTCCTCTATTTCATTATTAAACATTTTGATTAAAACCGTCTTGAGCAATAGCTGTATTTTGCGCAATTAAAGCCTCGAATTCACGCGGCGCCATTTCTTCAAAATAAGCTTTCTCCGGCCAGAATCTAGTTGGAATGTCACCTTTAAAAGATGCAACCTTATTCTTACCGATGCTCCAAATAACAAGAGGTTTCTTACGATGAACCTCATCCTCTTCGCTATAGTCGATATGATAAGCTACCGCTTTTTCTCGCAAGCCGTGTAGCTCATTCCAACCATGCATAATCAAGTTGCTATCATACACAAGGCTGTTGGACTCAGCAATGTTATTATTGTGTGGACGAACATCTGCTGGCATTTTTGTATATTCTACAGTAGAAACAACAGTAAGCCCAAACTCCACAGAATATGCTTTTAATTCATGTGAAATATGTTGGAATTTTTCTCGTCCAGATTTTTCAGTTGGGACTTGAATCAAATGGAAATTGTCTATAAAGAAATAGATATGTCTACCGGGATACTTATCTCTATAATTAGACATTAATGTCCTAATAAAGGCTAAGGAACGGCCATCAACACTATCATAAATAATGAATCTATCTTCTCTGGCATAACTTAAGAATTTACGGAAAAACACCTCCCGCTCTTCTAAGATCATAGGGTATTCTCTGCTACCTTTATAAAGCTCTGGTTTCGCGAACTTATTAATATTAATAGCATTAAAAATATCCATATTGCCATTGTCTTTTGCTCTTTTTGCTGCATCATAAGAAATAAATCTTGGCAATAACTCTTTTGCACTATCATCAATAGAAAGAAAGATTACCATTGCATGTGGATTATTTTCTACTATGCGCCAAGACAAATTAACTTGCCATGAGGTTTTACCGGAGTTAGAGGAACCACCAATGAAAACAACCTTCTCTTGAATATCGCCATCTGTAGTTGCAGACAGTATTGGCATATCCCCGCCCCAATCTGTATATTTACCACTGGACGGATCTTCTTGGTATTCCTTGATTCCTAAAATATTATTAACACGAGCAGATGTGTCCATAATATCTGTGCTATTCATTTGGTTAATCTGTCCTATATTAGACAGTGCTTCACTGAGTAAAAGTTCAGATTGATTCCCCGAGTCATTACTCAAATCTTTGATCAGCTTGTCTACAATTGCCCTTTTAGAGTCTTCGCTTCTGCGAGTTTTTTCTCTTTCGGATTTATTCACCTCATCGCGAATGACCCTATCGCTGTAACCAGTGAATATAGACAATTCGGAAATCATCTTTTCTCTTCTAATAGAACTAGGTTCACTAGTTATAATTGGAACCATTTTTTCACAGATATCTGCAGGATCCATATCCTCATCTTCAAATAAGGACAGTCTCCACGAGAAAGATGAAACCCTTGGAATCTCTTTAAACTTCTCGATTCCATACTTGCGGACAAATTCATCAGGGTCTATTTTAACCCTAACGCCATCTACATATTCATCAGGTAGAAATACAAATGAAAATTTTATATCATGAGTTTTGGCGACAACCTTGTCAAGCATGTCTATTGCTTTTTGTCTACCAGCCTCATCATTGTCTAAGCATATAGTAACATTATACAACCCATTACGGCGCAATGTATTTAAGTGTGCTTCAGAAAAATCTAACCCACAAATACCTACGGCATTTGTCATTCCATGGTTATGCAAACTTAATGCATCGGAATTACCTTCTACTACGAAAATAGAATCAGTTGTCTTTTTCGCTTTATCCAATAGATAAAGTCTTTCATTCTTCTTGTAGATGTTTTTCTTTACACCATTTTTAGTCCCGATAAATTTAGGACCATTGATAAGCTTACCGTCTTCATTCACCACTCCATCATAATTAAGATTTCGTGCCTGAAAGCCGACCGGTCTTCCAAATTCATCACAAATGGTATAAATAAAATTAGAAGGATTAAATAGCATTGGATTACATAAATCAATTTCATCAATAAATGTATTTTTAAATCCAAGATTATTTAGGTATTTTCTTAAATCCACGACATCATTACATACGCCGATTCGATACTTTTTCATGAATTCACGACTGAATCCACGCTTCTCCATCTCTCCTAACTGCTTATCATTTAAATCGGTTTGAGAGACAATATAATTTGAAGTGGCCTCATAGGCCTGATACATATTTAGCTCATATATTTCATCTTCAGATAATTTTCTATATACAAGCTCAATACCGTATTTGTCAGCAAGATATGCAACAGTGTTGTCAACAAATCCCGGACCAGACATAGGTTTGTCTTCTAGTACATGTGCCGCATTGAATATATCCATAGTTGAGCCACAGCTCATGCATTTCACTAGAGGATAACCCTGTTCTGCCATAAACATTGACATAGAAGGATGATGATCATTATGATCAGGATTTAGACAACAAATCTTCTTACCGTTTTCAACATTAAGGCCATGCTCATGTAAATACGCAGGTAAGAACATTCGAATACTGTCAAGCTGACTTTCAAAATCACTTATTTTTCTGTAAGACATATCTCGCCTTTATAATTATTATTATTTAGCTTTTTTCTTCGCCACTTTTTCTTCTGCTGCTTTTACTGCAGCTTCAGCGGAATCTGCAAGTTTTTCTGCGGCCTCTGCAGCCGATTGCTCAGCTTCTTGTTCAAGACGATCACGATGTGCTTTTAATTCTTGTCCAAGGCGAGTCATTTCTTCTTCAAATTCCTCGCGTGTAATCAATTTCTTGCCTTCAAGAATAGATAGGATTGCTTCGCAAATTAAGAAATTGGACATCCACTTCCCATCTTGTTCTGCGAATGCTTGGCTCGCGCGACCAAGAGTACTTTGGAAAGCTCCAAGTGCAAAATAAACTTCTGTGAAGCGCTTAGATGCTTCAGAAAAATCTTTAACTTCGATTTGTGGTACTTCTTGTGTTTGTTGTTCAGACATTATGTATATCCTTGTTCTTCTTTTTGTTGTTTACAAATAGTCTTATAGTTGCAATATGCACATTGCCAATCACCGATAGGATTGGCATTTGGATTTTTCGTCCATTTCTCATATTTAGTTTTTGCTATTTCGCCTTCATTCCAAAGCTTAATTACCTTCTCTTTAGAATAAACATGCTCATAGTCGGGCGGTGGTGGCATATCTTTATAATCACGAGCTGAATTAATCTGCTCTTCATATCGTTCAAATACACCCTCTAGTGTAATTCCAGGCATATCATAGGAGTGATGAACACCTTTGATATCTTCAGTGTCGATATGGATATATGTTTTACCGCCATCTGGTCTTAAGGTTACCCAGAATTCCCTATTGTTTTCAGGTCCGCCACAGGCTCTATCAAAATAGGTTAATAGAACTCTATTGATACCGCCCCTTTCCGGTGCACTAAAGTAATGCAAATACAAAGCAGCCTGCATTACATTTTGATGCTTAGGCATAGGAACTCTTCCACCAATGCCGGCATATTCGGCCTTAGCGCTATAATTAGCAGAGCTATAAGTTTTAGACTCTACAATAATAACCTCACCGGTATCTGGATCCTTAATGGCAATATCTATTTCGCCGGATAGATAATATTCTGGGATGGAGAATTTTAGATTATTCATCAAAAAGAATCCACCGAGCTTACATTGCTCAATAATCCATTCCTCCCACATTTTACCTGCGGCGAAGATGTATTGACTATACGCTCCAGACGGGTCAGATTCCGAATATCCGGCCAATCTGTACCACGTTGCTCTTAAACAGCCGCCATGAATTTTAGTTGGATCATCAATATCACGACATGAAGCAGACGATGGATAAAGCGTTTTTAACCTACTGCCCTTTAATGGTGGAGGCGCCAGTATATTATCTTCGATTCTTTTAAAAAATTTCATTATTTAAACTCAGTAATAAAATGAATTAGGTCCATTGGCATATATGGACGCATATCGAAAAAGTGTTCATACGCAATACCATCCTCTTCGATCCGACATTTATAATAAAGACGAATCATCATGTCTTCATCTCTACGGATCATTACGCCTATTGGTTCACCTATTTCACTAAGAGAAACATCAGCATAAGGTGTTAACTCATAGATAGCATTTTTATTATTTGCCATAGCATTAATACATGCTAGAAGAATAGACTTTTTAATAGAGACATGGAGATTTACTCCCTTTGCCGGAATAGCATCTCCGTCAAGAGGAATGCCGTTAAAATCCACTTTATCTTCAGGGAAAAAGGTCGTCTTTATATTAATATTTTCAAGACTATCAATGAAGAATTGTTTTATCATTATTTGCTCTCCGGGCCGCTTCCTGAAATTCGTAAAACCATTTATTGGCGACCAATTCAATTGCGTCTGGTGTTAATTTAAACTCACCCTCTTTTAAGACGCTCTCCTTAACATGGCGTTCTTTAAAGCAATAAGTAATATTATGTACAGTATTTGCAGCAGGTTCTTCTGCAACCAGTCTTAAAAATCCATTTCGAATACCATCTGTATTGTTAAAATAAAGATTAATTTTTACATGAAGCCTGTCAGTCATAAACCGACCGGGCTGTTCATTAGTTACAACTCGTAAACAATTTGCAATATGGAATTTTGTGACAGAAGAAAGTGGGTGTTCAGACATTTTCTTTTTCCGTTATTATTATAAATAAAAATAGCCGGGCCGTTTCCGACCCGACATATTATCTTGTAGAGATTGTTACATCTCTAAGTCCATTAAAATCTCTAACAACGTCAATATCCGCAGTCTTGATATAGAATGGACCAAACCGTATAGTTGTTTTATTAATTTTGACGCCAGGGCTAACTTCTGGTTCAAAATCAGTCATGGTTATAAACACTTTTGTATTGTTGTCATCATCAGACTTATTATCCCTAATTTTATTAAGGATAGTTCTAAATTTAATCGGAGAAGGAATTCCAGTTAAATTGATGGTAATTTCCTCAAAGACTGATGCAGCCTCTTCATTCGATCCAGAATTATCGGCTGTTAAATCTAAGACAGAATTGATAACACAGTCAATACCGGTACCCCTATAGCTAGGCTTGGCAGTGATAAAACATTGTAAATATTTTCCTACCACAAATAGATCTTTATTATGTTCATAGACATTTGAAAACGCCGTAAAACCATAATCTCTACCATTTATATCTTTAGCCTCAATAAAAGCCATAGGTTTACCGGTTTTAGTTGTGATAGCTCTAACCTTAGAAACCTGACATATAGTTGAACCATGATAAACGCCAGTTTCGGCAACTTGATTCTCAATAAAAACAGAATCATGGTGCATCTCTTTAACATCTTTGGCTATAACATCCATAGGGTTTCCAGAGATATACACACCAATAAGCTCTTTTTCTGCCTCTAAGATTTCAAGAAGTGTGAATTCTTTAAACAATGGGTCAACAAAATATTTGTGTTCCATTTTGCAGAACTCTTTAATTCTCTCTTCAGCTTCGGGCGTTAAACCTTTTGCTGCCCTGCATTCTTTTTTTAGTGTTCCTCTAGGGTCAAAATCAAGAATAAATTTCGAATACGAGCGAATCAAAACACTTCGTTTATATCCAAAAGAATCAACCGCGCCGGAAAGAATTAAACTATCACAAACCTTCTTATTAATATTAGTAGTTAAAAGATAAGTTCTAAGAAGAAAATCGCCAAAGCTACTATAAGGTCTAAGTTCAATTAATTTGCTAACGGCGCCATCACCAATACCACGAATGCCGGACAAACCGTAAATGATATCATTATTACGGTTAAGACCAAAAGTACCTACAGATTCATTTAAATCCGGCGGCAAGATATTAATACCCTTAGATACAGCATCCTCCATATAAGTCTTCTTCATTGGAGGATCAGTTTCACAAGTAATAATAGAACAATAAAACTCTTCCGGATAATTGGCTTTAAGCCATGCAGTATAGTAGGTTAGATGACCATAGGAGTACGCATGCGACAATTGTTATCCTAGAGGTTTTTTATCCTCTAGTTCTATGGATACTTTACACTCTCCATAGTTCGGCATATATTTTCTTCCCATAGGGAAGGCGGACACTCTTGGGCGGATTATATTCTCTAACGAGTTTCACCGCCTATGCTCTACAATAGTTTAAGATGTTAACCTTAAACTTATCTCGGTATTGGGAATACAAGGTAAATCCTTTCACCGATTTTGCCCACTGATAATCTAATATATTGCTATACTAGACGCCTCAGATTTTCTCTTATAAATCAAAGCGTTAAATGCATACCTCGCAAACTCTAGGAGCTCTTCCCAGAATTGCGCTACTTCTTTTTTATCTTCACCATTGGCTACTGCACCATTGATGAAGTCTTCTCTGAGTGATGCTAGTTTGGCTGCATCTTTTTTCAATTATGTTAACCTATCGGCTTTTTATCCGATAGTTCTTATGCTTCATATTTGCATAAGTTCGGCGTACATTTTCATCCCATTAGGATGTCGAACACTCTTGGAGATATTATATCTTTTCAATCTCTACGCTCTACGGTGGTTTACAGTTCCTGCAAACTTACCTCGGTATTAGCATCTCAGCCTTCACCGATTTTGCTCGATGCACATTGTCTTATTACTAAAACAAGGGGCAATTAACTTACCTACAGCCTTTCTCAGAACATCAGCTTTAATATCAGAGAAGCCGCACATCTCTTTTGATAGACGGAGGACAATTTGTTATCCCAAAGGCTTTTTATCCTTTGGCTCTATATCTACTTTTGCTCTCGATATAGTTCGGCATACATTTTCACCATATTGAAAATCAACTTAGGTGCCGGCCACTCGTGGAATCATTATATTCTCCATTGGAGTTTCAGATTCTATGCTCTACGATGCTCCGCATCATTTAAATACGGAGTTATCTCGGTATTAGGATAAAAGCAAAATCCCTCCACCGATATTGGCCAGTCATAATAAAAAGTGTTTCCACTTTAAACGTCCCTCTTTTATATAGGGCCGTGGACATTGAAAAGTCTAATCCACTTTCTATATAAAAAGATATTGGCATCTTTGTAAAGATAATTATAAAACAATTTGGAGCTTCTTAATTTAGAGTATCTCAAATCGCGTACAACAGAAGTATTTTTAAACTCATAAATACTATAATCGTCAATCATCGCGTGTTTGGCTATATCTTCAAGGATCTTTATTCCGCCTACGATGCTTATTCTTCCTTCTTTGGATGCACATCCGTCGCCATCAAAATAACCTCTAATAAAATGACGAATAAGCTCATCTGGAATAGTATTCGGAATAATTTCATTCCCAGATTTATGCTCCAAAAACCCATGATTAACTAAATCGTAAAACATCTTTTTGCAACTTAAGGATACAGAGTAGCCAATATGGTTATTCTTTATAACTTTCGTAATAGAATTACTGCTTCCAATAGCTAATAAGAATGCTTTTATCACGTCTGCATCTTTTTCTTGAAGCACTAATTTTATATGATAGTTTACATGAGAAGAGCTTATGCATCCATCAGCCATAAGAAAGCCGAGGAAATATGCTTTTTCTTCTGTATCTATAGTTTCAAAGTAATCCTTATTTGCTATCGAGCTAGGCTTGCCTGACCCTCTGCTTAACCCTCTTTTTCTTAGATGGTAATTTATGGTTCCAGGTTTAATACTATATTTCTTGCCAAGCTCAACGGCAGTAAGGCCACCAAGATATTCTTCGATTATTTTATTTATAAGCTCATCGCTATATTTCTGTTGTAATTTGTTACCTTTGACAAAGGCCATTCGAACCTTCCTGAAAAATCAATTCGTTATGTGCACTACTAAAGATGTGGTCATACTTAGGAAATCTAAATTTCGTTGGAGGAAGTTCTCCAGAAATCTTTCCTATAATTCGTTGTACCAATCCGGGAATGTTTAACGGCCCAGGCCTGTAAGTTGATACAATTACTGCAATATCATGAATAGTTTTAGGCTTACAAGCATTAACGAATCCAGACATACCAGCTTCTTCAAATTGAAATATGCCATAGTTTCTTTCGTTCCAAAGAACTTTATATGCCGCTTCATTGTCCATTGGTAAATTATACCAGTCAATGTCAATACCATGACGCTTTCTAATTAGCTCTCTTGCAAAGTTAAGAACTGTAAGCGTTTTTAACCCAAGCACATCTAATTTTACAACATTTGACGTTTCTTCAATTTTATTACCTTCCCACTGAATAACAGGAACGCCTTTGCTATCCCAAAGTGGAACATCTTCCCATAGTGGACGATCAGACAATGCAACTCCACATGCATGAACCCCTTGACTGGATAAACAGTCACTGAGCTTAATTGCATCGTCCCAGACCTCTTTTACTTCGGGGTCTGAGTCATACAATGCCTTGATTTCATCGTCTTCTTTGAGTAATACGTCAAGTGGAGGACATCCAATTTCAGGCATCATGGACGATATCTTATTTGCTTTATCAAAACCCATACCATGAATACGTGCAGCATCTTTAAATGCCTTTTTGCCGCCAGTATAGGTTAGTGTACCAAGATGCGCAAATCCTTCTCCATACTTATCTTTAAGCATTTCAAATACTTCAGCGCGTCTTTCTTTTTCTACATCGGAATCAATCGTTTATGTTCAGTATAGGTCGTTAATCTATACCCGGTACAAAACCAGCTCTATGTCGCCATAGAGACCAGACTATCTCATCACCATGTCCATAAGGATTTAGGTGCTCTGCGCTTCGAACCACTTGGCCCTACATAATAGTCGTTACACGTCTTTCGCTTTCGCAAACTTTCGCACGGCATTGTCTTCTAGAGAGTTCCACCGTTTTCACAGAGTTTTCTGTTGTCAATTTCTTAACAAAGGGACTATTTCTTTAATCCGGGAAACCTCCGCCAACAGTATGAACTTTACCATTTGGCGGGGTTGTTACAATTCCGAGTAAATATGCAATAGAAGAATTAGCTTCATTTTCCTCTATACCTTTAACGCCTGCATTGTATAAATTCAAATAATAGGAATCAATATGATGAAGTTCACAATGGTTTAATTCAAACATAATATTTGCTCTATGTTCTTTAAACCAATCGGTGTCAGAAAAGGATAAAACTAATTCTCTTAATGTTTTATATTCAGCCATTTTCTTTACCTGTATCATTATGGAGATTTGCTAAAGAACGATAACCCTCTTTGAGCCTTTTCTTTAGACCATATTGTTCTTTTCCAAGAGCAATTCGCAAATCCTTAAGGCGTTGCATTTCCTTTTTCGATTTGATAATTCTCAATTCGATATAATCAAAATCAAAGGGATTTATAGCACTTTCGATATAGCTGTTTATAGAGTTAATTTTTTCATTAAGCTCTCTAAATTGGATTTTATTAAAGTGTATCTTCCTTTGGGTTTCGCTAATATCTTTTTTAATGCCGCAAAGGTGTAAAAAATCGCCATATCTAAGTTCCTTTTCTCGGATCTTATCTTTATATTGTTGAATTCTTTTTTCTATATTGGCCAAATCTTTAGGAAATGCAAAATACCTCAATCCTTCCAGCATAAGAATAGATTTTTCAAACCTTCTAATTCTATTTCGCGTTTTTCGCCTAGGACTAGAACAGTCTATGACATATTTATCCATTTTCTTTGCTCATATAATACATCAATGGCTGAACAATATAAGCGACTCTGTCTTCAATATTCGATTCTTTTGGCAATAAATCTACAATTAAAGCTTTCATCTTTCCTTTAATTTCAGCAGAATGGGGCTTGGTGCAATCAAAAGCAATTGGCTCGGCCGATACGAGAGGTATTATCTTTTCGCCAAACTTAACGTAGCTTCCATCTTGAACTTCACCAACTGGAACAAATAAACGAATGCGTCTAGTGTCAAAGTTTATAGTATCTGTATGCTCAGAAACCACACAATCTTCAAATTCTTCAACCTCAACACCGGCAACAATATAATCGTTTGACGCATTGTATTGTTCAATTTGCATTTCGAATCCGACCATGGTCAGATGAGAAAGTGGCGTTCTATGTGTTTTAGGATTAACTAATCCTGCTGCATATAGGAAGTTTGTATTCCAAACTCCGGAGAGTTTATCCATACTGTTAGGATACATACCAATGGACTCAACAATAGAATCTAGAAGTCCTGGATTTTTGAACAGTTTAAAATCAGGAACACGAACATGACCAGAGTCACAACTATCAGTATAAATAAAGCTACCTTCAATAACTTCTGTATAGCTCATATTTGGTTTAAAGAAACCTGAGTTATAGCTTCTATCAGGAGGACAAGCGACAATAAAAGCATAAATACCAGCGCCGCCGATATGTTCAAAATCGGTATTACGATTAATTTCAAAACAAAGCTCAGTAGCTTTTGATTCGTAATGCTTGCCGTTGTATTTTAAAGAAGATTGAAATAAAGGAATCAGAAAACTTACAGTGCCTGGAGGTTCATAACCATAAGGATGACCTTTGAGTTCTCCGGATTTTCCAGGAATCCAAATTCCACATAGGGCATTCAGACCCTCTTCGCAGACTTCATAGCCTTCAGCAAGCTCTTGGGCGATCTTCATTCCAAAATCCCCAGGCTTCTCATTTACATTTCCAAAGTACCCATATTTACCGAGATCAGAATATTTAATATCTGCATACACACTTCTAAGCATGTATATTGGTGAGTCTTTCATTTTCTAATTCCTTTATCATTTCATCGTATGTTATATATACGACCTCTTCTTCTTTATTTTTTACTTCGTGAATCCTAGATAATTTTGAGATTCCAGGCACAGCCTCTATGATTGAGACTATATTAATACAATTCGCAGACTGAATTTTTGAGCCTCTTTTTATCCGAATAAGTTCACCCTCCTTTAATTCTATGTATTTATCGTTTATAAATAATTTAGAATCTATAACTGGAACGATGTAAAAATACTCAGGAGGAATACAAGTAGAACGGACTACAAAATCAAAATTATGATCTAAAAAATTTTCACCAAGAACAACAAAAGATATAAATAAAGAAGGATCTAAATAAGGCTTTTCATATTCTTGAAAAATAATATCTGCAATTGGTTTACATTTTATGCCAATGAAATCTTCGAATTTCGCAGAGTATAAAAAGCGTTCATTAAATCTCCTCCATAGTCTATTTCTAGAAGAGGAGACCAGTTCGGTTATAATCATTCGTACAGGCCAGCTTTTGCTAAACCATAAAATACTCCAGTGTCGCCATTCCAGCTTTGGAATTTTTCTGCAATAACATGGAGCTCAGTGATATCCATAGCCAATAGTGGAAATTCTTCAAAGAAGCTTTTAGTAGAAAGTCCGCCGTATCCAATCATAATGCCGCCAGGACGAAGAAGTTTATCATAAACTTGAGTCGAATAAATATTCGTAGGATCAAAAGCAAGTTCGTCTGTCAAATCACAGACAATCAAATCATAAGTTTCAGATTGTTCATTATGTTCTGACAAAAAGGTTTGGATATCTTTTTCTACAATATTTAGGAATGCTTTACCAGTCATAGCGGCATATTGCTTTTTAAATTGGCCATTGGCGGCAGTGTGATGAGGTTTAAACTTGGTAAAGTATTCTGTGATACTAGGATCTACGATTGTTATACGGTTATCATATGACAGGAATGTGCATTCACTGATTAATTGAAAATCGCCGCCGCCAATAACAAGGATATTGTTCCATTCTTCTGGCGCCTTATTGTCAGGGAACATTCTTTGATAGACCTTATGGAACATTCGTGGATATTTAAAATAATCGCGACCAGTAGCCCATTGGATCATACCGTCAATATAGTAACCGAAAGATCCGCCCGGACCCTTTTTAAATTCAAGCTCCATGTCTTCTTACCTCATCAAAAACAAAACAGTTATCCTTATCGATATCTGTAACGTTATATTTTTTAATAATATCTTCCTTTGTTGGGAAGTTTCTTGTTTCACCGTAAAGAATTCGGTACTCTTCAGCGATCATGCTCTCTTTTAAGCAAGGAACAACGGATTGGGCAGTAGAAACGATAAGTGGAGTCCATGTATTTACCTCACACGCATCGAATTCATCTTGGATTAAACAAGCCCGAATACAGATAGCCTTAATAGCTTTAAGGATAGACATTTTACATGAACGAGGATGTAAGAATACGGTTCCGCCAATAATTGAATTTGTTTGATCCAAATCTTGACAGAAAAATCCAACGTCCTTTTGTCCGTTATTTACTATATATAAATCCTGAGGAGCTTTTGGATAAATGTATTTTTTAAACCAATCAAAGTTATAACATTTATCCAATTCTTCGTCTGCAACACCAAAGCTTTTTAGCCAGTCCCTAAAGGTTCCGCTGTAATCGTTAATAACCCAATCTTTATTTGAGCACTCTACGAGCCATTCAAAGTCTGCCTCTGTTGCTTTTCGCACTAAAACCATTCAATTAACCTTTCATAATCATGAAATCTTTTGTGGTAACATCATCACTGTCTGGACTTTTACCATCATAAAATGGTATCCATGCCATAGACTCCATGTATTTAGTCTTATTGTCAGTGTTACGGAATCTCGTCTTAACCCTTAAGCAAACTTTGTCGTCCGTAAATGCCAATACCTCATATGGAGTATAAGCCTGATCAAACACAGTATCATATAGGCTGACATTACCTCTATGCAAAAAGTTTTCAGCAAGACTCAAATCTCTTAGTGTGATTTCAATTCTGCTGATTGCTTCCTGAGTTCCGAGCACAAAATTGCGATAATTGTAATTAGAAATACTTAATTTGACAGATACCGCTTCATTAAACATTGCATCAGAAAGATCTGGATAAAAGGTTTCCTTTATAAATCTTCCATAGTCATCATCAATGGACAATACATGTGAATGGTCTTTTAATAGCCATGCCATAGACCCGGCGCGATAAATGACATCGCGTTCAGTTTTGAAGCAAACTCTTTTTACAAATTTAACACATTTTACTCGAACAGGTTGAAAGTCGTCATTTCTATTAATTTCAATAACTTCATATTCGTTGCCGAATTTGTCCTTAAGAAGCATACCGACTTTGACATTTTCAAGTTTCATTTTGATTCACCTTTCAGTTTGAGAGATTCAACGGTAATACAATCAACATCACAGCCGCATACTCGTGCATCTTTTCCAGATTTATAAATCCAAAAACTTATGCCAGCCTCCTTAAAATATATGTCACCAATTTTTTGAACATTAATTGGTTTCAAAAATTTAGTACATTTCAATTTAACCGGCATTGAGTCATCTTCAATAATTTCCTTGACAATATATTCATTGTCAAACTTATCTTTAACAATTTGGCCGACTTTAATATCTTCCAACTTCATTTAATTCCTTCCTGACTAATAGCTATTTTTAATAACTCATCAACTTTAGGATAAAAATAATCAATTATTTCAGACAGATTATCGGCCTGAGAGTTTACAGCAAGAATCGTAGAATACATAGGTTTTACTACAAAATCTTGCCACGAATCAGATAACCAGTATAGATCCTTTTCAACACCAGCTTGTCTGTATTGTATATTTTTAACAGGACAATGCGTTAAGTCTTTTTCGTTTTCTTCCACTAGTGGGAATGATTCATTATCTGACTTCAGGTTATTCTTATTAAAGAACTGAATAACTTTAGGAGAATAAAACATCTCTTCTTCATTAGCTGCATGATCACGACACATATAAATATTGCCGCGCGGAGAAATGGCTCTTACGTTCTTAGAACATAAATCCTTGTCTCCCTGATGATACCAAGAAGCAGCTAACAGTTCTTTTGCTACAAACAAAGATCGCTCTTTTCCGGAAATAAAAATGTCCCTAGAAATTTCCATAATGCCCTTAAATAAAGCACCAAAGAAATCCCTAGGGATAATAACAGCTTTGTCTGTCCTATATATAGTGACCGGCTCATAGCTAAAGGTATCAACACCAAGCGCCGAAAAGAATTTGTAATTAGAGAACATATTCTCAAATTTGGATCGACCATATAAAACAGAACTTAAAGTAATGTTCAAATCCTCAGATTTTCGCATTGTTTTAATATTATTCAGGACAGCATCAAACTGGGCCTGATTTTCAAAGCGCTGTTTATTCTCTTCAAATGTAGATCCATCAAGAGAAATGAGAACTTCATCTAAAATGTAAGACAGAGAAAGAATCTCTTCCTCTGTCCAGTTAGCAAATAATCCATTAGTATATAGCCTAGTGCCAATGTCCATATCAAGAGAGCTACAGAAATTGATGATATCAAATAGCTCTTTTTTATGAAGGGTAGGTTCACCTCCATAAAATTCAACAATGGATCCTGTCTTTGCATATTTTCTAATGAAATCTTTAATCTGTTCTAAATTCGCCAATACAGGAGACATATTCTTAGACTGTATGCAGCAATAAGAACAATCCAAATCACAATGATTACTGAATACAATACTAAGAATATACATTTTAATCTTTCACCGGATTGTCTCTAAAATAAGCTTGAATCTGAGATGGAATTGCTTTACGAGCAGAATCATCCACATCAAAGAATCCCATAATATAATCATTATAACCAAATCGGGTTTTATACGATTTAATCTTTTCGTAAATATCTTTTATATACGCCCATAACCAATCTGTCTCATAATCGAATGCGAATTGGTATTTAAGATATTTAAAATCAGACTCTTGAATTCCGTCAAGTGCAACGTAACATTTATACAAATGATCTACAAACTCTCGCAAACCTCTAAGGTCAAGCGCAGCCAAATCTTTATCATTTCTTGGCAATGCATATTTCTCACAATAAAATTGAGAGAATCTCAGAAGCGGATATTGTTCAGACTCAACATCAATAAATTCAAGCTCTTTATCGATAACCTCTTTAAGAGCATTATAAGCATAAAGAGAATATTCATCATCTTCAATGTTGGAGGCAAAATAAAAAATCTTTTCTGCTCTTTCTAAGGATCCAACTTCGGAAACCTCTAGAACTTCAAGCGCTTTATCATAATTGCCTTCGGCGACCGTCATCGTGTTATTGAGTTCAAAAAAGCTGATCGCCATTAGCAACCACCTCCAACTACGTCTTGATGCGAATGTGTATGAATCATCAGTGCTTCAATGACACGACGAATGTCGTTAATGTCACGTACACTGATATCATCATCTGTAGTTACCCGTCTAGAAACACCATTCCCAAACGGTAAAGCTTCCTGTCCTGAGCCATTAGTCCATTGAGGAACTGAAAAGCCTGTAGGAGAACTAGTTTCTGGCATAGAAATCCTTTCTTGTAAAAAACAACCTATATCATTATAGGTATAGTATATTTTACAATAAGATTTTATCCTTTACTACCTTCAATTCGTATATATGCAGCATTAGACACTAGCATAAAATATAAAACCGCAGCTAATTCCAATAAGGAATCCGGTTGATGTACATGCCACACTATTCCTGCATTTAACCTATCATTAAGAATAAGAGAATCTAAACGTTTTTCGCCGTCTTCCATTTCAAGGATTCTGGCTGTTAGTCCATAAATATTGGTAATTTCATTTAAATTCATGTTACCATTTTTACGAGCTGTAAAATAAACACTCGGATTAACTACTTCTGGCAAACAGCTTAATAGCAAATCGTCTTCATCACAGGAAATATTTAACGTGTCCATAAAGGACATCCAATTATGATCAAAGCCGGATTTAACTACTTCTTTAATGAATTCATACTTTTCTTTTACCGACAAGTTGGTATAAGCAGAATAGCATGCAAATGTTGAAGTATTTAATTTTGGTAGCAATTCATTTTGAAGGTATTGTAAAGACATTTTTTATTTTCTTTCTGTTGTTAGCCACTCTTTTAATGGGTAGCCTTTAATTTCAATAACCGGTAGTTTTGCGCGTCCGGCGTTAAGATAACGACTGAACATTAGTCCATATGGTATAGGGTCAATAGCAGTAATACCTAATGCATAAGAGAGTAAAGACCCCGCGGCACTATTGTGCACCATACAGATATTAGTTCTAAAAGAACAATCTTCATCAACCATAAGATCATAAACCCTTACAGGTTCATCCTCATTATAGAAGCTAGAAAGTTCAAAATTTTCGATTGAATCGGTTTTATAATCTTCAACTTTAGACAGAATTTCATCGGATAAAGTTCCTCTATCCAGTGTGTGTATTTGTCCGTCTAATTCAATAGCAGGGATAAATCCATGGTTTTTTGTTTTTACTTTATGGTCTTCTGTGAGGTGCATCATACCATATTCTGTCTCGAGAGTAACCATATCTCTATAGTCTACAACATATTTAGTGGTATGATATACAGACTTCCATCTGCTATTATGTGTCCATACCATATCGCCGACTTTGACAAATTCAATCGGACAATAATATATGGATCCGGATCTATTAATTAGAACTTTAGTTCCCTCAAATAGGCATCCTCGGCCAGGGCCAATCATAATGCCTTTCGCTTTGGCTTCATCAAGAATCTCTTGCAGCACCAAAGGATAAGAACTAAAGCCCATTTTAGAATACATATCCAGCTCTTCTTCCAGCCTATCTAAATACAATGCTTTTTGTTCATCAGAAAGTTTTTTAGAGTATTCCGAATACCATTGCATTGCCCGTCCTCTTAAAACAGAATCGGGATCAGAATATGGTGAAGGAAAAATGATGTCTTCATTTTTAGGTAAAACCACATTGCACATATCTGCAATTTTATTAGTATTGGCAAAGGCTTCTTCATCTTCAGGATTAGAATAATATTCTTCAACCAATACATGATGTGGTTTAACATAATACTGACTAGGCTGATAGAACATAGAGTTGCTATCTACGTCAGCATCTTCTTTGCTAGAGTCAGTTAAGCCGGCAGCCTTAATCGCTTTATTGATTTGACCGCCAGTATTAACCATAACCAATTTTGCATGACTATCAGATTGCCAAGGATAAACATAATGACTATCACAAGTAATAATCATAGGTATATTATGCTTTTTAGAAATCTCAACCAAATTCTTATTAGCAATATCTTGCTCTTCTAAGCCGGTATAAGTTTTTTCCAAATAAAATCTATCGCCGAAAATCTCTTTCAGCTTTAGCGCAACCTGTTCAGCCTCTTCAGGTCGGCCATCTAAATATAACTGATTAATTGGTCCGCCAAGACAAGCAGATGTACAAATCAGGCCCTCGTTGCATTCTTCAAGAAGTGCTAAATCAAAGCGTGGCTTATAATATTTATAACGTGTCCAAGCAATAGATGTAGCTTTCATAAGGTTTCTATAACCCTGCTCATTAATAGCAATAAGCAAAATATGATAGTTCGCCTTATAACCCTCTATCTTTTCTTTAATAGATCCGGCATGAAGAGTCATATACCCTTCATTAGCAAAAATAGGCTTAATGCCATGCTTAGCACAAATCTTAGCCTGTTCATGATGACCAATCATATTGCCATGTTCAGAAAGGCATAAGCCTTTCATCCCTAGAGCTTTTACCCGTTCGCAATATTCTTCAAGCTTACCGAAGCCATCTAAAGGACTATAAATGCTATGAGCATGTAAATTCGTATACTTCCCGATATCTTCGGGTTTAATATCACCATTTGGATTTTCAGGAGTGGATACAAAGTCCATTAATAGTCCTTTCTTACTTAAGCAGTTATTTAATATATTGGGTCAAATCAGGTTTCCAATAATTAGGACCCTTAATGACTTTACCTAATTCATTTTTGACGGCTTTGCCATCAACAAATTTAGACATATTAGAGGCATGAACCTCATTGAATCCAGATTCAAGGTCCAGGCCAAATGTAATAGCAGCGCCGGTATTTACGTAGTCGATATCAACAATGGCATCATAGACGCCAACCAGATCAACATTAAGATCCTTGTCTTTCAATTCAAAAGAAAGATCTTTAAGCTTTTTCAATCCGAGATTTAGAGTATCAAGAACCTCTTTGGCATTATTATTATTCTTAGCCTCATCGGATAAGATAGCTTCGGCCATTTCAATTGTTTCTTCGAGAGTCAATTGGACACGAAGAAGAGAATCAGCAGAAGACGGAATAGTCGCCTTCTCGTTTACAGTCTGGCCTGCAATAGTCATAAACTGTTTAACTTTTTCTGTATGACTTTTAATGCCAAACAGTTTTGCAAATTTACACATCATAAGATTACCAATCATCCATACTTGATAGAAAAACATTAATATCCATCCTCAACTGTACCGGGCGCCCCAACTACTTGAATTTCATCATCACGTCCCGCATTGTTAACAAGTTCTTGAAGTTTATCTAATTCGGAAGGATTGGCTTCATAATATGATTTAAGGCCAGTTTTACCTTGAAATTTTAAAACTTCGCCATCTTCAGTACAATAAGGTAATGTGTACCAGGCTCCGCCCTTTTCAAAAACATCTTTGGCAATAGCAGCTTCAATAAGTTCTTCAACTTTATTAAAACCAACACCAAAATAAAGATTAGATTCACCAACACCAAAAGGACTACCGACTTTATTCTTAATTATAGTAAAGTCCACGGTTTGACCAATGAATCCATCGCCGGCTGAATTTTTAATTCGCATTGACGGGGTCGAATTTACTTTAACACGACTTGAGCAATAAAACGGAATGGCTTTTCCCATTTTGTTATCGCAGAGCTTTTTATCTCTGCCTCTGCATCATTACAATGCAGTTCAGCATACTTTTTCACCATATCCAAAGGACTTAGGTGTAGCGGCCTCGTGGAAGCATTATATTCTATTATTAGTTTCAGCTTCTATGCGTTGCCCCTGACTGGGCCGTTAGGGCCAGCCTTCGGTTCGAGTTGTCCTATCTAAGAGGGAGGATTTTCTCGCTTAATTCCGCTATCATGATTCATAATGTTTCCACTATGAACGGCAGAAATCTACAGTTACTAAATAGTAACCATAGATACTATTACCAGGGGTAGTAACTCCGCCCCACATATCCATCTTGTCCCTTACCTGATTCACAAAAATCATAGTGGTATTAGCTTTCTTCAAAGATTCCAAAAGCTTGGGCAAAGCTTTAGACAGGAAGCGAGCTTTCTCGGCCATCGTTTCTTTGTCGTAATCGCCATTCAATTCGCGTTTAGTCATTAACGCTGGAACACTATCAACGACAACCAAACTAAAGGCGCCGGTAGCAACCGCACCGTCAATAACTTCAAAGACATTCTCAGCTTCCTGCATCTGGAGGAATACGACACCTTCATCGTTCTCGCAATCAAGCCCCAATTTTTTCATATAGGCATGGTTTTGCGCTTGTTCGGCGTCCACATATAAAATGTATTTATCCGGATATTGTCGACGTGCATTTGCACAAGTCAAAGATACAATAGTGGATTTGCCAGAACCGGACGCGCCAAAGATTTCGTGAACACGGCCCCTGACCCATCCTCCATTACCAAGAAGACCATCAAGAATGGCAGAACCAGAAGAGATAGACTCAAAATTCTGATACTGCCCGTTGGCAAAAATATCACTACCTTCTCCATACTTCTTATTCATTGCAGTCTTAAAGTTAGTCATTGCCCTTTTGACGTCGGGCGAAACGTTCATTTCTATTTTAGACACTTCTGCGTTGTCCTTTTAAATTAGAGTTATTATTGACCTCTAGTAGAGTATCTCTCCTCTAGAGATACCAAGTATCCAAGACCACCAAGTCTTGAATCGAAAATTTTAATTTTTTCATTTTGAATATGCCAATAATCTAAAAATGATTCTGCTATATTCATTGCAATATATTTTGTCTTGCATTCTTCCATAGCCATAGAGTTCAATGCCTCAATGCTGGGTCTGCGCTTAACTTCTTGAGCTTCGAAACGCTCCATAATTTCTTTTTTAGATGCCAGCATTGCAGCTTGATAATGAACTTCACAGGTTTTGTATGCCGCTTTTGCATAAGCATAATTAGAGTTAACAATGCGAAGAATTTCTATAAACCTTGCATTTGCAGCCCGTAAATCAGCAGTGTCCGAATGTTCATTAACAATCGGAAGTTGAACTTCCCTTTCCCATTCGGTCAAAGACTTTCCTCTAAATGGAACATTTTCCATAAAAGAAGAAACATACTCATCATAATTGCGATACCCAATCATGGACGTTTCAATAGTTTCAGACATATTATTTCTCTATTTCGGGTGAATCGGAAAAACGTTCAGACATTTTAATTAGAACATGAACCTGAAGCATAAGTTGCAATCCAAAATTATCCGGATAGGTTAAACACATTTTTTCAACTTCAAAGCTATCGTTATAATTAAATTTAGGAATATTGGCATCTAATACTATATGCGCAAGCGAAAAGACTCGCAGCAAATTAGCAACAGATAAAATAAACTCGGCATTAGTTGGACTTTCTTCTTCTATTACTTTGTTTAACTTCGCTAATATCTTTTTTATTTTCTTTATTTCCATTTTGTATTTCTTCCATTTGCAAGCCGTATGACACGGCAACCGCAACAGCATCAGATTCATCGTAATTGTTGAATGTGAAATTCTCAATATTTACAACAAAATTTTTTAATGATTCTTGAACCTCATTTTTATCGGCTCTTCCAGAGCCTGTAATTATTTTTTTAACTGTTTGCGGTGCAATTACATCATAGCTTTTACCAAGTCCACGTATAATATGTCCCTTATACAATCCCGCCAATTCTGCAAGATCAGTTAATCGTCCTGGTGAACCAAAGCTATAGTTTTCTAATACAAAAAATTTAGAGTCCTTAATTGAACTAAAGGACTCTGTCGCAAAAATAAAACATTCTAAAGATTCTAATTTCTTATTAAAACCTTTTGTCCTCGGATTGGGCGTAATAGACTTAATATCAATTAGATTAAATTTACTATCACCCAGGTACTCAACAACTGCTAATCCAGTATTGGTAACAGATAAGTCAATACCACAAAAATAAACGCTCATAATTAACCGTTATCATTATTTAAACTTTCAAATACACCCGCAAGGAGTGTCAAAAAGTTTTTATCAAGGACCCCTTGAATTGGAATTGAAAGTACGAATCTTCCAGATCTTCTATTAGGATCAAACACAGTAGTTGCCAAGTTAACCAAAAACATATTTTCACTATGATGATAAATATATGTATTATGATTGGTTAGTATCGGGGTATAGTTATTACTGATATGTTGACCTGCAGGATGTTCAAATGCCAGAGATCTAACAAACTTATGATACTCTTCTCTGTCAGTAGACATTAGCGGTTTGATTTCATCCTCTTCAAATTCATATCTTATATTGGTCAAATACGAACCGAAAACATAATCATCAATACCATCTACGGAGTCAGCTAGATAGCTGTTAGAAATCATATAATTACGAAGCTTAAATAGTTTCGAAATGATTTCGCTTGCATTATATGCAAAAAATGCATGAAATCTTACATCTATTTCTCCGGTTAAATAAGGAGCACGGATAATTTCTGAAACCCTATTTGTAGCCTCATTCATATACTCTTTATCGAAAAGCCTCAAATTAGGAATAACAACTCTCATTCTATTATTATTAAATGTTACGGTAGTGCCTGGCAAGAGTTTTCTGAGATGGGTATTTAAAGATCTGCGATAACTATCAATAGTAAAATCCTTAAATTTTACTTTTGTGTTACGCAATTCTGCAACATTTGAAACAGCTGCACGCAAAAAAATTTCATTTTCCAAAGGGGACATGTTAATATCTTTCTGTTTTAATTTAATCGATATGAATCTAAATCGTCACAATCGCTAACGCATTGGTTATGAATATCGATGTACAATATACGAAGTATTTCCAAAAAGTCTTTATTAAAGAATAAATAAATAGGAAAGTATAAACGACTAGAAGGCATCGTAAGTAAGAAAAACTCACCAGGATGAACCCTATCATGTTTCATGCTTTTATCAACATGAATATAGTTTACCATTTCCAAATTTTTGAAATTTAATTTGTTCCATTCAGCAAAGTTCATATTATTCTCTTTTAACCATAAATATAGAAAATAATAGCTTTTCATAATATTAGATGGAACATTTGAATGCCTATAGATTTTGAAGTCAGGAATCTTTAAACCTATATTCATGTTTCTAGAATCGTATGTTATTCTATCTACCACTACGTCCATTTCGTTCATGCCAAGGAAAGACCCTATTTCATTTTTAATTCGCCAGCTAAAATTATCCTCATCAAATGTAAAATCTTTTCCTGACATTTGAGATATTAGACATAAAATTAGGCGTCTTAGTAAATAGGGTCCCATATTTAATATCCTTTACATGGCTCATTATAAAAAATGAGATTTATTTGATTCCAGATTTCATCAAGATTCTGTCCATAATGCTTGGAGCCTGTGGATTAACTCTGTTTAAAACAGTGCTCTTGACCATTTCCAATGCGCCAATAACTTCATATGCGGCCCAATTATCGTCAATAGAGAAAGAGATCGAACCATCTTTTTCTTTAATTACGATCATTTTTTCATCCGACCGTTCAGGATCTTCTCTTTCTTCAGAAATAGGAGCATTAAACTTATCTGGATCTGATCTTTCTTTGAAGACTGGCCCGCTAGTGGTCATAACTTCGCTTTCTGTTGTTTCTTCTAGATTCTTGTATTTCATATTACTCTCTTCTCAAAATAAAACGAATTCTATCTGACTCTGAAATTAATGCAAGCTTAACTAATGAGCAAACATCCTTAAAGGATATATGTACACCTTCGCTTGGGTCTTTAACGATATTTCCAGGATACACTGTAATCCGCTGACCACTGTTGGATTCCAACACAACAGATTCCATAAGTTTTAAAGATTTACCTAATCCAGGGTCGCTCAGCTTCATCGAGTCAATCATACGGTCAATCATTTCGTCAACCTGAAATGAGACTTCGGTTCCATCTGCCGTTTCCTGGACTACAGAGAATGCTGTAGGAGCATTATCAGGTCGGACATAGGGTTGCTCAGGTTCAGCCTCTTTAGGGAGTTCCTGTACATTCTCAGGCGCCTTATGGGTAACATTATCAACAGGTTCCTGCTTGGTCTCTACTTGCTTAGTCTCTTGGACTTGAGGCTGAGGCTGACTATGTTGAACTAAACTCGGATACCATTCGGAGAATTTAGCTGCAATCTTTTGGACGCAATTCCAGAGCATAGCCTTATCAGATACCAAGCAATGTGGCAATGCATAATGGGAAATAGATTCTGATAAGATACAAACCGCAACCTTTTGTACATCATCAGTAAAGTCTTTAAGAAATGCATATCCCGGATATCCTCGTTCTTTAGACAGCGGCATAGTTACTTTCCCGGACGTCTCATTGAAGCATAGGAAAATAGATTTACCAGAAACATTCAGATCTTCAGAATCGATATCAATAATTCGTACAAACTCTGGGCTAATATGGGCTAAAGAAAAAATACGTTTAATTGCTTCAGACTCTTGAGAAGTTACACGTCTACTCACTACATAAATCATATTATGCATATTATTATCCTTATTTTAATAATTTAATTGAAAGCTGCAATTCAATAGATTATATCCATCCATTTAAAGCGCTTTCATCTTTGCCTTCTACATAAAGTCCGTTTAGGAAATCTTTTCTGAAAATTAAAGGACATGGGATTATATTCGCAGTGCCTCTGGATCGTTGTCTTACCAAATTCAGAATTAAATTATAATTACCCTCATTGGATTCTGTTAGATTAATTCCATATAGGTTAAGACCAAAAGGATTGTCGAGGATAAACAGTTTTACAAATTCTGCTATCGCATCTGTAATGTCAAGGAATTGATGAGCGGAAAGAAAACCGACATCAATATCTTTTGACATTATACATATATCCTTATATTTCAGATTAGTGGGATCAAAAATACTCTTATTCAATTTCAGATTCAATTCACCTGCTATAAGTTTATCCCACAGTTCGGATTTATCATTAAAATAAGAATGCATTAATATATCTGGATTGACAATCTTATTGGCTCCATGCCTCATATATAATGCATAATTAATGATACCCTTCTCAGAGGCATCGTATTCGCGGCGCTCTTTAATAATATCCAAACATTTTTTGCGGGCTTTCGAATCAACTTTAGAAACAAAACCAGTTGTGAAGTCAAATTTTCTAGTTCTGCCCAAAGAAGAATACTCAAGAATTCCATTTTTAGGATAAAAATATTGAGTCTTCTTATAATTCAGATATAGTCCGCCTTTATTGATAGCCTTTTCGAATTCCGCATAAAATTCTTTAACATTGCCTTCCTCTCCGAGAAAGAGCAGGTCATCTACATATACATAGATTCTTGCACGATTCGAATATAGCATGTCCTTTCTAAAGGTATTAAAAACAAGATTATTCAAATAGCAGGCGGCTAAATCATTTGCATATCTAGCTCCAGTAGGGATAATACCATTATGGAATAGACAACTAATAAATCCCCATAAAGCAATTTCAATTCGCTCAAATACTCTAAGCTCTTTGTTTTCAGTTTGACTTTTGCTATACATAAGTATATTTTTAACAAGGAAAGTCTTAGAGAGGTATTTAATAACATTTTCAAATCTTACAGAGCGAAAGAACGAAGAAATATCTGATTTGATGGCCATCTGATCGTAATTAATGTCTACATATGAATCTGTAGAATTCTGATTTTTAATTAAATTCAGTCTAGGAGTTAGGCGGCCTATTAAGGGTCTAATATTAGAATGGATCTCTTTAATCCTATCTGAATAAATGTCTGGGATCTGCTTATTGATATAGCAAACTTCACGACCCTTATCAGTTCTAAAGTTTCTGAAAAGAATTGTGTTGTTACAATTACCAACGAAATCTGATAAGGTTTTTACTTTTTTCGAATACTCATCAAAGTCAATCAAAAATAAATTATTATAATCAATGAGAGTTTCAATCGCGTTTAAAACATCTTCTTTTGGCGTCTTATTGAATAACTTTTCAGGAAACGAAGAGTCAATAGAGCATTCTTCGTTTTCAATTTTTTCGATAATATTTAAAAATGTTTGAGACAAATTCATCATAGGCGCTAAAAAGCTCAAACACAAATTTTTATCTTCCATTTTAACTTCCTTGAAAGTAAAGAACGGTCGACATATTTAATGTCGACCATATACATTAAAACCGGATTGTTTTCAACACTGTTTCTACGGTCGGAATTGGCAAGCATGTAAAATTAATTCTTGCAGGAACTACATCTGGACCGCTCATTAAAGAGCATAGCCAGTTATGTCCAACCAAAGCAGCTGTATCGTTGGCAACCAAGAACTGTTCTTCCAGCTCTGTATCCGCATCGGCTTCGGCGCAAGAATAAATTTTCACTTCTTCATCTGCCGTCAACGTTTCCGGAGACATAGTGAAGAAGCTTAATGATCCAATAAAGCCACTAGTCAAACCATATGGAGTTGCAAACAATTGGCCATGTGCCAGTTCATTACCAATATCAACAATCCAGCCGCAGAACTGTAATGAGTGAACCGCGCGTCTTGCATTTTGGTTATCAACAAGATTGAATATGACACAATAATTGTCATCGTAAATCATATTCTGCAAAACATTGATATGGGAAAAGTGATTAGTGTCAAAACTTGACTTATCGGTCAAATACTTGTCGATATATTGGACATTAATATCTTTAAGCGTTGCCCCATATCGAAGAGCCATGATTTCCGCTTTATTTTTACCAATATCTGATTCAACAAAGTTCTGCCGAATCAAATTTTTAGGTTCAATTTGGTCGCCATCAACAAGAATCAAAGAAAAATGATTAGCAAGTAATTTCTTGCGCTTCATATCATTGATGGTTTTTGCAAGTTTTGGAATTAACCAAGAGCCAGTTCCGCCACAACCAACAACAACAATGCGGTCAAGCGGCTTTTTAGGAGCATTAGTTTCGGCGGACGAAAGACGTTGCATTAATTTTGTCATTTCGTAATCTTCAACTTCTTTCTGATGCTTATTGATTTCATCTTGAGTTGAAATAAATTCAATTTTCTTTCTGCCAAGTACAGCATTTTGCATAAGGTATTTCCTTTAAAAATCTTTTAAATAAGCGGCAATTCGTTCTGGTAGATACAAAAAGCTCAAATTATGGTCTTTCATAAGGTCAACAGCGCTATTAGGAGAAGCCATACTATTAAAAGAATCCTCCACACCACTAATAGCAGATGCAATCACAACGGCAAATGCTTTTGATGGATCTTCAATTTTGCTAAGCCCTTCACGATCACCATATTGTACATCTGAAAGACCTTCCAAAAGATTAGACATAAATGAGTTCAGAAGCTCTGCGAACATATAATACGGATGTGTTTCCGGCAGGCTTACAGCATTTACAAAATCAGAAACAATAGATTCAATTTCTTTGAATTCAAAATAGTTATACAGGAGCTCATCGCCAGGCTTGGACATTCCTCTCAGTATAGAGGAAATATATCCATATTTAACTCTGTCAACCGTGGCTTCAGCACCAGTTTGCCATCGTTTTTCTATAGCGCTTGATCCTACAGTTGAAGCATTGTTAGGATAATCCACAGAATCCCAAGCGCTGTCATAACTCCCGTAAGAATAACCCAGATATCCTGAGTAAAATTCATAGTTGTCTTCGATTTTTGAGACGTTTGCGGGAGTTGATTGGCCGCCCGTGTAAGGAAACCCCTTTGATTTAGATTTGCCATAATTAGCATAAGCTCCATAGTTATAAACTTTAGCTTTAACTTTTGCGTAATCCTCTTCTGGGATTTCGAAAAGAAATTCGCAACCTTCGGTAAAATCAAAAATATCTTCCAGCTGTAATGGAATTAATGCGTCTGCACAGCATACGCGCTGAACGGTTTTATATGTAAATGTTCCGTCAGGCTTATTTACTAAATTGCCAAATACAAATGAGTAAATTCCATGTTTGCCTTTTTCATCTGAATTGTCTACGGATGAATAGAATGCACCCATTGTATGATGTGAGTGAGATGTCAATACAAGGACCTTATTAGGATCATCATACCATCCGCCGGTTCTTTGATAAGTAATAGAAGCACCTGCAACTTCTTGTTCTGGAACTTCAACCAGGAATTTGCGCTCTTCTTTATCCCACCAAATCTGGGCCATCACTTCATTTTTATTTGTTTCGTAAATTTTACGGTAGAATCTGATAATACCGTAAAACAATTCACCTGGGATTTTAGGAATTTCAGATGACTGTGTAAAGCTTTCTGACAGCTGCGGCATTCCAACCATCTTAGTCTTAAAGCTTTCTGCCTTAATCCAGAAGTCACCAATAATGGCGCGGACCAATTTATAGATACCGTCTTCAGCTACAATAGAATCGCCATCTTCTGCTTCTTCTTTGCTTTGTACAACCTTCGGCAAACGAAAATCCATTTCGCCCATCAGATCAGCAACGCTCAAACTCATAATATTTTCCTTTAATTATTTCGCAAATTTACATCATAATGCCGCTAAGAACCGCATCATATTCGGTCATTAATTCGGATTCCAGATTATAATCTTCATTCTCTAACCCTTTCAATGTAAAAAATTGAACTGTTAAATTTCTATGATTAGGAATTGAAGGATTTTCATTAATTCTTCTTAACATGGAATTGTCAAAGATATATGTATTATCCAAATCCGAGTTAAATGTTGATCCAAAGAATAATTGCGGGAGCTGCTCAATATCAAATAGGTTTCCACTAGCTAGAATCGAATTTGCAATATTCTTATTATCGCCCCAGCAAATACCATAACCGGAGCTATAATTGTTCATTCGTAAATGCCAAAGTTTTGTATCGGGTTTGATTTCATCGCCATTACAAATAAAGATAGAGCTTCTATCGCCGATAAATTGCCCTCTTGAATTCACAACTGCTTTCATAACAATTCCAGGAAGTTTGACTTGGCGCAATGACCTTCCTTCATATTTAATGCCAAACATTCTAGACGGCTGATAAATCAAATAGCCCTTGTATTGTGAATTCTCCCAAATTCTTAAAATGTTTTGGGGGATCAATCCAGAATCTTTAGCTTCACCATTAGGGCCAGCCAGAGCCGCAGCGGCAGCTTTTGTTGTAACCATTTTAGATGTGCATTTACCTTGCAGATCCTGAACATGGATAATAGCTTTGTCTTGACTCAAAACTTCAATATTAATTTTGCCTTGCATATTTACTTCCTTTAAATGTTTCGATATCTATCATAAAATTCGAAAAATGTGTATTCATCCATATGACTTATATACGAGCTCTTGCCTGAAATTTTCATATCGTATTTTTCATTACGCTTCATATTGTATGTAAGGGAATTAAATACTTCACCTTGCATAGTTCGAAAAGCTTCCATCTTATTGGAGCTTATATTATGAATTTTTGAATATAGATTTTCTTTCGAGCCGGCTATAAATTCAACTAAGTAATAAATAAAATATTTTTGCCCTTCTCGGTATTGAACCTCTATTATATCATTGTAATGATTGGGCAGATGGCTCATAAGATAGCTAAGATATCTTTGATTTTCATTATACAGTTCACACGATAAATTTATAAAATTTCCTAAATCACCATAACATAAAAGATTCCAGACGGAACGACTAATAAATGCCCTTCCAGTGTCTCGAGCCATTACATCAAATCCCATGTCGACTTCTGTTACGAATTCAAGAAAAATTTGCCCTCTATTGTTAGTACGAATGGCATAAATATATGGTATGATTTCCTTAAATTTATAAATATCCGCCTTATAGTTTCCATCTAATAAAATCTTAGATATGATCAATTTATTTAAGGGCTTATTCAAATTAATAAGATCCATATAAGACACCTTATAAGAAATTTATCAAACTGGAGCACCTTAGGCTAAAATCATCCATAACATTTTTATATGAAATGCCGCTTCTATGAATAGATGATACTGGATGATAATAGATCTTTTCTATACCATTAAAGTCGCTAGACACCAATCTTGTTTCGCTTTCGTCAGTCGTATAGTATATCTTTTTAGCGCCGATATCTTTCATAAAATTATAAGTAATAGCATTTATGTATCTCGTTTTTATACTCACAAGATGCAATTCGTTTTCTTTCCTGAAAAAGAAAAGGAATGTTCTTAATCTTGAACTGAATGATTTAGGTATCACTGTTGGGGTAAGATTCATTGTACCCACAATAACAACTCTTCCAAGATTATCTATATCATCTGAGAAAATTTTATACTCTTTGCCCAGAAAGGCATTGCCAACTAGATCGAGGTCCATCTCATATGGAGTATTAAGTCCAGAACCTTCGATTAATTTTAATAACATAATCCTCTGATATATTTTATTTCTATCCATTTAAAACTCCATTTATATTTAATAAATATTAATTTCAATATCATTAGGATATATTTATTAATATCAATGCCCTCTTCTTGCTATATATTCAAAAGTTTTGCCATCAAGAAGAACAAGAAGATCTCTCCGCACACAGTCAGCGGAACGACAATATATGTATATATCATCAATTAAAGACTTGCGAATATATAAGGAACCATTTTCGCTAAATATTCCTTTTATCCCATACTCGCCATCTTCCCTATTATAAGAGCTTCTATTGAATTGCCCAAGTTGATTTACATCTCGGTCATATATAGACAAAACAGCATTCCTATTCGGTAAAGATATTTCTACAAAATGACCCCTGTCGGCGACATGAATAAGACTGCAATCATATGATAAAAGCGATAGGCTAGAACCATAATCATCAATAATCTCTCTAACCGTTTTTCTAAAATCAATCATGGTATCTATTTCTACAAAATATCTACCTGAAGGATCACGACCAATATTTATAGTCTTAAATCGCAGATTCTTAAAAAATACATCAAAATTTCTAGGCTTAATCTTTTTTGGAATTTTGTATTTTAAACCCAATTCATTTGCAAGCTTTGCAAAAAGGATTCTCATAACAGCCTGGCCCTGGTTAGCAATTATCATATTTATCCCTTCGATTTAATAATAATCGTCCAGGATATTTTGAGAGTTTTTAATGGCTTCCATAGCAACATCAATAGTTACAGAAGATCTAGTCCAAAACTCGGGTTTAAAATTTCTGAGAATACGTTCAATAATTTCTGGCTTAATATGGACAGTAGAACGAGCTTCCATAATAATTTTTAAATCTTCGGCATCTACGCCTACATCTTCACCTTGTTCAAAGATATTTTGAAGGTTCAAAATAATATCTTCGCCCATTTCGCCAGCAGCTTCTATTTCGTCTTTAGCTTCTTTTGCTGTATTTTCCACATTGCCAAGAATAGCTAAAAACTCGTCATCAACATAAGACATATATATCTCTCCAACAAAAATATAACAGCCAATCAAGGCAAAAAAGAAAAATGGACCCCGCTGCATATAAATGCAAAATACGGAGTCCTATAATCATTTGGGCCCCACTGACCCATATTACGCAATCAAGCGTTCAATAAGAGCAAATTGTAATTTAAACCTTACTTAGGCTTTAGAGCCGGTGCGGTTTGTGATAACCAGATAGCCATCGCTGTTTACGACATGGTCGAATGAGCCGTCGGTGCGCAGGGCAACAAATTTGGTTTTCAAAGCAGTCAACATGTTTTCAACGGTAGTAGTGCCGCCATTTGGCAGAGTTTTGGTTTCGCCGTTGTAAATATAGCCACGAATTTGAGACATAGTTTTTTCTTTCTGTAATAAGGTTTAAAAATTTTAGCGACGATAAGTTGCTACAACTTGGCCACTAACATCGGAAATGATAAGACTGTCGCCACTAACCAGGTTGGTAGAGGCATACACTTTAAATTTTTCCAACGATTCGAAAACCAGGCGATTATCAACGCCTGATACAAAAGCAGAAACATCATCAGGGTGCATTTCTGTGTCACCGGTGATATAACGCAAAGTTTCTTCTGCGTCAAATTCTTTTGAATCTTGTTCCAGTGCTTGGGTTAGTTGATCCACACTCAGAGGACCGGATTGTGCAGCATTCGGAATAACCAGACCTGTGCTAAATGCTGAAGACAGAGCTTGAGCAATTTGTTCGGCAGTAGTCGATTCGCCTGCAATTACGATTTGGATTTGAGCCATAATATTTTACCAATTGAGGGTTTTAGGAATAGCATAAGATACCAAATTCAAAATCACTTCAGCTTCTTGTCCGCTGATAGGAATTGAATATTGGGATTTCACACCGCCATTGTTTTGAGTTACCGAAATAAAATAAGGAGACTTACCTTCGGTGGTTCGAGTTAATTTAATAACTTTGGTTGAACCATCAAATTCGTGAAACATTTCGGCCTCTTGTCCGCGTTTCATGGAATAAACAATCTGAGACAAATCAGGCATCCCAAGTTTTACGCCGATTTTTTTATTTTCCCATTCGTATTGTTTTTGATTTCCAGAACCTTCTTTTATAGGGGCAATTTCTAAATAAACAAAACCTTTATTCAGAATATCTCTTCCGGAAGAATTATTAATACGAGGGTTAACTAAGCGCATACGAAGCGCTGCCTTGGATTTATAAATTGCATACTCCAAGGGTTGTTCTGCTACATTATAATTAGACATAGTTTACCTTAAAAAGGAATTCCGCCAATAGGTGCATGATCCGGATTGGCTTGTTGCTGTCCGTTACCATTACCTACATTCGGGTCATAATTGCTTCTGGCTGCTGCTTGTCCTTGGTACTGTGTACGTGGAGGTTCAACTACGTTATATCCGTTTCCTCCAGCAGGCGCAGAACCTTTATTGTATGCATTCAATACCGCCGCTGTAATAGCTTCACGGGACTCTTTGCTTACAGGACCTGCAGTTTCTTGCCATGTTCCATCCTGTTTTTTATAAGATGGGAAAGCAATAAATGGACCATTTCGACCAGAATAAATAGAAATATTAATCTGAACGAATCCGCCAATTTTAACAAAACCACGAGCTAATGTAGAACCATTAGAAGAATTTTCCCATAGTGTAACTTGAATATCCATTATTTACTTTCCTTTTTAAAAGAGGTGAAGTGACGATAGATTCCAAGTTCAGCCAATTCTTCTTTACGATTGCGTCCATAAAAATGAGAGCAATCAGAATAATAGCGAATTCGATAACCACGACTAGCCAACTCTTTCATTGAAGCACTCATTGTTCCAAAGAAATCGATGCCAGCAAAGGTTAAATCATATTCATGTGTCGGCAATAGAAAATCAATATTATCAAAGTATTGAACAGTAGTATCTTCACCAGTTGACTCGGGAATGTGCATAAGGTTTTCTTTCCCAAACCAATTGTCAGATTGAAGTTCTACTTTAATCACTTTGCTATTCGGAATCAATTTACCGCTGCTCCATTTGCTATTCTTACTGCCAGAATAGTCTACTGCAATCACGGCATCATGTTTAATATTTCCTGAAGCAAAGGCTGTTTGTAACTTTTCCAAACTTTTATTAGCATTTGGAATTGCTTTAGGACCAGAAGGATTTGTTGTCTGATCATTTAGCATTGATACAATTAATACTGATTTTCTTTTGGGTGTAATTTGTTTTTTCATATGTTTCTTTTATTATTATAGTTATCGAAACAAGGCATTATTTAAATACTACGAAAGAACAATCGAACGCCTTTTTTAAAAGTTTTCCAAATTCTTTAATTTCCAATTCTTCTTTACATGTGCTAAAAGATATGGACACCTTCTTGTGTTCAGGGAATGTATGCCAAGCCCAATGACTTGTGCTTAACAAGAAAACCCCTGTAGACATAGTTCTGTTACCAAAAACATAATCAGAATATCCTACACATTGCATACCAAGTTCAGATAAAATAAACTCAGAGCAACGTTTTATATATCCATATTCTAGATATATATTGTGACTCTTATTAAAAAAGAGTTCAAAGTTATAATCGTAAATTTCCATTTAAAGCCTCGGAGATTTGCCGATGAAGGCCGGTTGTCTATAGCGAAGTCTATCTATAACTAGATGTTGAATTCTAGACACCGTTACTGGGGAAGGGCCCCACATGATATACAAGAACCTTGGTTCTAACGTCACCCAGACACACAGAGCCTCTAAAGCGATTACTTTAGTTTGCTCCCTAGCCATCCGGATGAAATTTTAAAGAGAACTACTTCTCTTTCTCACTATTAGCTTCACACTCTCTTCGTGAGTGAGCATCGAAGCTTCCAGTTCATTTAAAAACACTTTTGTTTTGTTTTCAAAATCTTCACTGCCCATGCTAGATCGCAAATCGGCAATCATGTTTCTCACCTTAGCTTCATCAACGACGGCAAATTTGGCGTCATGAAGAAGAGCCATTTGATATGTCTTATAAAGAATAAAGGCAATGGCTGCGAAAATAATAATGTAACTCATATTACTTACTTTCAATGAAGTCTGTATTGAATCCAATTTGATAGATCAACAGGAGATTCAATTTTTATAAAATAGGAATCTTCATTTACCTTACGTCCTGACATATAAGAATACATGGTGACATTTTGAACCAGATTCATCATATTGTTTATAGCAACAGTAAGACCATAGGTATTAACTTCGAAGTTCTCCGTCAATAAAATATCACATCTAATAGAATGGAGAATAATTTCCTGGCCATTTTTTACACCAACTAAATTCATTATGACAGGAATAGAAGGCTTTATCATTTCGGGTATATTCAAATTCGCACCGAAAGAATTGACTTCAATCGTCTTAAATCTATCGTCCCAAAGAAGAGACTCTACTTTAAAGACCCTTTGATCTTTAAAGATAAATGTAAACAAAGAATTTTTGCTTTTAAAATTTAACAACTTCATTGTTTTTATTGTCCATATTCATTTAACGAAATCATGCCGGATTCCGCGATATTATGCCAATACGCATAATTGTCAAATATCATCGAGAATAAATTAAAGGCTTCATCAATTTTGCCCTGTTTTAAAAAATCGTGCAGACTCTTTATAACGAAAAACAGAAATTTGACCCTTGACTTTCCATTACTAGTCAATTCAGAATAATCGATTGTATCAAATCTCAGCTTTATCAACTCAATGATGGAATCATCAAATAGGTTTCCATTTAGATCATATGGCAATAAAATTCTAAATGAATTTCCTATCTTCCTTACATTAATACAATTCGGGAAAAGTTGATCGCCATCTGTCCAATTAAAGTCTGCATATCTCATTTTCAAAATCTTTTTTAAAAATAGATCCGGATTTCCGTAAGAGACTTTATTTATAAAAGAGGTATTTCCAGAGGAAATGTTCGCTTTAACCCACATATTTGGTCTTTTTTTCATAAGTATCAAATCCTTTAAATGTTTAATATTGTTTTAAAGCGATAAATTAAAGATGGGCAAAGATAACATAAATGGGTATGCTACAAAAGATGCAGATCTTTGTTATTTTGCCCTGCAATTAAAATTGCATATTATCTCATTTCGAGTCCACGCATTTTTGCACTCAATGGAACTTTTGGAAGCGGATACCAGGCGACATCAAATCCTTCGCAGAACACGTCTTTTCGGCCAACTCCAAATTTACTTACAACCCATACCACTTTGTTTTTTGGAGGTGGAACTTCTTTGGCATCATAGCAATAGACTTCAGGAGTTGTTAGTACGTCCATATTTGTCTGCCTTATCTAAAAGTCATTCTACTTAATTCACCGGTTTCACGAGAATAGATGATAACATTAGTACCAGATTCTGATGTCCAACCGTGAGAGCTACTATAAGCGTCATTTGGAATTAAGGTTTGGTGTTGTTCAACAATAATGCCGAGGCTTTCAACTACACGACGATGATGTTTATCGCCCATATGTGCATAACGGAATTTTGTACGTCCCCAAATTTCAGGGAATAGGGATGGAATAACGCCAGCCATTTTAGCAAATTGAACTTTATCACCATGATGATAGGCAAGCATTGTTTTGCCAAATTCAATTGCATAGAATGGATAAGAACTTTTAATTACGGCGATATTTTGATCGTTTTCAAAATAATATGAAAACAGCTCTTGCAGCCATAAAGAGCCAATAGGGTCATGGTTGCCCTGTGCAATCAGCAAGGTTACATTCGTTGCTTTAGTGCGAGCACGTTGAACAAAGTAAGCAATGATTCTAACTGCAATAGAAATTAAATCAGAATAGCGGGAGTCCTGATCAAGAATATGTCGAGAAGCAGGTGTAACAGCAAGCTGTGAATCACTATGAAGGAAATCGCCAAGAATATTAATAATCGCGTGCTCAGTATGAGGAGTCGCTTCAACCATAGAATCAATCACACGATAAATTTTTTCTGTTGCAATTTTAGTAGACCACTCTTGACCAGATTCATCTTTAGATGCAAACATACCCAAATGGTAATCTGTGATTGTATATTGAGCCAATAACCCCTCGCCACTAATGCCTCTTGGCGCCATATTAAATGGTGCAGGCTGAATGATATCCTTAAAGGATTCCATAGCCCGATAGATTGTTTCAGCAATAGCATTATTCTTGCCGTCTTTCTTCACCCATTGCAATTTAATATTGCCTTTAGAGTCATACAGGGTTGAAGTACTGTCGCCAACAGATAATTTAGCTGGCTCTTCTACAATCCCTGATTCTGCATTGGATACAGGAAGAGTGAGAACAGCAGAGGTGTCAGTTGTATCTTCAGGAATTCTTTGCTCAACTGCGACACTATTTGCTAGTCTCTCACTCAAAAAGGTTAATACATTTCCAATTGTGCCGGTGGAAATACCGAGTTTTCTAGCAGCTTTACGAACGCTACCAGTTTCAATAATCGCTTCAAGTTTTTCGCGTTGCGCATCAGTTGTCGCAACCGTCAGTAATTTCTCAAAATCGTATTTAGAAGACATTAATTTGTCCTTATTATTATTATTCTTATTTTAATAAAAGAGAACCGACATATGAAAACATATGCCGGCTATTTTTCAATATAAATGGCTAAACTCAATTAGCAACACTTAGATTGTTTTAAATTTCAACACCACGAAGACGCAATTCTTTTTCGGCTTTAATACGATATTTAGGAGCCAAATTCGGCAACATTTCCTTAAGGGTTTTAATAGAAAGAGCCTTAACAGATACCGGTTTTTCCTTGCGCTTTGAAATCAAACTTTTCATTTCTTTTCCTTTTCTAAAATTGAAGGTAGGGACAATAATCTCTTAATGTCCTTTGGCTTATGGCCATCATATTCAGGAGCATTTTTAAGTTCTTTTACATCAAACTCATTCCAAAACTCTGAATTATAATGATAAGTATATTGGCCTTCTGGCGTTTCTATACCAACAATGAATGAATCGTCAAACATCGTACCATCACTGTGCTTCCATGACTTCCAGGCCAATTCTCTATTGTTATGACATATAATTGAAAACAATATTCTTCTATGCTCATAAAGCTCACCAAAAGTATGATAGCCGTCAGATATATCTTTGGTTGAAAGACCATTAGAATTAGCGAATTCCCTTATGTTCATGTCAAACGGCCATCTTCGCTTTAAGTGCATCATGACTCTGATAGTCAATTAGCTTCACATCGTCAACAGTGTAAGAGAAAATATTTTTCTCAGGATTTAACCACAATTTGGGTAATGGCAATGGTTCGCGCGACAATTGTTCTTTTAAATTGTCAACAGCATTCTCATAGATATGCACATCACCCAATGAACCAATAAGCTCGCCAACTTCCAAGCCGGCTTCTTTGGCAAGCATATGGGTCAAAATCGCGTAGGACATAATGTTAAATGGTAAACCGAGAAATAAATCAACACTTGCTTGTGTCCACATACAATTCAATTTACCATTTTGTACTTGGAATTGAACTTGTGTATGACAAGCTGTCAGTGCTGCGTCTTCAATTTGCGCCGGACTATAAGAAAGCATAATCATCTTCCGGCTATTTGGATTTATCTTTAATTCATTAATCAGCCATTTTAACTGATCGAATTCGGCAATCTCGCCCCAATCTGAGATTTCAAATTCTCTCCATTGAGCACCATAAATGCAACCAAGATAACCATAATCAACTTCACTAACTTTTTTGCCTCTCCATGCTTCATAGTTATCAGACCAAATGGTTCGTTTATCTTTCAATCTTGACCGATCCTTACCATATTGAATTTCAGCAAGCCTACGTTCATCTGTGCCGCCTTCAATAAACCATAGCAGTTCGGCTACACAAGCTTTAATAGCCATCTTTTTAGTTGTTAATACTGGTAGGCCTTCAGACAAATCAAATCGAATCTGACGTCCAAATACAGTGTATGGTGTAGGGATTTCCGTACGATTTGGTTTAGGTGTCCCATTTTCAAGAACATCATTAACTAATTCTAAATACTGTTTCATTTAGCTGTCCTTATCCCAACTGATAACCAAAGCTACATCAACAAAATACGAACTACTATTATAATATTGACTTACTTTATAACCTAATTCTCGCAATTCTTTTACAACTCTGAATCCATCCATGTCTCGTTTAGGCAATTTTTGTTCGTCATACAACCACATACTATATGGATCTTCACGAATTTCAACTTTCAATTTACCAACATTTGCAGCTTCACGAATACGTTTTTCGATGAATGCTTTATATTTGTCCAAATTTGGTGAGGATATATCGTATGCTTCTTTTGCACTAATCATTTTGTTCTCCAAAATAAACTTTATTTAAAGCCCTAATGTGTTCTATCGCATTCCATTCTGTCGCATGATATACGAATGTTGATTTTTCGCTAACATCTTTTATTTTCATGCTATCAGCATAAAAACGGCCACGAGGGCCAAAGCCAGTATAATAAACAGTTGTGTCAGGATCCATAAATTCAAGATCAGACGCAGTCAATGGCTTCATAAATTTTACACTGACACTAATCAATTCGTTTTGCTCCAATGGTTTACGACGGTATTCTGTGTTGTAATCCCATTCAGGATGCTTTGTCAAATCATGCCATCTATCAATAACCTTGCATTGCCAAAATATATATGGGAATTCATGTTTTGAAGCGTCTTCAGCATACTGCTTCATTAAATCTGCATGTTTATGTCTCGCCATCTTATTGATCCTTATCTTCGTTGCTCATATAACGCTCTTGGTAAACTCGACATTGTTGAATGCCTTGAAATTTTATTAGATTATCAAGTGGTAAATATTTAAAATCAACGCCGTCAGCTTTATATCCAAAATAGAAAATATGCATATCAAGCTCTCGACTATCACTTAATGGTCTTTGAATTTGTGAACTTCTATCATTAAAATAAGACATAAGTGTTGAGCGAAGATATCCTTTGAGAAGATTGTACTCTCTAGCCACTTCTCTTGGGGTTAAATCTGGACATCTTGCTTTAAAGTCTTCATAAGGATAATGTGTCTTTATCAATGAGCTCAATGCAGAATTAGCCTTAGCTGTTATATCTTCACATTGCAATCTGCGAATAAAATCTTTATCGGCATAAAAGTGGTTTAATATATCAGTAGTAGGAGTAATATCACGAGCGTCTTTAATATACTCAAGAAATCTAGAATACATTGGGCGCTTCATTGCCTTTTCAAGTTTCTTTTGTGGTAGATCAGTAAAGATTCTTTTGGCAAAAAACAAAGACTTAACAATGGCCCGAAATGCCTCTTCTTCTCTTGAAAATTGAGATTTATGAATTCCAATTACATAAAGAATCCGCTGCCAATCAGAAGTAACAAGTACTTCATTGCCGTTATAAATATAACATAGGCCGTCTTCTCTCAGCTTGAATCCCTGAGATTTAAAAAGTTTTCCAACCATTGCACCAAACATTCCGTATGAATAGTACATAGTTGAATATGGCACATTGGAGCTTTCGATTAAGTCAACCTGGACAGGCTTGCCTTTGCAATTAATAAGCAATGAAGTTCCATCGATTTTAGTTACACATCCAGATTCATAGAAAAGAGATTTTGCAGCATCCGTGCTGCTAACAATAATATCTACATCCCCAAAATCTTCTTTATCCAAGAAAGATGCAGGAAATGCATAATTTAAATTTTTCAAAATTCCTGAAATAAATAAACAGACCTCTTGATGCTCCTGTCTGCTCATTCTTTCTGTTTTAAATAGGTTTCCGCCCATATCACATTTCCTTAGATTCTTTGGTTTCTAAATAATGGAGCCATAATTGATATTGTTTCTTAATGGCTTCTTCGCCTACGCTATTTTCTCTATTTGCGTCTCTTTTAATCGCCTCTTCTAAAGAGATTGAGAACTCTTTGATTTCAAAGTCATAGTAATTCTTACGGGCAAAATCTTTCCAGAAGCTACGAACTTTTGGATTAAGATTTGTATCAGAAATAATAATATTTTCTCTAGATGAGACAGCAGATTCTACAAGTGCAACTTGGAGCTGGGTAACTTTCGTTTCATTTCCCCTTGGATTATATGTCTTCCAATTTGCGCCGGGCTTAATGATATTAAACCTAATATCGTCTTTATTGATATTTACTGTATTGAAAAATTCTACTTCGTCTAAACTTTTTACCCAGGTTGTTTTACCAGAAGCAGAGACGCCAACTGTAATTGTAAGCTTAGGCATATCAAATCCATCCTTTATCTAAGTCTATATTATTATCAAAGATGCAGCATTCAAACTGATGTTTAATAATTTTAAATTTAGCCGGCATATCCTTAATTAAAGAATCTACCTTACCAAGAAAATTATCAATATCAGAATAACTTCTAACTGTTACGAATCTAACATTTTCTTCGCCTCTTAAAGAATTCCTAGACAAATGTGAATCCTTACTCTTGCAGTAATCCTCAAGCTCTTTGATATCGGTATCACTGAATCTAACCTTGGTATGATATTCAAAATATTTATGTTCAAATAGAGGGTAGTCTTCTCTTAAGGCATTAAATTCAAATAATGGAATTTCAATTTTACTTCTGGACACTTTAAAGCCAGAATCTTTCAATGCATTATTCAATCCTCTTACATAAATTTTCATATCTTCCATAAGGTCAAAATCTATTACTTTTGACAGCATTGGTTGTACAGTATGATTTCCATTTGGCAATTCTATTACCAAAGGCTTACAATAGAGCTCTTTGCATTTGTCTTCAAATTCTTTAATTTTTTCTTTAGACGGCAAGTCTACTGTTATATGAATTTCATATTTCATACATGTCTCCGATATTCTAATTTATATAAGAAAATAACCGCCACGTATATAACGTGACGGTCTTATTATCATCAATTTGTTTGTTTAAATAATGTAACAGGTGTTGTGCCGTATAAAGGCGTTTTACCATCCCATTTTTCAATAAACTGTTGTTGCAGAAGTTTCTCAGTAATACCTTCTGATTTCAGCTTATTAGTTTCGGCTTCAAGACGTGCCAGTTCCAAACGTTTCTTCTGCTCTTCAATCTGTTGATCAATTACAGCGATATTTTGATTAACTTCATTTCGTTTATCAATACGCCCAGTGACAGATTTAGAGAATGTCAATTGTGAACTAAAAGTCATTAATTCTAAACCACGATTTTTGAATTCTGATTTAACAACATCTTGGACCTTTTGTTCAAATGCCAAGCTTCCGCCTTTTGCCATTAGCTCTTCAGTCGTATATTTGCGGCTTTCCTCTTTCATGAGGTCGAGGATTTTAGGCTCAAGAATATTGTCCTGTAAAGACTGGATAAATTCAGAACCATAGCCAAGCTGTTTGTTGTCAAACACAACATCGACTGCGCGGTCTTTCATAACACGGAAAGTATACACAGGAGTCGCGGCAAAATCCGTATTGTCTGATGCCTTCAGCGTTACGGCCTCTTCAAACTTGCCACGCTGTTCCCACAATGGAACTTGATACAATTCAGTGCCGGGAGCAATCGTCCAAATTACGCCACTAACAATGGTGAAGTCTGATTTACCATTGCGTCCATAATTTTCCATCAAGACGCCTGCCTGATTTGGTTCAACTCGAGAGCATGCTGCGATTGATACCAAAGCAAACAATGCAATAAAAAGCTTTTTAATCATTGGGTATATCCTTAATAAATTTAATGACAAGTACAGGAATTGCAAATGCAATTAGAATCCCTAAAAATGGATATGGAGCATGATTAAATACCCAGATTCCAGTAAAACCAATTCCAAGGATATATGCAAGAAATGCTAATACGCGATAGATATTCATAAATCTTTATGCTTCCCTGTAATTACTAAGCCAACTAATCCAATAATAACTACTGGTAGACTTATTGGCCAAATCAAACACACTCCATATAGGAATATTAAAATGAGAAGATTATCTATTCTATCATGGCCTGGCAAATCAATATCTTTGACACGGATAATAAAGCAGGCCAATATAAAGATCGGAATACTGAGCAGGAGTACAATCGTTGGAGTCATTCCTTTTCCTTTTTATTATAACAACAATTTAAATGCAGCTATCGTTTATTTCCAGAAAAAGCTTATCATATATTTTTTCAGCTCTTTCTAAAACCGATTCACACATATATCTGGAAATTCCTTCACTATAAACACGGCCATACAAGAGGTCCATATACAGTTTAGCATTTTCAATATGAGGAATATCGGCTTTAAACATAGACTCATCCAATGGAATCATTTCTCTGTTTTTATAAAGGCAAAACTTTTCAGGCACAACCTTTTTAAATATAAAGGAATGTGAATAGTTGCAAGAGTAAATCACTTCCGCGCTTTTGCCAGGCTTATAAACGATAATAATTAAGATCGATACATTATCCAGCAGCTTTTGATCAGACAGATACTTATCTCTTCTATACTCTTTAGAGACATATACAACGTCGCCATCCTCTATATTAAAATGCTTATCTATTGTAGGAGCTTCATCATGTCTATCATCATAATAGTGACCAGGTTCATCGCCCCTTGAAGCAGTTTTATTGTTTATAACGCAATCAACGGTATCTATACACGTCTTAAGAAAACGAAGCTCAACACCATCTTTATCTTTCTTAATATGGAAAAAGTCAGTATAAGCCATATTAGCTCCTATTTATTAAAAATAAAAAAAGAGAGATCTTGCAAACATTTCAAAACTTTATCTCTACTTAATTGAGAACTATTCAAATTAATAACAGAATGCAAATTGCAATTATAGTTCAATTTTGATTTTAGATCTTTAATAGGATCTTCAAAATACCTACTACGGATCTCATATGGTTCTTTATTTTTATATACATACCACATAGAAGAGGTGACATTAATCCTGTCATCGCCATATCCAATAGTCCTGAAAAACATATATTTCTTTTCTGGTATAATAAAACAAATAGCCCTTAGGCTCTTAGAAACAGTAATATAAATTGGAGAATCATCAATCAGGATATCATCAAGGCTTTTGGACTTTTGTAAAATTGTATAACTTTCCCTATGGTGATACGTAAAACAAGAGACAGCCATACCAATAATTACAATAGTGCCAATTATATATAAGCTTACGTCTAAAAGCGCCCATATCAAAAGTCCAATTATAAGCTTAAACAATAATAAGAATATAAAAAAGGGTTCAGGGCCGGTTTTAATGCTGTACCATTTACCTTTTGGACAGGAATAACCTTCCCAGTAGCACTTCGGCTTTTTACCACTAGCATCTACAAACAAATTCGCCATAATCTACTCCTTGTCAAATCGCATATACATTAATTTTGGCAAACGTATAGATTTACCAGTGCTACTTTGTTGCAATCCCTTAACCGTCCATATTGTACCAATAAGAGACTTATTGTCTAATTCGAATTTAGAGGTCAATTCGATTCTTTTGGCGTCATCCCAATTTAATCCGAAGTCTGCCCAAAAAGCTATTTCAGGATTATCAATAGACCTACAGTACATTGAGCCTATTTGTCCATTACGTTTACCAGTACCGTATTTAACCTGTTCGATTCTTACATCTTCAAGATGCTCACGAACACGTTTAACCTGCGTATTGACGCGTTTACCCATACGATAGATGCCATTTGGATCTTTAAGTACAATGCCTTCACAATTTAACAACATAAGATCGTTAAATTCTTCTTCGATTTTTGCAGCAGCTGCCTCTTTAGCATTTTCCAATACAATGTTATACACACGGCGCAAGTCCACACAATTCTGAGGCATACGAATAATCTTGTTGTAGCGTTCACTATAAGGTGTATTATCAACACCATCAACCAGTGTTACAAAGTCATGTGCATAAACGGACCAATCTGTCAGGATAGTTTTATCCCATGGTTCTTTGCGATTCGGATTTAACAATCCTGACATCTGTTCAAGTGTTAAACCAAAAGAAAAAATTTCAGCAATAATAAAAGTATTCGCCGGCTGCTTGTTTACTGAGTAATACATACGAATATAATCCATGGTGCACCTTAATGTTGTGCCCTCAGGAATAAATAAAGGTTTGCCAGTTCGACTATAAGCAATACCAGTATTAACATCAATGGCTGCGAACACTCCATCAACTTTTTCCTGTAAATACCATCTCGAATAGTCTTTCTTAGGATTATATTTATGCAGCTTCATAAAGTCCATATCAATATCCCTTCATGATATTTTCAAGTAATTTTCTACCAATCTTTTCTTTTGTTATAGAGCTTGCAAATATTTTATCTATGATGCCTAAGTCGTTTACGATTTCTACAATTCGTTCTGAATTCACAATATTAAATGGATATTCTTCTCTGACTTTATTGCCGCTTACGACTAGTGTTACATCTCTCTTCTCTTTGGCAATGTTCATGGGCTTAAGGGTCTTATAATCATTAATAAGATAATAGCTGGTGTCAATAATAATACCGGCGCCATCTTCCCATTGAACATAATAAATATCGAACAAGGACATAGCATCAGTAACACGTCCACAATATTTTAAGAAATAAAGGGTTTTAGACTCTATTATTCTTTGAGGTTCTGAATCTCTATTATCCACAATAATATTGTCATCAGACAAAATTGTTGGAATAACAAATATTGCACCTAAAAGCTCAATAAGTATAATTATGCCTTTAACGTATTCCGGGACAATATCTATATAACAAGGCGCAAAGATAGCCAAACACAAAAGAGCGGCACCTAGCAAATAAACGAACTTGTACTTAGTTGAGGTCTTCACAATATCAATCCATTTAGAAAGACCCATTTGATACATTTCAAATTTATTATTAAATTCATATATAAAGAATGTAGTCATGCCGCTCTCCTTGCTATTATCTGCGATAACGGTTATTGGATAAATTCACATTAAAAACAGCAGCCATAATAATTCCAACAAAGACTAAGAATAGCCCAACGAAAAATGGCAGGACGGCAAACCCGATAATCCATAACCAAGAAGCAGCCAGATATCCAAACAACTTAGCAGCAATAGCAATCAAAATTGCCAAATAATAAAATGTAGTAAAGTTCATATATACTCCATAAGACAATAGCCCTAGATTAACTCTAGGGCCTATACCAGTTATTCTTTATTTTCTGGGCTCAATGATTTAAAGAAATCATCGAATTTAGCATCGGAGATGCCAGACTTGTTGCCGGAAATAATTTTAGCCGCTTCAGCCTTACCTTTTGTATTGATTTTAATTTCACGAAGGAATTCATCAGCTTCGATATCAACAGTAAAGGTTTTGCCCAAAGAGACATTCAATGCAACTTCACCTTTCTTCATTTGCAATTTTTCACGTTGCAAATTCAGATCGAAACAAAGTCGTTCGAAGTCCAATTCTTGCTCAACGTAAGTTGAAAGCAAGTTTTTCTTTTCTTCAAGAATTTGTTTCCGCATAAAGACACGATAAGCGGCATCTTTATTCAAGTCTCCTGAAGCAGCTTTGGAACGAAGAGCTTCTTCTTCTTTTTGAATTTTCGGCTCTTCATTTTCGATTTCTTTTCCGAGGTCTTCAATAGACTGCTGAACAGAAGCCCGGTTCACACAAGCCTGATTGATAGCTTTGCTTACGTCAGAAATCTTTTGGTTGATATATTCTTTTGCACGATCAGGATCATTGAAGATCATTTCATTTGTTTGAGTGCGGAAAAATGACATCAAAATAGCTTTAAGTTTTGCCAACATAACAGGCTCCTTATTTAAGGGTTAATTTGTAAATCTTCAGTTCATAATCGTCCGTTGAAATAGAACGAATTTCTTCTTTTTCGAATTCATCAAAAGGATATTTGAGATATGTATCATACTCATATTCTTTATTTTTGAATTCTATTTCTGACAAGTAGATTGTATCCACTTTGCCATCTTTTAGGAATTTTAAATAGAGTTCCGCGCCGCCAATAAGGAATAGTTCGCCCATTGATCTGCCATTATTAAATGCATTCGCAAATCCCAAATCAGATTCCAAATCTTCAATGGTAAAAGAAACTCCTCTACCATCTCTACTTACCGGAACAACAGTTCTTCTATTTAAAGGCGGCATGGCTCTATATGTTTTATAACCACAAAAACAAATATTATCGAGAGTCATCTCTCTGAAGAATCTCATATCGTCAGGACAGCGCCAAGGTAATTTACCTTTGTATCCAATACCGCCGGTCTTTTTGTCAATTGCGACAATCATATTTAGATGCATTCCTGCAAACATTAGATTTCCTCCTCTTTGAATCTAAGTTCAATGCTGCGCTTAATACGTGCCGCCGCAATTCGTTTACTACTTTCTGTAGGCTTATTATATACTGTGCCAAGATTTTTAGCTTGCTTACTTAAAATCCAATCTTTAATCCAAGGCTTGCTCATTTAAAATGCTCCGTAATTAATCTATATGATTTATTGATATTTGGCTGCAAACTCTGTATAGCCACCAACCAAGATATCATTTACAAAAATTTGAGGCACTCGATTTACCTCTTTGCCACAAATCTCTGACAATTTCTCTTTATTAATACCTTCAGCAATAATATCAACGTATTCATATTCACCAAAAGAGGAGGCTAAAGATTTGGCTTTTTCACAATAAGGACAAGACGGTTTGCCATAAATTTTAATTTTCATTAAATATTCCGTTTATTTTATTAACCATTTAAAGTTCTATAGTTCGCAGCTCTATTTAGAAAGCGAAAACAAAAGCCCCATAGTGTAGACAAAATCTACTCTATGAGGCAATCTTACAATAGGGGATAGGCAGCTAGCAGGTGCGATAAAGTGTTATTTCTTCAACAATCATAAGATGTTAAAAGATAAATTAATGCTAGCCACCTAATTGGAGGAGAAGATGGGATTCGAACCCACGGACCGTTTCCGATCGGCTGATTTCAAGTCAGGTGCAATAGTCCACTCTGCCACTTCTCCATTTTAACTCTCTCGACACTTTCTAATGGTACCACCTCCGGGACTCGAACCCAGATCAGCCGATTATCTGTCGTTACGAGGTATAAGCTCGCTGCTTTACCATTAAGCTAAGGTGGTGAAAAATATATAAATTTTAGTCATTTAAGACTTTCTCGATAGTAAACTTTACTCATACATAAAGAGCCCAAAAGCTTACCTTCAGTATACCCCATTCTTTCAAGGGTACGCTTATAAACTTTATATCGTCTGACATCAGCACCTTGTACTGATAAGATAACACCATCCGTATCCACTTCATCAAAGAATTCTTTGATAAACAAGTCGAAGCTTTGCTTTGCTAACAGTAATCCTGTAGTCCCAATAGTTCCTGTTACAGATCGAGCGCTAAAATCAATATCAATACGCTTACGTTTTCGATAAATTGATAGACATACAGAATAAACCGGCAGACCGTTGTATTGTTTTACAGGCCCAAATTGAATAGAAATAGTATTACCACTATGCTTAATTCTATAACAGAAGGTAGGAAGTAAATCGTCTTCTGCAATAAAAGATTGATATTCCCAGTCAGACATTCTGTTACCTTTTATAGAGAGTCCTGACAAAAATAGCTCGACACTTAATGTCCGATAAAAAGTCAGATGTAGTCGTAGCAGGCATTCAGGACATAAGGGTTAGACAGGCAGAGTGCGTGGAGGCTGTATGGACACGGGGCCTAATATGACTTCCCTCAAACTTGCAAGCGCCTGTCTTAAATTGTTGGAGCGGGCAAGGGAACTCGAATCCCTCTCATTAGCTTGGAAGGCTAAGGCACAACCTCTATACCATGCCCGCATTAAAATTCGTTTAAACTAAACAGAGGCAATAACTTTGAAATCCAAAATTAATACATAGCCATACCTATCCGTATATAGGTCAGCTATCTTATCAGAAACATGAGATTTCAAAGATCTAAATAAAGTACCAGTAATATAGACATCATCAATTTCAATAAAGGCCGAATTTCTTTTGCCTTCTCGTTCGTAAAGAACAAAACATCTTTTCTTGGACATGTTTACACCTCTGTTATGTATCACAACCAGCAGGATTTGAACCTGCACGCCACTCTCCGGCTTCGGCACATTAAGTACCGATACGTCTACCAATTCCGTCATGGTTGTGAAATTCCCATTAGCTTTGACCGCTAGTTGGCGCTATTAGTCAAAATATTTTAACCCTGTACTGTGGAAAGGATTGATGATTGAAATATATGGGAAATGGGAAATTAGTGGACAGAATTGGCCTCGATTCCAATAACGTCGAAGGTATACACCCACGTGGTTTTTTCCTCTTAAACTACCTGCCCATAATCTTTTGGCTGGCACGGTAGGGATCGAACCTACGACCGGACGGTTAACAGCCGTCTGCTCTGCCGCTGAGCTACATGCCAACATCTACACTTTATTGTTTTAAAATTTTAACTATTAGAGATAATATCTACAAGCTTATTAGTCTCTTTTTCTAGATTTTTTGAATGCTTGTCTAATTCTCTTAGAAGTTGCCGCGTTCTCATTTCTATAAACTCGGCAAACGAAGGGATCTTTTTAACTTCAACTACAGGGGCTATTATCAAAGTTTCTTTCATCGTATTCCACCAATATACAGAATATTCCCTCAATTATATAGGGATATTCATCCGCTTTAATAGTTAGCCTATTGAATATCTCTTTCATTGTTAAACATCCAGAATCAATAAGAAAACCGAAGAGTCCTTCTAAAAACGAATGAGCAATTCCATAAGTACCATCAAAATCGATTCTTAAGGTATGTTCGGTTTTATAAAGCTCATGGAAAAGTTTTGTTCTGGCAAAAAGTTCCCCATCTTCTTTAGCTTTGGGGAACTTTGAGCAATCTGATAATTTAACTGTTTTCATAAATCAAACCTATTTTTATATAGCATTGAATTTATCAATACAGTATTGGTCCGCGAGGTGGGAGTCGAACCCACACGATCATTACGATCCTCAGATTTTAAGTCTGATGCGGTTGCCTTGTTACGCCACTCGCGGTATTTGGTGGAGGGAATAGGAGTCGAACCTACAATGTTTACCTTTCGGAACAGATTTACAGTCTGCCGCAACACCACCGTCGTTGCCGTCCCTCCATTTGGTGCTGGAAATTAGAATCGAACTAACAACCTACCGCTTACAAAATGGTTGCTCTACCAATTGAGCTATTCCAGCATGAATTGGTGCGAATGGAGGGGATCGAACCCACACGCCACTAGGACACCTGCTTCTAAGACAAGCGCGTATACCAAATTTCGCCACATTCGCATTGTAATCCTTTTCGGACATCACTCCCCAGAAGGATTCACTCTGGCTATACATTCACATTAATAGTTCGGGGCATTTATCGTCAAAGCCGTAAATGCACAAAAAGCTTATCGGTTTTAAGGATGGACCAACGAACCAGCATTCTTCCATAGCAATGCCAGACTTCCAATTTTCCTTTTGGCAAGGTGAACCATTTACCGAAGGTTCGCGGGATATTAATACATACAGCAATAGGTCCTGCAGAAACCTATCACTTTATATACTGTAAACAATACATAAATGCATTTTGCTTTTGCGACATCACTCGCGTGGTTAAAAAAGCTAAAACCCACTGGGACCTTATGTCTCATTACCCAATCGATGCTCCTGTATTAAGGAATAAAGAGCACAAAAGACCGAAGGTTTTATGAACAACCTACAACAGGTGCGATACCCTCACCTTGGGGATTGATTTCTTTGAACCAATCTAAGTCAGACCATTAACCAGTGGCCGCCGGGAAGTCAAAACACATAGCAATGGGAACAGGCAACGAACCCATTGCTCTGTATTCTACAGAACTATAGAGCTTTTAATATAAATCTCTAAAAACTACCTTTTATTAAGCCTAAAGGAAGACCCCTAACGTATCGCTTCGAAGGGCAGCGCCACGATTATCGCGTTGTGGATTGCGCCGTGAACTTCTCGCATCACGGAAAACGCCTTAACTATTGCATAAGGGGCAAAGAATTTTCACTGTTCAAAATCCATAAAAGTCACCAGTGGTTATCCTCACTAGGAAAGGATCTGGAAGCGAACATAGGACTCGAACCTATAACTCAGGGTTATGAGCCCTGTGTGTTACCAATTACACCAATTCGCTATAATCTTTATTTTGCCTATTAATTTTTAGAACAATATTTTAGCTATATTGCGGAATAAACTAATAGGGCTTAAATATGCCTGCTGAAAAATGAAAAAGATAAAATAGTATTTATCTAATATAAGAATAATCATAATAAACAATATTATATAAGAAATCAGCAGGGCTTAAATCTTTAAGCTTTAATTAGCTTCAAATACATTTAGTCTGACTTATCCCACTCCGGGAACCTTGTACCTCCGCGGCACACGTGCAAGCATTCACAATATACTCCAAACAGGCGCTGTGCAACACCTTATTGTTTTTATTGCTATCGCAACCTTTTAAGCTTTATCTTCAAATAAAACAGAGCCCAATAAAGAAATGCACATTTCAATATTAGACTAAGAATATCCAAAGAACAGCCCTTAAGATTTCATCACACCATTGTCAGACTAAATGAATCTGAATAAAGATTCATTATTAAATTGAGTACCTGTTCTCGTCAATAAAGGGTGGAATCGAACCACCGCCATTCTGCCAAATTGCAGACGCTCTACCACTGAACTACATTATTGCTTAGGGAGAACAGGGTTTAAATCGTTATCTTTAGTTCCAGCTTACAGTGTACTGGGTCAACTAAATTGACTGCTAGGACCAGAAAATAACCATCTATGATTTTATCATTCTCAAAATGCGGCAACATTTTGGCGAATGCCAGACTGAGAATAATAATGGCAGATTAGATAGTTAAAACTGCATCATGCCAGGCAGTTTATGTCTTAATCGTCTTTTTCACAACGCCCAAGAATTACAATATTCTCAATTATAACTCTTTCTGGCATTTGAAGAGACTCTTTCAATTTTTCATAAAGAGCATCTTCAACTATATAGTCAAATTCAGAATTCAAATGGTCTTCTTTGACCTGAATAACCGTACTTCCACTAACACGTGGATTCACATATTTCACAAATAGATTTAAATATACCATATTGAATCCTTTATATTTGGCATGCCCGGTAGGGCTAAGATTGACCATAACCTGCACTTGTTACAGATTTATTCCAATTCCAACATCCAGTTACTTCATCAATAGTAACATTATTTTTAATGAAATCCATAATAATATATAGATTGTGGCATTTTGGCACTCCCGGCAGGACTCGAACCCGCATACTCGCCTTCGTTTGGCTTACTGATTAGAAGTCAGTTCCATTATCCTTTTATGGTACGGGAGCGCATTTAAACTTAAACTTATGTCTTAAACTTCGACAAAATGGATTTAATAAAACTGTACGGCTTTGTAGCATTCACTTTGCATACAATCTCGCCGCAATATTTGCCATTTTCTTTTAAAGCCCAGAACTTTCTCTTGGCTTCTTCTTCGCTGTTTGCATAAATACTGAAAGACCAAGCTTTATTATCAAACCTGTATGAGAATGTGTACTCTTTCATGTTGTACCTATTCTTATTCTTGTTTTGCAAAATTCAATATATGTTCAGACGCCTGGTTTTCAACAGCGTCTAGAATTAGATATCCATTGCAATATTTTTCAAGAGATTCGAATATTTCTTTTGCAAATTCATTGGATTCTTCTTCACTTTGATTTCTGCCATTTTGAACATATGGTTTGGTTCTATTCAGAAATACATTGATATTTTGAAACTTATTTGTTTCTTCCAATACAAGCTGCCGGAATGTTTTGCTGCCATTTCCATATTTTTGATTATAAAAAATAGACAAAATTAATGGGCGGTCTGTAATAATATACTTCACCTTACCATTTAATCTAAACATTCTATGATGCTGTTTTGCAAATAGATACAGTTCATTCTTGAAAGTTTCGTTTCTTTGTTCCCAAACCAATTCTTTTGCGTATTCGGAAACCAACTCAACATCATATCCAAGCCACTTCATCTTGGCAAAGAGCTCAGATGCTATTGTGCTTTTGCCCGTTCCGGGTGCACCTATTAGGTTTATTGCAATCGTCTGCATCTTAAATCCTTTGGATATTCAGTTAATTAAATAGGGAGCGAAGAGCAGCTATCGACACCGCATGACCACTTTACCGCGGAAATTATCCATCTTAGACCATTCCTTAAAGGATTGAGCTATCTGTCTTTCGACATAAAATATTTACATTCAGTATAGATCGTTAGCCTATACCCGGGATTGCACCCAGCCCTATCTTAATATAGAGTATGCTCTTCGAGCCACTTGGCTCTACATAATGGTTATTATTCTAAGATTTGCGTGGCGTTTTACCAATTAAACTATCTTCGCATTAAAAGGGCGGGCTGTGCAGGAGTCGAACCTGCAAATCGAGGGTTGTCCTTAAGTTTTCAATTTAAAAATGTAAACCTATCGGCATTCCTATCGGACAAGTTTGATAGGTTATAAATGACCCTTGCGTCTACCAATTTCGCCAACAGCCCATATATGGAGGGTGGTACAGGACTCGAACCTGTATCTTTTCATTAGCCGTGAAATGTAAATCTCTCAAGCATTCTTTTCAGACAATAGTAGAAAGATTACTTAATGTTTTCCCATTAAACTAACCACCCGAAAATTGTAATGTGGTCTAAGAGGCAGGATTCGAACCTGCAACCCTCTGCTCCCAAAGCAGATGCGCTACCGGACTGCGCTACACTTAGACTCTAAAGTAAACATAGCAATAGGTACCCCGAAAACAAGAAATGAGATACCTATTACTCTACTTACTCAGTAGAAGTGATTAAACCACACATTTTTGTTTTGTAAATCTAAAATTAAATTTCTACTTTATTAATTTCAGAAATCCAAAAGTCTTTATTGCCTTTAGAATTAAAGAACAATGATGCGATTTGGAATACTGCGTCATTAAAGCCGCCGATATTTAGTACGTATTCTTCAGGAACTGTTTGTGAACTTGAACCTGGAGTTACGTCAATATTGATCATTCGGGTATTAGGATTTGAACGACGAATTAATTTCAGTTGTTCAACTGTTCCTGTGGATGTCCAGAAATTCTTGCTCATACCTAACCATGATTCATTGTCTGAAATCATGATGATATTATCGGGCATGCCTTTATCTGTGTACCGGTTTTTGATAAACTTCATTGCGGCACCACAATCTGTTCCGCCGCTTGCCATACGAGAAAGCTCTTCGCTGATACCAAAAAGAGTTTTGCCTTTTGGCTTATAAATGGACGCTGTGTCATTGAATAAAACAATTTCCAAATCTGGATTTTTGTTTTTCAAAGCAGCAACAAGAACAGCTGCAACATCCATTACACGAACAGTTGAGCGACTATTAATCAGACTGGACATAGATCCAGAACGGTCAACAGCAACAACTGTTTTACCTTCCAATTTCGGAACATTTTGCAGAGAAATTTCTGCAGCTTTATTCAAAGCCTTGCGGATATTATAGCTAATATCGCCCGCCTTTTTAAAGGCAGAGAAAATGGCAAATGGCATAGCTTTACTTCGAATGATATCACGCTCAGATGTAAGCTTCTCAGCAATTCTGTCGGCAAAACTTTTATCACCAAATACACCATGTCGCTCAAATGTTGCCAAGTTCATACGGGTCTGATTCCATGTCGCATTATTAGCAATATGTTTCCAACCTTCTGTTGTTAAACCCATAGAGGTATACATTTGGAACGGCAAATCCGGCAGTTCTTCTGCTTTTTCTGGATTACGCTTCAATTTTAAATACAGTTGAAGCTGTTCAGGAAGTTTATCTTCCTGGTAATCCATATCGCAAACCCAACGATAAAGTTGGTTACGATTTTCATTTGGTGCTTTTGGATGAACCATTTTGATAATGTCTTTCAGAGACGGATCATTACCAATGGAGGCATTAATAATTGTTTTGTCTGTTGCGGAATTTAGCCAATCTTGGATTTGGCGTTTGGCATTTGTACCAAAACTGCGATTGCCAAAAGTACCGGAACGAATGATTTGAACGAAAGTTCTTAACATTCGGCCATTTGTAATGATACGTTTAAAAATTGCGTTAAACAAATCGCGGTCTTTTTTCATCAGATATCCCAGCAACAAAGCAGAAGTATCTTTCATGAAGCCTTTTTCGTGGGCATAAATTGCAACTTGCGCAACATACTTATTGTTACATTTTTCAGCCAGCTCAATAATACGAGACAGCTGAGTTCGACCATCAACATGAAGATAGCCGTCAAGCATACCGGTTACAGCATATTGCGCAAGGGCATGCTGATGTGTCATAGCATAAGCAGTGCCGCCGGATTCATTTGTTGTATTAACCTTATTGGACTGTACAGATACAGATGCTCCCGTAGAGACATTGATACGAGAAGTTTTAAATAATGGTGATGCCATTTTGTTTCCTTTAGACAAAAATTCTAAGATAAGGTTTAGAAATTAATTTTGAAACCTTTTGCAAAATACAAAGCAAAAACAATAAACCCGATAATAATTCCGCCAACGATACTGGCAAGAACAAGTAGTAAAATAGTCGTTGTGCTCATTTTATGGCCCTAATACAAACAGCATCCACTTGTCCAGCAGGGCTAGCACACTTTTCTGCTAAACCCTCTTTGCACAGCTCGCGCATAATTCTTCTTGCTTTGTCATGTGAATGCTTATATTTATTACAAAAGAAATATCCTTTTGTTTCAAGGATTTCTTTGATTTGTATCTTTTTGATTTTCCAGATTTTCATGGGACGGGTTTAAACTTCTCTTCAAATTCAGAAGCAGGGCAAACGCAATATTCATACGTCTGCTTATTGATATAGACTGCCATTAAAGATGAATCAGATTCCATTTTGGCAATGCAAACAAGTTCGTAATAGCCGCCATTGTTGTCCATGTAATCGCTATCGTTCAACATTTGCTTTCCTAGATATAGATGGTGGGAAGGACGGGATTCGAACCCGTGACCAAGCGATTATGAGTCGCCCGCTCTCGGACCACTGAGCTACCCTCCCATATATAGGAATTCGAATTTATCTTCAAATTCCTCTAAAGGTCTTACAAAAACTCTATCATTAGTGATGCTTTTATAGACAACGACTTGAGATAAGTCGTGTTCAAGTTCACCAATAGTTATTAATTTGTATTCTCCGCCTTTATAGTGGCGGTAAACTCCATTTTCTTTTAGTTCCATTTTATAACCTTTGCATTTTATTGTTTGATTAATCAGAGACTTTTGCTTCATCTCTTCCGCGGCAGGCCAATCTGTCTGCACGTTCATTTTCAATATGTCCATTATGACCAAGAACCCAGATGAAACGAACATCATGTTTTTTGACAGCTTCATGTAATTCCATCCATAAATCGGCATTCTTAACCGGCTTGTTTGTACTTGTTTTCCAGCCGTTTTCTTTCCATCGACTAATCCATTCACAAATACCATTGCGGACATATTTTGAATCAGTGCAAAGAACCACATCCCATAGGCCAGACTGTTTAGGTTTAATCGCATTTAAACCCTGAATTGCGGCCATGAGTTCCATTCTGTTATTGGTAGTATTTTTCTCACTACCATACAATTCTTTTTCTTTGCCTTCGTATTGCATCAATACGCCCCAGCCGCCCGGGCCTGGATTACCACTACATGCACCATCGGTATAAACGTAAATTGGCTTAGTCATAATGAACTCCTTTTATTTCTTACAATTTGGTTAAGTTATACACACCATTATTATTTACAACTTCCCAATATGGGAGCCTGGTTTCGTTCTTTGCCTTTGTTTGAGACTGTAAGAAATGCAAATAAGAAACAGAATCATATTTCCTTATAACATCTACAATTTCCTCTAAAGCTTTATGTCCGGCTACCTTTTCCACCGCTAAGAGTAGCATTTGATAAGAATAAAGGCTGGTGTCCTGATTGTTATTCATGATTCTTCCTTCTTAACCTGATCGTCTTTTTTAACCATAGAGGCTACAATCTTATCCCAACCTTCTTCTACATCCTCGAATGTAGATAAAACGTAATCACAAAGCAAGCCATAGATTTGACCGGTTGTTTTTGCAAACTCGCCATGCTCTTCAGTTTTGGCAAGCTCGTCAATTTTCTTTTCAAATTCTTCACGTGTCATTTTATTTCTCCACAATTTTTATTCAGATTTACAATTTGAGGTTCGCCCCGATAAAAGACGAATAGCATTTGATTGCCCTCAAAACACACAGTCGTGGTTTTAATATTATAGCCATTAACAGAAAATCTTTGAACTTTATCTGTCAACTGCGTTATTTCAATAGTTTGGTTTGTTGTAGCTTCATCCTTTTTGCGTTCATTTGAATCTAAAGTAGAGATAAGCCAAATAAGCAAAAAGGCAGAGAGAATGCCTGCGAAAAAGACCAGAAGAAAAATATCTTTATCGCCAGATGCACTTGTTTTCACTTTTTACCTCCAATATTATAAGCCCCGAGATATAAACCCGGGGCTCATTATTTCAACTAAAAACGGCCAAATGTATTAATCTTCAGCTTTTGTGCAGGCTTACTTACCAATTTCACATCATTTGAACTGAGAATATTATACACTTCTTCTTTTACAGAATCCGGAACCTCTTTATTCAGAGTTTGCATTAAGTGCAGGATCATTTCTGCAGTGCTACCGATTTCCTCTTCAGAAATTCGAACATTGCTAATAATAGAGGTTCTATCCTTAACCTCTAATTCCATTTTCGAAATATCGAGGTATATACATATAATGTAACTCCGTTTGGCACCATCACAAAATGCCCGCATAGAATAGTCTATTACATTCAGTGATGTTTTTGGCTCGTACGGATTTAAAGATTGTTCTTTCAATTCAATTGCAGATTCACTGGCAATATAGGACGGATTGCAATCTTGAAGATTTAAACCGTATTTTGAGAACAATTCTTTGAATGCCGAATAAAAATCTTGCCCATTTATAAATAATGTACAGTCGGAATGCATTAAGCTTTCAGAGTAGATCTCTGAGTTATATCCATCCATCAACTGCTGAATAGTAAAATCTGGATATAAATTTGCTTCTTGCGCAATACTGCAAACAACATCGAATGATGGTTCCTTCAGATAGGAGATAATAGATGCAATTTCTTTTACCTTACCTTTATTATCCAGAATATCTTCCAGAACTTCTAAAACAACAGAATCCGGCAAGGTATCATATTCGTAAGCATAACGAATACGTCCCGGGCGATTAAAGAAGAACTTATTAATCATGCCTTTTTCATTAGCTGTGAACAAGAATAAATTCTTTTTAGAACTTGTTCCATCAATAACGCTCAACAGTCCGCTTTGATATGATGGCTTTTCAAACATCTTTTCAAATTCATCAATGAAAAATACACATCGGTCATCAATATTTTCAATGAATTTTTCAATGATATCGATATGCTCTGGCAACACAATAATAATCGGATATTCTTCTGAAAGTTTAATGCAAACTTGTTTAGCCAATAGAGATTTACCGGAACCGGATTCACCATAAAGCAGCACGCCAAGATTCTTATTGGAAGCTTCAAAAGACTTAACAATTCGATTCATACGATCAGTCGAATCGCCATAAACCTTAGATGGAATTGTCAAAGGTTCGGTTTGCTTCAAGAATACACTCTCTCTGGATGAGGCCGTTGTATAAAAGCCGGCAGGCAAATTCTTTTTGTAAAGATTAGGGTCAATATCCTTGTCGAACTTAACGACACCATTTGCCACTTGATAAATATTTTCCATCTTGCTTTTCCTTTTAAATTGAATTGATTTTCATATTAATCCAGAAGTTTAGATTTTACTTCCAACAATACAAGCCGTTTATGTAAATGCTCATATTCATTGATATAGTGTCCATCTTCGGAGATTTGATCATATGGAAGCTTTGGATCCAGAATGTTCATAAATTGCAAAAATTTGTCGTAAAGCTTTGGCATAATTGGACTTAATGCTTGAAATACAAAAAGTATCAGAATCAGCATTTCAGAGCAGTGCTCATGAAGAGTAGACTTCCTAAAGTCATCACAATTTTTATCCATTGCTTCCCATATTTTTAGAGATTCTATCCTATTATTAATTCTAGCTGCAATATTTAATGCATGGGAGATTGCGGTAGCATAATCACCGCCATTAATTGATATCTCCAAATAAGGTATAACGGACAAAGACGACATTGCATATGAACCATTTTCATCATTTTCATAACAGGCTGGTCTTATAATTCTTCCGCCATAAGCCTTATTAATTATAGCGCCCAAGCGAGATGGAATATTTATCAGCTTTCCTATCAAATCATCATTAATGGTTCTTACAAAGTCTTCGATATCGAAGTTAACATCTTTTTCGTTATTTCCAAGTTTAGATGCAAAGTAATAACGTAAAAGCTCCGGATCGATTCCTGAATCCAAAAATTTTCTAGCAGTAATAAATGTCCCTTTCGATTTGGACATTTTTTCGCCATTTACAGTAACAAAACCATGGCTAAATATTTTATAAGGCAGATTCAAATTCGTAGCATCTAAAACAATTGGCCAAAATATGGTATGAAACCGTAAAATATCTTTTCCTACAAAGTGGACAAGATTTGCACACTTTTCATGTTTGTGGTGAGAGTTGCCTTTTTCTAACTCGGCATTGCGGAAGTTTTGGTAAGAAGCGATGTAACCAAATGGAGCATCCATCCAAACGTAAAAATATTTGTTTTCTTCATTTGGAATCTTAAATCCGAAGTATGGGGCATCCCTAGAGATACACCATTCTTTTAGGTTTTCACCATTCTCTCCAATCCAGTTTTCGATTCTGGATTTGGCACTTCTATTCATTCTTATTTCAAAGCCAGGCTTAGCCCATTCTCTTAGCAGTTTATATTTCATTCTTGTTTTCAAGAACAAATGCTCCGTCTCTTTCAATACGGGAGTGGCGCCAGTTAATGTCGATTTCGGATTGATCAGATTATATGCTTCATAAACGGCACCGCAAGAGTCACAGTTGTCACCATATTGTTCTTGAGCATGGCATTCAGGACATTCGCCTTTTACAAAACGATCAGGAAGAAACATTTCTTTTTCCGGATCATACAATTGTTGAATTGTTTTTCTGCGAATCAGGCCTTTTGAAACAAGATCAGAATACGCATTTTTAACAAGTTCAAAATTTTCTTTAGAGTGAGTAGTATAATAATTGTCATATTCTACGCCGAATCCAGCTATATCTTCATGATGTCTTTTTCTCGAACGTTCAATCAGTTCTTCTGGGGATATACCTTCCCTTTCGGCCGCTAAAACAATAGCAGTACCGTGGGAGTCATCTGCCCCTATAAAATATACATCATTGTAAGATTGACGAAGTCTTCTAACATAAATATCGGCTTGAATATGCTCTAATATATGACCTAAATGGATATCTCCATTTGCATACGGCAATGCTGTTGTTACTATATACATATTTATACCTCAAGATCTTTTGAGTTTATTATTGGCGTTATTGATGACAGCTTTTATGTCAATAAGCTCAAAGCCTTGTGACCCTAAAAACTTTTTGATAATATAGTATTTTTCGAAGCCAATTTTATCAAGAACTTCATTCAAAGATCTAATTAAATTTATTTCGTAAAGAATTGGAGTCTTGATAAAAACATCTGCAATTTTAATTTTTATTGCATTGTTAAAGTCTTCTGTAAATGATTTATAAAGGACGCTAAACGGCAATGGTACAGAAACCAATCCTAATGTTTGCCTGATATTATTTATAATATCAATAGCCTCTGAAGAACTGATGGATCTATTTAGTTTAAAGAGTTCATCAATTTTATCCTTTAAATCGGATTTCGGATTGCTATCAATATATTTTGCAATATTTTCAAGTATTTGTGTTTCGTTCATTTTGCAACCTTTTCTAAGACCTTAACACACTGCTCTTGTTGGCTTTCAATATATTTCGTTTGCCTATCTGCAAGTTCAATTGAGAGGACTGTAATTATTACAAAGGCCGCAGCGCTATATAATGTAGCCTTATACAAATTATTTTTATATCCGCCAAATATGAAGCCGGCAACAAGACCGGCAATGATTTTGCCAATTAATACAATTGTGTCTGGAGTCATTTTTAATCCTTGAAATTATTCAATAAAAGACGGGCCAACTAAATCAATTTCCCTTTGAAATTGAGAAATAGATTCATTTAGTAAACTAAAGTTTCTCAAAGAATACATATCATCGGACTCTTCTATAGATAATGAATCATTTTCAAAATAGAGATTAAAATACTTCACATCCAATTTTTTCTGTTTAGCCAGTAATCTAAGCTCTTTAACAAAGAATAATGAATCAGTAAAAACAATCCATTGATACTCTTTTTCTGCGAATGCGATTATACGCTCGGCTTCGTCTTTTAGATTTGTAGGATGCATTCTGTTCTTAGAGTCAGTCCATATATATGTGATATGAAATTCATCCAATCTTCTAAGATAGTCGGCAACATTATCCAGATCATACATATAATCACTTGTGACTATATTGATAGCCGAAGACAGCTTTCTGAATTTATCGTCGCGTGGAAATTTTATTTCACCAGTTCCATTATCAGCAACATTGGCATATTCACAGTCAAGATAGTTCATATTTACCTCTAATTTTTGACTATATTATTATGGAATTCTTAGATATCTTTCAGATTGATCAAGATTCTCGTCAAGAAGAGACAGATGGTTAATCTCATCAATAGAATCGGCCTGCTCAACCTTTAATTCGTTTTTATCAAAATAAAGGTTAATATATCTTATTGGGAAATTATTTCCATGTGCCAGAAGATACAGCTCTCTCATCATAAATAGAGAGTCTGTAAATACGATTGCTTGCAAACCTCTGGCCACATTTTCTATTATAAAGCCCGCCTCCATTTTTAATTGAGTCGGATGCAGACTATGTGCAAATGAATCTCTCCAAATATCAATATGATCATTGGTGTCTAAAGCCGAAAGGTGAGAAGCATGGGAGTAAATGCCAGAGTTGTTATCTCCGGTTATAATATTTAGGCCTTTTGAGAAAAATACTTCTTCTTTGCATTTTGGGAATGTTGTCTTTTCAATCCAAAAAATATTCTTTTTCATATTTCTTCCTTATCATAAAAGGACCGACAATTATGCCGGTCCATGGATTAATCTTTGTAAGTAATTTTAATGCAGAGCTTTTCAGCCTTTGCTTTAATAGGATTTAAGCGCTTTGCCACTTCTTTAAATAGCTTAGGATTTTCAACTTTTTTCTTATCTAATTTTTCAAATACCCAGTCTATAATAAACATTATGGCAAGTGTAGAAATACCTACAGCAAGGATGAAAAGACTTATAGCTGAAAAGAAAGGAAAGAAGAAACGAATTCCATGCATTTTTTCAAGAGGTATATCATACAGTCCTAAATAAAGAGAAATGCCGAATCCTACTGTTCCCAATAAAAGAACCAATAACATAATAAGCAAAGGGATCAATTGCCGAGTGAATCGACAAATATCTCCTGCCGGGGTGCAATAAAAGCACATCAATTTATATAGTAAGCTATTACGACTTAATTCCATTTTATTTACCTTTCAGTTTAAGGGATTTCACGGTGATACATTTAATATCGTAACCGTCATTTCTAGCAACTTTGCCGGATTTATATATGTAAAAACTTTCACCTTTACATCCAGTATTTACATTACCAACCGTTCGAATAGGAATACTTTTCACGAATTTTACACATTCCAACATAACCGGCATAATTCTATCGTCTCTGTCAACTTCTTTGACAATATACTCATTACTATATTTGTCAACGACAGTCATACCAACTTTGATATCCTTTAATTTCATTTTTACTACCTTTCTAAGCTATTCTTCAAATCCGAAATAATTAATAAGCCCGTCCATCTTAGAAATAATGTTCGCCGCGCCTATTGGATTTTGGCTATGTACAGTGTAAATAAAACCTTTAGGAAATTTTAAACCATTATCAATCATATGCTCTTCAAGCTTATTAATGAAAGTGATAGATGTATCCTGTCCTCCAAGGTCATGATCAAATGCAATTTCCTGTGGTATGCCATACAACTCTAAGGCCATAATCGCTTGAAAGCTATTTCGAGCAATAAACCAATTAGGAGTAACGGGGAAACGCTCATCATCAATAAAAAGACGATAATTCATATAGTCTCCAAAGTTAATTATTGTCTACAAAGATGTCAGGCACCAGGCATTTGAAGTAAAGTTCAATTTTCTTTTGAATCTTAATAATCTTCTCTGCGGTTTCATCATAACCATGATAACTATGAAACTTAAGATAACGAGACCTGTCTAAATGGCGATTGTTACTATCAATTGCTATTTTGTCTGATCTAAGTATGATTGCCTGTCCAGGGGTTTCAAGTTCTTTAGGGATTGACCCATTAACCGAATATTTAAACCCCTCTTTAATTGTAGAAATATTGTAATAATAGAATTCTTCCGATGCATAGGATGGGAGCATTTTAAGATCAATGTCCAATCGATCCGCGGAAATGTTAGGGAAACCGGAACTTTTAATATCAAATAGCTTCATGCTAAATTTAGAATCTTTTTCTCTTCCTATTCTTCCGGCAAGTGATAGATATAAATGTGAAATCAAGTAGTGAAGAAGTTCTACGGGACTATTTACATCAAATTCAAAGCCCTTAAACTCATGAAAAATATCATAATCAACCAGTTCGTCCATTGCAATCTCAATGGCACTTTCTATTGTCATCGGATCTTTACGTACTATGTTAGAATCATGAATCCCAATCATATAGGGAAGATACATATTCAAATATCCAGAGATAGAATCTTTGCCCCATATGGACTTCGCGATCTCTTGGATATTGGACTCAAAGGTCAGTTTTCCTGTGTATGCTCTTTTTCTTAAGCCCTCTTCTATGCGTTTAAAAATTTCAGATCTTGGATCTTTCACCTTAGAAAGCTCGTATCTAGATTTTAGAGTAATAAGATGATTTTCTTCAAAGCTACCTAATTTAATCCCGGCTTTTTCAAGAAAATTCAAATATCCTTCCATGGTATCAAACTTAATTTTTAACTCAGGCCCTTGCCACTCTTTTAATTCCATTGCGTTCGACTCAATTTTGCCGAACTCTAAATATTTATCCATACACACTCCAATAATAAAATATATTTTTCAATATATTGTTTATTACACTAATAAGTATCACTAATATCAAAAGCCTTTCATATTTATAAACCTTTGGCATTAATAACCTTAAAATAGAAAAGCCCCGACTACAAGTCGGGACCTCTTAATTTACATTATTGACGTACTTTAGCTTGTGCAGGAACAGAAACAACTTCGCGTACAATTACTTCTTTTACAACTTCGCGTTCTTTATCTTTGGCACAGACATCAACTTCGGTAGAAATTTTGTCTTCAGCAACGTTTCGGAAATACATTTTTTCAACCACACCTTTTTTGAAGTCAAAATGAACTTGACAAACATTATGTTTACCATCAACTTCAAAATGCGTATTATATTCCCATTTGTTTGCTCGGAAACCGCTTGTCCATTGAGGGAATTCACCCAACTTTTCACGAACAGCTGCTTTAGTCATACCAATATGCAATCCACGATATGCTGGCAAATGTGCTTCATCATGTCGACCTGAAGTGCCAAGCATACTTTTATGGTTATACATTTGAGAAGCACCCTTTGCATCTTTCAATGCATGGAATTTCGGCTCATTGGCATATACATTAGCAGAAATGGCAATAGCTGCTACAATCATAAACAATTTTTTCATTTTAAAACCTTTCATTAATTTTAGAAGAAGTAGCCAATTGAGGCACCTACACCAATTTTCTCTTGAGTATTGTAATTGACATGAGCTTTAAAACCCCATTTGCCCATATCAGACAAAGAGCTCACACCAACTGCAACGGCTGCTTCATTACCATAATAGCCGGCTGCTACTGAAACTGCTGATTGTCCAGCATGATGTACTTGCATCAAAGCTGCTGCGGCATTTGCTGTTGCACCAATGGCATTTTGACGTTTTTCAACTTTATCAAATTTACGTTCCAAAGCGGCAATGCTTCGAGTGTTCTTTTCAACAGCACCATTCAAACGTTCAATGTTTTGAGTGTTTACACCTACTTGATTCAATGTAGATTTAACTTGAGGTGTCAAACCAACATTGTAAATTGTATTCAAACCATTGGTTGCTTTGGTAACCGCAATACCATCGCCACCTGTTACAACAGATTGTTTAGAGTCAACAGTATAAATGCTTTGACCATTTGCACCTTTTGTTTCTGTCACAAAAGTGTTTTGACCAGCTTTTACTTCAGTCTTAGCCTTTGCAATTTCGACGTCTTGCTGTTGATTTTTGGCTTTGAGGCTAACAATTTCAGCGTCTTGTTGTTCGTTTTTCACTTTCAAACCAACAATATCTGCTTTGTTAACATTGACTTGGTTCAATGTTGCTTTGGTTTCGTTTGACAAATCAACCACATAATCTTGGACAGAATTTGTCAATTTGCCTTTATTAACAGTTACAGCATTTGAGCCTGATGAAACTGAGGCAGAATCATCTTTTGCAGACAATGTGTAAATGCTTTGGCCATTTGGACCTTTTGTTTCATTAATGGTGACATTTTGACCAGCTTTCACTTCAGTTTTAGCTGCTTTTGCTGTTGCTGACAATTGTGCTACGTTTACAACATCGGTATCTTTTGTACCTGCTGAAACATTGGTAATTTGACGTGTAATACCATTTTCAACATCACCAACAGAAACAGAAGCATAAGTAGAGGTCCAAGGCAAATCTTTAACATTTTTAATTGGTGCATTCAATGGATTCGCACCAGAAACGCCTTTATCAACAGTTGCTTTTGAATATGAACCAATAGCAGTTGAACCTTCAACAACTGCTTCTGAGTAAGAACCAATCGCTTGGGCTTCTTTTGCTGAAGCATTTGCCAAAGTGCCTAATGCAAAAGCACTTTCATCAGAAGTTTTGGCATAAGAACCAATAGCAACAGAATAATCAGATTTTTCTGAGGTGTTAGCACCACGACCAAATGCAATGGATTGAATACCATGCGCTTGAGAGTTTACTTGCAACGCGGTTGCATATTTTGCAGTTGCTACAGAACCATTACCAATTGCAACAGATGCTTCGCCATCACCTTGTACACCTGAACCAATTGCAACAGAACCACTACCTGCTGCTGTTGCTTTTGAACCAATCGCAACAACTCTTGACGCTTCAGTTGAAGAGCGTTCACCAATCACGATTGAAGTATCTGCATCTTTGCCAGCCTTTGCTTGTGTACCAAAAACAACAGAAGAGCTACCATGTGATTCTGTACCTGAGCCGATAGCCATAGCATTCAGACCGTTTACAACAACGTCCTGACCAATTGCAACAGTCCCTTGGTTATTTGCCTGTACACTGTTATCATGATTGAATGTATTTACACAAATGTTGCCTTCTACGCCACACTTTTGCATGGCGATTGTTTCGGCATCACCTGAATAATTAGTGTGCGGATTTGTATCGGCAAAAGCACTAGTTGCTGCCAAGATAGACATTAAAATAAAAGATTTTTTCATAAACGAATTCCTTTTTGTATAATTGGCAATTATGCCAGTTTTAAATAAACTAAGGATTAAAACAATTTAAAGAAGCAAGGACTTATCGCATTCTTCAATAACTTCATATTCGCATACGCGGGCTTTTGAGCCATCGTAGTCGACCGGTACTGATACAAAATTCTTTGGATTGATGCGGATTTTAACCAAACGCCATTTGCCATCTATTGATTGACCATATCCACTTAAGCGAAGATACCGCAACGAGGCCGCGTGAAGGCCTTTAGAACATGTTTTATTGTCATCATCATCAATTTGGTTTCGAGGCATCTTAATAACGGAACCAATAGAATTTTTAATAGTCCCACTATAAGAATCCATCCAATTGTCACGAATAACTTTGTAGCAAATCACATAACCTTTTTCATCGATCTCAATATCATTGTGACCAATAAAGGAATAAAGATTGTTAATAGTTTTTCGTGAAGGATTTCCTTCTAGATTATCAAGGAACTTCAGGAAGGATTTTGGATCGATTTGGTTGTCACCAACCTTACAGGCGCGATTTACAAAATCAGAAATTTCTTTTTGCAACAATTCAGGCAAATCTGAATTACAAAGTTTACCTTCCAAAAGGTCAACCTTATATTTGCCAATGAATGCATATCGAATTTCTGAGATTTTCAAAAACGTTCTTGCGCCGTTGCGATTTTCATGCCAATCACGAAGAATTTCGTCAAAATCATTCAAAATGATTGGCGATTTAAAAAGCTTTGCCGTCAAAATATTACCATTGTTTTCAACCGCAGTTGCCACAATGAATTTTTCAGGATTGACTGTTACGTTGTAGTTCATTGTCTCTACTTTCTATATATTTGACAAAAACCAATTCTGGATTATTCCACATCGGATACATTTCATCAAGAATCTTTTCAACTTCCTTCTTGATAAGAGCCATTCCAATTACAATTAAAGGATGTCTATCCTCAATCAGGTCAATTTCATCACCACTTTCAACTACAGAAAATACAACCTCTTTCATTCGCTCTTTTAGAAGGGATGATGAAGTATATATATATCTATCCGGACAAATTGACTCTGAGCCAATTTCAGAGGAAGCGTGAATTATATGGCCAGCCTTACGTTTCCGTATACGAAACTTAGCAGCAGCAATAGCTACTTCTTTTTCATCGTCACTCATAATTTCTATGAGCTTTCGATGATTTATTTCGTACAAATCTGATCCAGAAAAGGTAAATACATTTTTCAGGTTACAAATCTGTGCAGCAGAAAAGCCTTTAGGTGTTCCTCGGCCAATATAGATATTTTTATTCGGAAAAACCTTTTTAAAATTTTCCATTTTTCCTCTGTAGTGGGCTTCCTTTGTTCCTGGATCGCCAACAATAAAAATATCATTCTCGCTAATCTCATCCAATTCGTAAATAGTTTTATTGGAATTGTTTGAAGAATAGAAAATTTCTGATGAGAATTTAATAGGATCGCCGCTTTTAACAGGAATTGCTTCTCTGTTTTTGCGATTCAAATAACTACGAACTTTTGTACTATCCATAGTTATAAAATTGCATTCTTTACCAAGAGACGCTGCAAATTCCTTTAATTCGTTTTCAGGCTTATCAATAAATAGTGTAACACCATTAGGCATACAGCCTTTTGAAACTGTAATTGCGGAATCTTTTACCATACTTGTAGGAGCAAAATTTAAAGAGCTTTCTTTCATTATCTCATTTAAATGTCCCATTATATATTTAGCAGAATCATTCCATATTCTGCTGCAATATTTTCCTCCGTATCGCTGATTATGGAATGCCCATCTAGCATCTTTAAGAAAACCAAAATTTAATTTTTCGAATATCGTTTCTATAATCAACTTTGTACTAGGGTAATTCACCAGCTCAAATACCCAAGGAGTAGATAAAATCTCATCTTTTGTCATTTCTTTGACTTTAGAATAAATTTCATTTACTTTACCTTGAAAAATCTCAGAAAGTTTCTGCTTCAGGGCATCATCATATGTGATAGTTTCTCTAGATAAAGAGACATTAACATCTTTGATCGGAACATCCATAATGGATACTATTTCAAATATTCTATCTAAATGAGATATCACATAATTGGGGCCGCCCACTGACATTCTAAAATTTGCATAAATGCGACTTTTAATATCTGCTATCCTGAAGCCATCAACAACTTCAATAACTTTAATTGAAAATTCTTCGCCATCCAGGAGTGTCAATTTGGGCAATGGCCAAAAACCAATTAATTGCTCCCTATAAACTGTCTTTAAATTCTCTATATCCTTTTGTTCAATTGGAATACGGATTGTAGTACCGTTACTATCATCGGTGTCTACATTTTTTAGCATAACCTGATAGCTAGGAATGTCATTATTTCTAGAAGTCATAATGACATTCTTTTTGCCGTCTTTTACTGATGTAGCAATAAAGTAGTCAGCATAGGCTAATGGGCTTTTAGAACCAATACCAAAGCCGCCGATGCCATCGTTGCTATTATTTTTTGTTGACTTGAAGAATGTTGTATAGATATTTACCATGTCGTCGTATGTCATTCCGACGCCATTGTCTTTAATTTCGATATAGTGCTCTACACCGTCTTTATGAACAGAAATTTCAACAGGGCCATTATATCCAGATTGACGATTGGCATCACACGCATTTGCTACGATTTCACGGATCATAGAATCAAATGGTTTTGCATACAAATCACCAAATAAGCTTCGAAAAGTTTTGGAAGTTACTTCAATATTATATTTATTCTCAGCTGTTGTTTCAGTTTTATTTTCAGTTTCAATAATCATAATTTTACTCCATTAAAAAATAAATATAGTATTAAAATAAGATTAAGCGGGCAGGATATACCCGCCCGCCTCTTACTTCCCATTAAAGGAAATCGATATCAATATCTTCTTTGTCTTCTGCCGCATTGTTTTGGCTATCTGATGCTTTTTGCTCGATATCAAGTTGACCAATACACTGATTGTATACATCAAATGCGGGCTTAATCATTTTGCCCACAAATGTTTTCTCTACAATCAGGTTAAACCATTTAGAGATTTCAGGGTCTTTCAAGTCAATAGGTTCGCCATTGTTATCAACAGTTTGACCTTTATTATGCATACGAAGGAAATCTCCAGTAAGCTTAATAAGATTGTGTTGATCAGCCCAAATAGCAATATTGATAATGGTCATAGCTGTTTCTCGGCTATATCCCATTTCATTCACAATCGCTTCTACTACTTCTTTATGGACTGTTTGGTCAGAACCAAGAGTACCCAACATAAACTTCTGATGTTGAGTTGCACCGCCCTTAATATGCTTGATGGCATTAATCACATACCGTTCATTGGTTTCGGTATATACATGGTCACACTCTTGGGCAAGCTTTTCATTAAGATGAATCTTAACAAATTCTTTTCCTGTTTTACCGGAAATAGCGCGATAGGTAAGATCAGAATCTTCATTCAGCAGTGCCAAATAAAGTTCAATCAGCATACCAAATTGCCAGCTGTTGTTGGTACCTGGACCAACGGCCTTCTTGGCATTAGCAGAGTTTGTGATCAAATCGATGTAGCTTTCATCGCCGGGACGCTTACAGTAGGTAGGAGTATAGTGCAACTTATACTTCTTAGTCCAATCCAATTTCTTAATGCTATCGTATTCTGACTGCAAGAAATCTTCATCCCACTGGTACATCTTATCGGTAATGTTGCTAAGTTTGAATTCCTTCATCATTTGCTGAGCTTCTTCTGGCAATACGGTAATCTGCAACAAGTCGCCGTCAATATCGGAATGGCTGCCTTTGATTACGTCCTTGCCAATCAATGCACAATGTAAATTGGATTTGATGTCCAGATAATCTTCCAGCGCAAAACCATATTCTTGCTTAAGATAAGTGTCGAATTTGTTTGCGTCCCACAATTCTTTAATCAACAGTTGCGTTTTCCACAAAAACGGTGAACGTAATGTGAACGCATACAGGTCTTTAAAGGCTTGAATAATGCCTTGTTCAACCGGCAAGTTTTTGGTTGGATAGACATATTCATGCAAGTCGGTATAAATACGATTGTTCAATACAACGACAACGCCATCTGGGACGTATACGTCGTGCATTTGTTTCATATTTACGCCGCGCAATCGTGGTGTAATCATAGTCTGAATCAGTGTCTGTCCTGAAATCTCTGAAGAATACAACATAGACTTCAAGGATGCCATATAATTGCCATAAGTGCTTACACGGTTTTGGTTGCTCTCATTACGACTCGGAATAATCCGATAGTAATAAGCCTTACCAAGCAAAGCATTCTGAATGATTTTAGAAACCTCAATAAGAATGCCAGGATAGACATATTCGCCATTGGTTTGCTTACTGCAGAACATACCCAAAGTTTTAGCATCTGGAATACGTACTAATGTATTCTGACGCTGTTCACTAAGATTGATATAGAAGCCTTTATTAAAGTCTTCATCAAGAAGCTTAGAGTACAATGGGAAGATAGAACTATGTTCAAGAATCAAATCCTTTTCAGTGAAATGATTCTTTAAACCGCTTAATGTATAAACAGGTTTATGCTCAGCAGACACAAAACGGCGCGTCTTATCATTAAGACACTTCATCAGCTCAATTACAGCTGATTTTTCATCTGGGTCAATACAATTGTCCAATATATATTGCGCCAATCCAGAATCTTTAGTCTGAGAGATATAACGCAAAGCATTGAAGCTCAATTTTTGATTTCTTACAACTGTAAAGTGACTACCGATTTCGGTATAGTTGATTTGAATCACACCATACAGTCGGGTTTTGAACTCGACTTCCTTGCCCTCACGAACCATTTTGAATGTTACTTCTGGAATAGATCGGGCGGCGGCATTAATTTCTTCCTCGTCCATAGACGAAAGAAGCTTATCACCAGACGTAGGAGTATAATAACCATACTTTAATGCAAAAGCTGCTTGCATAAGACGTACAGTATTCTCTTTGGCCTTAATACTATTGACACCTGTAAGAATATCGACTTCCATTTCGAAATCATCGGAGTAGATATTACCACAAGTCATCATGGTTTTGGTGACGCCTTTTAAGCCGGTATGAGAAGTGATTCGAGAATTACCTACTTTATAGTATGCTACGAAATCAATACGGGCAGAATTGTTATAACCGTTCTGAGAAACTTTGGTTACTTCAATTTTGACAACATTGTCTACCGAAATCGGTCGACGGTCAAACATGCCCAGGATTACACATCCATTTCTTGCGTTGTATGTTTCGCCCTCTTCGACAAGGATTTCGTCAAATTCCGTTTCCTTATGGCGATTCATAAATACGATTTGATTACCAATTCGACGGTTTACTTCTAAGTCGCCGCCGACTTGATGATAGCTTTCAAAATCGATATCCTGATAAACAACAATAGCGTCTAAGCCGCCATTGTCCAAAGGAACATGGTCGCCATTTTCATCAAAGACAAAAGAGCCATCTGGATTGATAGCCGCATCTTCAATAAACAAAGGTTTGGCGGGTTGTAATACACCAAAATGGTTACCATTTACATGGGTTTTCAAACGGGCAGGCAAAGCAGAAGCCCGAGGAAAGATAGACGAGAAGCCAACGATACGGTCATCGTTATCATATTCAAACCCAAAGCCAGCACAAGAAATTTCTGCATTACCATCTGAAACAACAATTTTATTGCTTTCAGACAACATAGTTTCTGAACCAGGCATTAAGTTGAAGCAATTCGCCATAGCAGTAATAGCTTCTTTATCAGGGCTTGTAATTACACGCTGGTGTACCAAATCGCCAATAGGAAGATTGCGATTCTTATAAACCAAAGAAGTGCCGGTATTGGTGCTATAAGGAGCCCATAAAACCAAAAGGTTAGAAGACTTCAAATTTGCATTAAAAGCATTGGGGCTGACATACTCAACAAAGTTTGTAATCAGCTTAATGTCCCGGCGGATATAAGTCGTAAAGATTTCATTGTTCTTCAAGGCATCTTCAAATCGTTCAGCCAAGAAGAAGAACAGCATTTCAAAATGGTTAATTACTTCGATTGACGCCCGTTTATTGATATGACGCGAACAGAAAGCAAAATGAGGCCAATGATTCTTAGGATTAAAGAACGATTCAGGAATAATAAATTCCGTTTCAACAGTCTTATCATTAATAACGTTGATCACTTTGAATCCAAAAGTATCTGGCTTCAATTCAAATTCAATACGTCCCTCTGTTGTCAAATGCTCTCGAAAGATTGCATAGACTTCTGATGGTGTATAATTTTTATTGATTACAGGAATTTGTCCATTTGAAATTCTTAAATGCATTTTTTATACCTTTCTAGGGTTGGTTGCTACATCCATAAATCAACCGACACAGTTTCTAATGTCGGTCATTCTATTCTTATTGAAGGCCAGCAATAGCACAAAGCACAATTGCGCCGATAATGGCAATCATAAAAGCCTCTAATACAAACCTAGGCGTCTCTTTAAACATCTTAATACTCCAAAATCTCAAAATTTACCACGAAAAGACCGACACTCTTTCGAGCGCCGGCCAGGTTATTCTTTTTTCATTTTATCAACACGCTTTTGAATGGCTTTCATAACCAATTTTAAGCGGTCTGTAAGAAACTTTATTCTTGCATAGCTATAGGGATATCTTCCTCTATTTGATCGCATACGACTTTCCCTCCGTTGATTCCTTGTACTTTGAGACCAAGGAACAAAGCATTTCGTGACAGCAGCCACAACAAGTGGTAGCACCAGTTTCATTTTTAATAGTTTCAACGCATGCACCATTAGCAGCTAAATCAGTAATAGTTTTATCATTAATATTATTACAAATACAAATAACCATTATATAAACCTCTCTATAAAATAACTTCGAATAAAGAAATTAGCTTCGACACCTTTCGATGCCGAGGCCTCTTCCTTATCACTAACCACGATTGGAGTTTAGGGTGCCGTCTTTCCGTCGTCCCTGCGAATGTAGACCGTCGACTACAAGCTGTCAAGAAAGGTATCATGTCAGGATTTTTCGGAGTTATGGATGATCCTGAAACCATGTGCACTAATTTCATACACTTATGAATGGGGCCCGCTCCGAGCGCCAGGTGAACGCGTAAGGAACTGTATGGAAAGGCGTATTGCGCTCGGTTCACGGGAGAGAAAGGCTAAAGGCGATACTGATATATCCGACAGTATACAAAAATAGTCTGATTTATCGCCTGCCACTATGGGCATATCGTGTAGTCAATACGAACAGGGCCACTGTTATTTAACGACTTACGATTAATGCGCCAAATGCCGCCCTGCCGGATAAACCGTCCAGAACACATTTGCCACACAAACTTGTTTTATTAATCAAAAGGCATTTTCGCCATTCAGAAATACACCAGTGATTTTGAATTCACGTTTACCGAAATCTTCATCTTCGATTTCGATTGTACCGATATCATAAATTGTATCGGGTTCAGCCAAGCGGCGAATATGTGATGGCAATTCTGCAATGCGTTTACCTTCTTTAGTCAGAAGAATATTACAACCCAAATCTTTCAGATCTTCATCACTCATATCCGCAATTGAGCGAATATCTTCACGGGTCAAGACCATACGGTCAACTTCTGCCAATTGAGATTCAACGAATTCTCGGAATTCTTTATCAGTCGGCGCAGAGAATGTTAATTCTTGTGCAACAGCCAAACCCAACTTTGAATAGGCCTTATAGAGTACGTTAGGTGAACGCATAATTTTTTATCCTTTAAAAATATCTTGGTTAATGTCATTACTTTTATATCAATGACACCTTATTTTGATTTAACTTTTCAGTTTATAAAATACATGTCGGCCAATACGATATGGCTTAATTGCACGCGGAGCCGGTCGTTTCCCATTGGAGGAAAAGAAAATAGCTCCCCGGGTATTGTCAACATGATGTTTCGTCTTATGGGCCAAATAAACGGCCTGTGCAATTTTTTCAGTTTCTTTATCGTAGCCAGTTTTAGCTCGTAACTTCTTATTACGATACCACTGGAATTGGCCACGCTGAGCAATTACACCGTTTACAGTATTCGGAAAATCTTTGTGTTTAACACGATTCATGATTACATTAGCAACAGCTTTTTTACCGGCCAATGACTCGCCACGGGCTTCATGATGGATAGCGGTTGCCAATGCTTTTACTTCAGACAAAGAAGAGCGTTCTTTTTTAGCAGCTTCAACGTTAAAACTTGCAGCCAACAAAAGAGCCGCAATAAGGATTTGCTTATTCATCTTTGTGCTCTCCGTAAACAACCATATAACTCCCGCCGGAATGCGGTTCAAGAGTTATGGTTACATTGTTAAACTCGCTCTTGATGCCATTTATAACAGTGATAAGTTCATCTGCACTATAATAGACACCTTCAGAAAGAAATTGCTCAAGAAGACCAATTTCTTTTAATTTATTAGACATAATGAGTTGCTTTCCCTTAAAGGTGGTTTTGAATCTTCACCAACTTATTTTTACTTTTCTGTTTAACGGAAGACAAAAATGCCAATAATTTCCGTACTGTTAATGCAAATAATACTAGCATGATTGCCTCCGTTATTTTAGATGTTAATCATCTGCAATGTCAATAATCGCAGATATTTCTTTCATGATCCGGGCATAATATTTAACTCGGCCGATGAGTCGTTTTGTGATATAACAATCAGAATAAATTCTAGTAATAATCTGAGTTTCGCCATACAAAGGAATACGATGCTCATGTGCTTGATGATAATAGTTAAGCAGAATCTTCTCATTGATTCTTGTATTTTCTTCAATATCACCTTTATGGCCACAGACAATGCTTGGACGAATCAAGTCTTTAACTTTGATTTCTTCCTTAATGCCGGCTGCGCGTCGATTTAACATCCTGTTTTTATTGAATTTCATATCTCTGAGAAGCTCTTCAAACGAATGAATATGTTTAAGGAACTTCTCATTGAATTTCTGATTTGCCGATTTCATCACTCTGAAGCCTTATAGTCCGGCAACTGTTCCAACGCAGTTACTGCTTTAGGGATTTTAGATCCCTTTGAATTTGAGGCTTCAATTGCTTTATTGATATGTTGAAAATTCATATCTTCGAATGTGCTTTTTGTGATTGGGCGACACAAAACTTTAGGCTCTTTGCCCGGCACGAGGTCGTTTACACATTCCTGGTAAGTTGTGCCGCTTTTACCAGTGCCAACCTGAATCCAATGATCGGTATTCAGATATACCCGAGATGATTCGTCAACCTTATCACAGGCTGAAAGAGCAGATACGGCTAACAGTGTAGCTAATACGAAAGATACTTTTTTATTAATTTGCATAATTTACTCCATTTAGATTTGATTACGGTAATACTCTCTTACTTCCATGAGTGCCTTACCAAGAAGATTGCGGCCGCGCCAATTGTTACGGTCAAGAATTTCATCACTCAACCAGTCCAATTTGACGCCCCAAATTGCATCATATGGAGAGCCTTCAACCAGTTCAAGATTATCGGTTCTCAAAAGAATTTCTTTCAATGTAGGATTTTGGAATTTGATTTTCAGAATATCAACCATAACTCCATAACGTTTTTCGTCCCACACTTTAGGATCGAAATTTCGTACCGCCCGGCCCACTTTTTTGGCTTCTGCCGCTGATCTAGCCTGAACAATAGGCAGAATTTTGCTTTCATCACCAAATGTAATAGCTTTTTCAATCATAAATGCCTGCTCAGCAGTCTTTACATTGTAGCCTTTATACACAAGTGGGCTAAAGTAAAAATTGCTAAACGGTGCACCGCCGGTAAAGAACGTTACCATATTATCAGTATAACGCATATTGTTTTTTAATTGCATAACTTACTCCAATGTCTATTTTACCGACAATTTGCCGACACTTATCTTTTGTTTATTTTACAATATGAAGATTTATCAAACCTCCGCCATTGGTTTCATATTTCCATTTGCCAAAACCCAAAATGAAATTGCCATTTTCAAGTTTCTTTTCTACCGCAATTGGACCATTAATGCCGGATTCATACCATTGGACATATTTATTGTCCCGCATTGCATTTTCTAACAATTGCAAGTTTTCAATCGCCCTTACTTCATGATCTTCAAGGATTCCCAAAATATCATTATTTGATGGGTCCATACCAAACGAACCATCTAATTTCCATGAGGTTGTAATAATATGGCCAGTACGGTTAATAACAACTCCAATTAAAACTCTATATGGTTTATTTTTGAGATACGGAGAGTTTAATGTATCTCCGTATACAATTGCCAAATCTCCGCCGGCGGTCTTGCACAATTTGCCCTTTAAGGCCTCTTCATGATTAAACGGTTTCACTATAAAGTACCTTTCTTTTGATCAACAATTAGCGTATTAGTCTGTAAATTACAGATTTTAAGCCTTTAATAATAAAATAAATAGGGACAATTACCAATGCTACAGGCCAGGCCGAAGCCACAATTAATAGCATATCTAATTGAGAGTCTAAAATCTTAATGCGATGTTCTTCTTCTAAATTCATAGAATTTGAAGGGTATGAACGTACAATAAATGTAGCTCCAAAAATATAAACTGCAATTAAGATTATAATATATATAAAAACAATATCGATACTGGTCATATTGAACCTCGTGATAAAATAGGATGCCTGCGTTTATACTCCGCAGGCAAGAGTCAGACACATTCACAGGGGCGGGTCGTCATCCCAAGTCAGAAATAGCATTTCAGCTACTAGCCTTTGTGACTAAATCATTGGCTCCATTCAACGTCTAGCGTCGAATCATACTAGGAAGGAGCTCTTATTGCTCCATTAATATACAGACACCCTATCTAAAGGGCGTCAGATATATTTATCGATACGTAGGATTAAAGCTGTCAAGCCATTCGAGATGCGCTTTATGCCACTCTTCAAGGTTAACGACCGTTAACTTCTCGTCCGTATCTGGCAATTCGCCTTTCAGATACACTTTATAGAATTTACGAGAGCCTTCATATTCGCCGAAACTCACTATGGCACCCTCTTTGATGCCATTATTAATTGCTTCGACAACAAAGATATCCGCAATATCACAACCGTCTTCATAATTATCAGGGGGAAGATCTTTGAGGGTATCTTCAACATAAATAAATTCAAAAGATTCAATAGGTCCGCTGATATCTGTAATTAATTCGAGGCAATATTCTTCTGGCGCATCTTCTTTAAACATAGCATAGCGAATCTCTCCAGTTTGGAGCTTATACTTTACGATATAATAATACTCGCCATAATCAAAAATCTTAGTATCCACTGTTTACCTTTCATAAACATTAAAACATCCAAAAGAAAACCGACACTTTATAATATCGGTTTTCCAAAATGCAAAGCTTTCAGTAAAGCTGGAATTTTTCTATTAAATAAACTACGGTCTTTCCTGTGTAAATAGTTGCAAAGTGAGCTAATAAAACAGAAATGAAGAACAGCAAAACATGAAACGGCCCGCTTCTTTCCAATTTACGCAGATACTTGATTTTAAAGACGTATTTATTTAAATTTGCAAGGATAAATCCTATATATACTGCAAGGAAGATAATATATAAGATTCCTGTAGAATGATTTGTGATGGCGTTATAAACGAAGTAGTCCCATACGCTTCCGAATACGAACATGATAAGCCTTTCTAAGCCTTTAAAGCATTAATACAGCCGGCAAATAACCTTTGCACTAAATATGCCGCAATAACAGGTAACGTAAAGATGCAAACAGCTACCAAATAAAACATGAAGCATACCGCGCCAACTAATAATACAGGCAAGAACGCTGCCATTTTTACAAGGTCAAACAAGAATCCCAGCATATGGCTCTTCCTTTATGATTTCACCATTGCGACAAATGTTCATCTCTACACCACTAATAAACTTAGGGGTATGAATACTAACATACAGTCGATCATGAAAATTACGCACCCAGGAAATAACATACGGCATTTTGACAGACATAAATGTATATCGGATGTATGGATCACCCTTATTATCACTTATTCTGTCAATGTGCAATGGAATTGCGAGGTTCTGCTCAAGATCCGTTAAGAACCAATTAAGATTACCATAAAGGGTTTTTGCGTCATAATTCTTAGAAGCATATTCCATCATAGAATCAAAAATAGGATCGCCACGAAGAGATCGAATAGAATCCGCATTAGCTAATTGATCAATAAAGTCTTCAGCAGCAGAAATACATTCTTTCCCTAAATCAGAGTCCCAATCAAGGGACTCTAAAGAGGGATTAAACAAGGTAGAAAACAGATTCAAAGGAACCATTTGGAACCTCCCTAGTTGGTGTAAGGATCAACAGTTTCGGATTCAATTACTTCACACTCTTCGTCTCCAAAACTAGGAAACAGAGATGTTACTACAGGAGTAATAACCCAGACACATCCGATCAATACCACTAATCCTGTTACAAGGGATGCAAATGTTGCATTATACACAAAGCAGACAGCAGAGATGCCTAATACAGCACAAACCTTAAATATTGAAAGACGCCCCTGTTTATTGTAGAACAGACGCGCCGCAATAAGATTAAAACGAGATTTTAAAAAGCCCATAAATGTAACTCCAAAATAACTATAATGATCAATTTTAGCTATTCAAACAAGAATCGTAATAGCAAAAATGACATAAATAATAATGCCTGCGTAATAAGGCTTTAATAAATAGCCATTTAGATGTATTCATACTTAGAATACATATTTTTGAATAAATCACCAATAGGCCACTTAGCAGGATAGTAAACCCAAGTCTTATTTTCATACTTTTTATAGCCGATCATCTTCTTCAGAAGGAACAGGCAAGTACCAAAGATAAGACCGGTCGCCGCGCCGATAACAAAGCCGGACATAGTACCACTAATACCACAAGCAAAACCAATAATCAAGGAAAAACAAAGATCTACATAGGCTTCATAACCCAAAACCTTATATAAAAGGTCTACATTACTCTTAGCAAGAATAGACAATATAGCTAAAGAAGTAATAGCAGAGCCAAACAATATCATAGAAATCATGATAACTCCCTATATAATATTTACCATAGAAAAACCGACACTAAATCGATTTTTCATAGGGGCTTAAAAACGGTTAGTGCAACATAAAACAAGGCCCGCCGGGCCCATTATTCTTTTATTGGCCAAAATAACCAAAATAAAAAACTTCAAAAACAAAGATAGATGCAAAAATCAAACATCCATAAAAGCAATAATAAACAAAATACAAACAACAAAAGCAACAACCCAACCATATTCATTCATCAGAACAATCCTTAAAAGCAAATACAAACATAAAGAATATAACAACTAAAAAATAAACAACAAACCAAAACAAAATAGACTCAACCATAAATACAAATACACTCCCATATAAAATAAAAATAGAATAGAATCCAATACAATAAAAAACAAATATACCAATAGAAGCATAAAGAACATATAAGAACTTATGCACACAAATACATAAGTACCAATATAGACTCTAATACAGATATAACTATTAATAAGAACTTAGACACCTATTTATAGGTTTGCACTTATATAAACCAAATATACGTCTGGACACTTGTTTACAGGTCTAGACATTTTAATATAGACTGCATTACCTAAAATACGGACCGTATTACAACAATATAGGCTAAATTACCTGGAAGTCCAGTCCATCAAACCCTTGTCTCTAAGATTTGACCAATAGAGACAATAATAGATGAATGCACTTAATATAGTCTGCGGTACCTGGACTACAGCCCGTATCTTATGCACATATAGATACACCTTAGCCTATATAGTTGCATTGGATTTGTGCTTATTATACCTGCTATACTTGTATATAGTATGTATTGTATTACCTATTGTAGTAGTATTATTGTTTGTGCTTGTGATGTTTGTATTGGTGGTTTTATTGGTGTTATTTATGCTTTTAATCAATACAAGGACGCGCCCGTCCTGTCTATATTGACCGTCTATTACTGTCTATATTGACTGCTTAGACTATATTCACCGTAAAATAACCGACACTTTTCAGAGGTCGGTATCCGCTATAGGAGAAAATGATACTTTAGGAATTATTCTCATTTGAAGCCACTTTTCATGCAAAATGACCTATTTTTACGGTTATATTGTATATTTTTGCTTAAATCGGACCATATTTTAGCCTATTGTTCATTCCTGAACAAATATCTTGCCTCTATATAAATCAAGGACTTAGTATAAAATGCTCCCAAGGAATATAAAGCACATCTGGGCCTATTATTAATATATTACATGCCTCTATTATATGCCTATATGTCCATTATAGACCTATTTTAGCTTATACTATCTATTATATAAGCTCTATTGCTATGATTCTTGCCTATATTAGCCTTTCTGCGGCGCTAGATACCTCTATTTTAGGCTTAATTTTAGCCTATTGTTTACTTTTGAACGAATATCCTGTATCTATATAAATCAACAACTTAGATAAGGTTGCTCCCTTAGCCATATAAAACGTTTTAAGCTGTTCATTAATATATTACACGTACCGTAGTATAACCGACACTATTATAGCTGTTTGGGCTGTTATCCAGCACAAAGATAGCCGCGCCCGTCTATATTGTATGTCCGTATACACATCAAAAACACAGTCAACCAGTCAATCATTTGAAAGCTAAATCCCTATAAAAAGGGACCGACACAACACGTCAACCAGTCATAAAAGACAAAAAATACTGGTGCACAAATACATGCACACCAGCATTCAAGTGGACTTCAAATAGGGGCTCGCTTACGCTCGCCCGTATCTGGCTCTATTAGAACGGAGTATCGTCGCTCTCTTCGTTAGCCGGAGCTTGTTGAGCTTGACCACGACGAGTGCGTTTGGTTTCTTTGGCTGCAGCAGGTTTCTCAGCTTCTACTTTAGCAGTATCTGCGAAGATGTCCACGTCGCCCAAGTCCAGACCGTCTACATCGAGTGCGTCAACGTCAATGTCTGCAACAACAGCAGTGCTACCTGCTTCGTTACGGCTAACAATATAACCGTCCATGGTTACACGTGCTGTAACTACCCATGGTTGACCGGTTTCATCGTCTTCACGAGGAGTGCGGCTTTCAAAGCCTAACACATTGTTCTCGGTGAACATGATTTCATCGGCGTTGGTGCTGACATTTTCAAAGGCTTCGGCGCGGGTTTGTCCACGGCCGTTATTACCGTTGCTGTACATTACTGCACGTACAGTAATATCGTTGCCACGGCTGTCCTTGAAGTTCACGAACTTGCGGCAGTATTGGGTAGGATTGTTACCCTCAGTCACTTGGACACCAGCCAAATAGCCTTCATGCAATTCGTCTTGCTCCAAAGTGGTGATTTCGGCTTGACCAGTAATAGTCAGACAGAAGTTTGGAGAGACACGGCCGTATGCACGAGGTGTAGTACGGACGTCAATTTGCTTGCCGTTGCTATTTACTTTGTAGCTGGCTGCTGCAATTGGGACAATACAAGGGCTCAGGCCGTTTGCACCAACATAGATAGCAGTCGAAGTGGCGATTGCACCTGCGTCAACGAGGCGTTTGATTTCGGCTTTGTATGCACCTACAATCTTGGCCATCATTTCGGCCAGCTGTTGTTCGGTGAACTGAACACGCTCGCCGTCTTTTTCGTTGGCGGTAACAATGTTCTTGTCGTGGCTGATGAACGCAGAGCCAGACAACAAAGCTTCGTAGCCTTTAGACAGACTCAGAGCTTTCAGTGCCAAACCGTTTGCTTTCTCATACCATTCTGGACCAAATGCTGGACCTACTGGTACCGGGAAGTGTGCCAATTTGCCGTTTTGGATGCTCAGACCGTTGAAACCAGCGTCCAAGAATTCCATTGCATTGGCATTTGCATTACGGACGGCTGCTACGATTTGGTTCGTAGTCATACCTTCAGTGTATTGCACACCATCGTCGGCATTGGTAGCTACCCAGCAAGCACGGCCATTACCGCGAGACATAGGGGCATTTGCAATCATATGCATCAGTTTGTACACGAATACACGATAGCCCAATGCTTCTGCTTCATCTGGACGAGCGTCCAAGACGTAAAAGGTGCGGCGGCTTGATGCCATTGGAGTTGCAACTTGGCCAGAAACGCTGTGGAATTTGCTACGGCCGGTGTTCAGGTTGCCAGTTTCGATTTGATTCATAGTCATGATATTTTTCCTTTTAAGGTTGATTGAAAATTGAGATTCTTTTGGTCAAGATTCAGACCGTAGAGCTGTTTTTTATTGAGGTTGGCTCTATCCCTCATAAAAACACCGACACGACAATTTCTGCCGCGCCGGTGTCCGTTATTTCACTCGGACATTTCGCAAATATGAGTCTGCAAAGTTAAGTGAACGTTCAATGTAAGCTACACTAGGGTCATTAAGCGCAGTTACACTATTAAGACTATCAGACAATATAATAGAACCTGGATTAGATTGCTTAGCAAAGCGAATTGCTTCCAGTTCGGCTACATTATTGTCAGAAGCCTTAATTATTTTATATCCATTGACACCCATATTTAGTGAGCAGTAACCAATAGCCCATCGATTACCGCCCACGAACCGAGCGTCACAGTAGATTTTATCAGGCTGCCGCTGCTGCATTGGCTTCCTCTACGTGTTCTTTCATTGCACGCATAATAACACCCTCTTTAGACTTGCGTCCAAAGTCTTTAGTAGTTGCTGCGTCCAAGATAGACAGCATTTTACCTAAGGTATAGCCGGCAATATCACGAACTGTACCAAGGATTTTGATTACACCGCCATAGATGTACATAACCAAACCTTTGGCCAAGTCCAATACGAACGAGCCGCCAGTTTTGCAACCAACCCAAATCTTATGGGTCCAACCCTCTTTGTCTTCTTCGTCAGTATTTTTGACGATATCGGACAGCAACTTGCTGAATTTCGCAGACGTTTCTTCGTCTACTTCACCCAGTCCCTCATAGAACTGGTTAGCAGCTTCATTCAACGCTGCTTTTTCGGCGGTCAGTGTGGAGACACCTGTTGCGTCAGTGGTTCGGTTATATTTAACCAGCGCGGTGAGGTATTCTCCCACATTCTTCAACAGTTCTGGGGTCACTTCGTCACCCTCAAATGCCAACATTTCGGACTTAATGTCCTCCACGGCAACATTGAACTTGTCGATATTTGCGAATTTTGCTTCTGCACCGGCAATAATTTGAGCGATAGTTTGAGTATTTTGAGTCATGATGATATTTCCTTTAGCTAAAGTTTCAGATTGGGGTTCGGGCTTGATTTCGATTTCAGGCCCCGGTTCGGTTTTGGACAGCTCTTCTGCGCGTTTAAACACAGACAATGTAACTGGTCCAATTTTCTCTGGATTTTTGAGCTCGGTTCCAGAGATGGTGACCGTAACACCATTATTTTCCACGAAGCCTTTATGTGTGGCTTCACCCAAGACCGACATCCAAAGCGCGGCGGTCTCTGTAATTTTCTTTTCAACGGCGTTTTTATGAATGCCATTGAGTTTCTGATATTGGAGCTCCAACTTATGAAGCTCCCCTTGCAATTGAAGCAGGACTTTCTTTGCCTGCTTTTGGGATTTGATTTCCATTTTGGACTCCAACAAGGCAACATGCCTTTCCACAAAAGAACCGACACCAAAACTAATCGGTGCCGGTAACTTTTATTTAAACGAGCTCAAAGTAAGGGTCATAAGTAGTACCCTTGTGGACATATTTTCCATCTTCAAGCTCATAGATTGTAACATTCTGCCCCATAGGCAAAGAAGTGTCACAAACATAGATTTTAGTGAAGCTCAGAGAGCTTAAACTTTCGTCCATTTTCTTGTCGGACGAATGTTCATACATATCAACCCATTCAGCTTCTAACTTGCCAACGCTGGATTTCAACACTACGGTCTTGCCGTATGCCCAGTGTCTGATTTGTTTCAAAAAGCGGTTAATAGAAGGGTTCTTTTTAGCCATGATTATCTCCATAAAAGGCTGTTAAAATATTGTCGTAAAATAACCGACACCTTTAAGGGGTGCCGGCCATTATGGCGTTACTCAACCAGCTCTTTTACAACAGAGTTGAGTTTAGAGCTAGATTTCTTCATGCGGCCTGCAAACAATGCAATTGCTGGGGTAACCGCGAACACAAAGTTCATTACGGCATTGAAGTTTTCTGTCCAAATATCGATAACCTTAACGGCCCAGTCTTTGTTGATTTCTAAGGACACTTCAACATTGCCGTCTTCGTTCTGAGATTTCTCCCAGTAAACGGTGTTCTTGTTGATGGTTGCCGGCTGGCTATTTTGCAAACCTACCATTGCATTGAACTCGTCTTCACGGTCGCGGAAAGACTGAGCCGCAGATTGCAAAGCTTTAACTTCTTTTTTAGCAAATTCGATCTTGATTTTCATGATTTACACTCCATTGTGGTTAGATTCGGACAACATGTCCCTCGTAAAAAGACCGACACAAACACATCGGCCCCATAGGTTACAGAATTTCAACGTCTACATCGTGGGCTAAGAACGGCATATCACGTTTTGCGATTGCCACAGGATTTTGGCCCTCTACAACATAGATTACATCAGAGTCTGTCAACCCATCAATAAATTCATATGTTACATAATATTGCCAATCCTGACCAAGATGGAAAGTAGAAACAATCTTCCCATCTATATAAGTTTTAGCCATAGCAACTTCTTCTTCACCGAAACCAATCTCTTTCTTAATGGTTTCGATGTCAAGACTAGAGACCTCATATTCAGTCTCTTTGCCATGGCTATCAAATAACTTTACGGTATACTTCATGGTAAACTCCACAAATATTTATATCATAAAAGCACCGACACAAAACCGTTGATGTTATGTGGCCTATATTCAATACGGAGTCTGTGGGTGTCTTAGCGGGTTTATATGCGTGGTTGCAACACGTTGATGTCCTGCTACCTGTCCAGCGGGAGGAAAAAAGGGGGCCAACACTGCGCTATAAAAAAGCAAGTGTGGCCCAAAGGTTTATGGAGGTAAAAGGATTCAAATGTTTCCAAAAAGAAACCGATACCAAGAGCAACAAGATTCAAGGTATCGGCAAAACTTACAGGGAAATCATATATGTCATAAAATAACCGACATCCTTTTACAGATGCCGGCTGGTAGGTTATTTAAGAGACTCTAAGACTTGCCAATGGGCCTGTACATACAGATCTTTGACATAGCTCTCTACAAGACGATTAAAGCTTTGCTCCGGTGTAATGTCCGGATGCCCAGCTAAGACTTGTTCATCATCGCGTTCATCTTGCAATTCGTACATATCGTGGGCGATGTCACCATCACTAAACTCTGCTGCAAGATAGGACTTATAGTCGTCAACTGATCGATAGTCTTCATCTTTCAGTTCTTTTAAGAACTCTTCTTTTGCTGCCTCTTCAGCAGCCGCTTCAAATTCTTTGCGCTCGGCAAGGTTATACCATACTTGCGACAAGTTTTTAGTTGGAACGTATTTCATTTTAGCCTCCATAGCTATTAAAATTATAATTGAGAAGAACAACTCTTCTCTTCCATAAAAGAACCGACACCAAAATCTGGGCCGGTCCTTGCATTGTTCAGATAAACGAAAACTCTTCGTATCTAGCAAATTTCAAAGAATTATCGTCCTGAATCTCAAAGATAACCATATCATCATCTTCTGAATGACTTACAATTACATCCAAGAAGTGCTTCCATATGGAAATCTCTTTATTATTTCCCAAATCGGCCCTAAGCTCGTCAATAGAGCCGTAGGCCAATTTGAATTCAAATGACACCATCAGTCTTCCAATCCCTTAACTTCAATATCAACAACCTCGAAATCTTCCATGCACGCCACATTTTCGGCATACTCATATACGTCGTCCAGATCCTTAGGAACGATATAAGATACGAGGCGGTCCTTGCGAGAACCATCTTCCAGGGTGTATCGGATCAAAAAATCTTTGTATTTCATAACAACCTCCATTGAAAAATTATTATCGTAAAAGAACCGACACAATAGATGTGCCGGATCCCTGTATTGTATCAGAAAGGATGATCCTCACTGACACGAGCCATATGGTACAGCCGAGAATACTCAGCATACCATAATGCAACTGAGACAAACCCAGGAGCGGGTTTATCAGACAAACGTACCGCTGAACAGAAAACAGCATTGCCATCTTCCGTCTCAACGGTACGAAAACCGCCGGGAATGTCAGACTCTTTGGTCTCAACACCAACCGGCATTGCAAACTTGACGTCGCGAACTACGGCGTCATACATGTCACCTGCACACAACTGTGCAAATGGCGAATTTGGGGCAATTGCGAACTCTCGCATAACGGAGCCTCCGAAAAGAAATTGAAAACGACAGGAAACCCTGTCTCCACAGGGAAACCGACACCAGAACCGCTCCACGTGAATACAGCCCCATATCGCTACGGAGCCGTATCCAGCGAGCAGTAACATTTGCCCAATTCTTATTGGGTACGGAGTCTTACAGCATATCAATAGCTTCGTCCATATCTACAACCTCATGATAAGACTCAGCTTCAACAGTCTCACCATTGGCCAACGCTTCAGCTTCAGCGGCTTTGGTCTCGGCGATAACGAGTTTCTGTGCCAAGACTTCGCGGCTCAAAGCCTTCAGGATAAAACTGAATGGTGATTTGCCATTCATGTCAAGCAAATTGTTGACGGATTTTACATCGTCCAGGCCAAAGAAGAATGATGTGTTATAAATCTCAGACACATCCTTAGTGTACACATCGAAGTGTACATTTTTCCAAGTCGCAGTGTGTGCCATACGAACTGCGTTGGTTTTATTCCAACGGTAGCCTTGCTGACCACGAGAACGTTTGTCTTCTTCGAACAGCTCAACAAAGACTTTGGCAATTTCAAACGCCATTACGTAATCTTCGATGAACATCAATTCGAAAGCCTTCTCGAATGCCTCAGACATGCAGTCTAGATCAGTCTCCTTGTTGCGCAGGTTTAAATATTCGCAGAAGCGAACGTTGCCGTTGCTATGCTTCATATTTTCCACAACTTCCTTCTGCAGCAAGATACCCATAGCATCAATAGCCAAGTTGGCCATATTAGAATAGCCCAGTTTGTTACGGATTAAATGGGTCAATGTAATAAGATTATTAGTCTCGCTACCCACACCAGTCTTAGCAGCTACGATTTCTTCGACAGCAGGCTGAACATCTTCTTTGCCCCAAACTTGAACAGAGCGCTCATTGATCTCTTTGGTGTTAAGAGAACCCAGTTCGTCTTCCACATAAGAGAGCTGTTGTTTGGCAGAGTTACATGCCAACAGTTTATCCTCGCTCCATTGCTCTTGGCCTTCATAACCTTTAGCCCAGAACAATGTCAAGCGGTCACCATCCGCATCATCACGGTTGCTCATATGAGACAATGCATCTACGAATACTACTGATTCGCAGATAAAGCGGTTCAGCTCAAGCTCGGCATCAGAGTCAAAGCTCATCAGAGTTTTAACCTCGGTCTCATACAGACGGAAATTGTTTTCCATCAAGATAGGGAACTTAATAGCGCCCACTTCACCACGTTTTGCAGCCTCCTTATAGCTACGATCCGCAGTGATAACTTTGAGCCCATTTTCAAAGTGGTAAGATACTGGCAAGCTACGACCTTTAGGCAAGCTGAATTTTAAGCCCTTGTGAGAACCAAAGGTTTCTTCAATAGCCAGTAAATGCTTGGCGTGCGTTTTGATAACACCAGCGGCTTCCCAGGTCTTAGTGCCACGAGTTTTTGCCATCAGGATAATAGAGGCCAGAGACTTGAAGAAGTCTCCACCAGTGAACTGAAGACCAGATACGTGATCACCAGTAATAGTCTCAGGTTTATCCCAGAAGCTAGAGCCCGGGAACACGAAGCTGTGATCACCAGCTTTGATTTCAAAACCACGAGGCATATTCAATAATCCAGGGAATTTGCCATAACCGTTAAACAGGTTAACCAGGAATTGCTTCATGATGTACTGAGAAGTTTCGTCACCAACAAGAGCGGTATATTTCACTTGTTCAACTGATAATGAACCATTACCAGCAAACATCACAGCAAACTTATCAGAGTACCAAGTACGAGTCATAGCTAAGAACTCGTTGGCGGTACAAGACCAATCCACGTTCTTGGCAGCTGCAACTGCTTTGGCAGTACGTTTACCGGTACGGCCGGAAATGAAAGACTTGAACAGAGATTCACCGTATTGACGAATCATCTGATCCGCCAACAATACGCCGCCCTCAGCAGAGTGGGACACTGCTTCAACTAAGCCGGCTCGTTTCATTTCCAGAATACGAACCACTGGAGAGTAGGTAGTATTACCACCTTTGAGCTCAGATAAGAGCTCATTCATCAGAGTTTGCTCAGGTGCTTCTACCTCAACACCGTTGATTTTATCATTAACGGTGATTTCAGAACCGACTCGACGATGACCCTGCAGTGTGTAGAAGTCAGAGACGTAAATCTCTTCCTCAATAATTGCGAACTCATAAACCAAACCGTCAACATTGACAGATTTGCTATTCATCGCAATAGCCGCATTGGCAGATGCACGGAAACTTTCATCCTCCAGCAGACGCAACATAAAGTCAGCTAGATCACCACCCATGATCGCATGTGTAACACCGACAGCTTTGGATTTCAGCATAGGAGAGATGATGTCTACATCAAGGTAGTCGACCAATGCATCGATCTCTCTAACGTTGGTAACTACACCTTTCAGATGATGAAAGCTAACAACACGCATTTTACCGTACTGTTGAATCAAAGACTTGCGGCCATAACAAGCACCGCCAGCAAAGTTCATGGCCAGAGGATGATCTTTAACATCAGCCAGAGATTTAACTTTGTCGCCAGCCTCATTAGTAACGGATAAAAGAACTGCCACCTTACGAACCCCAATGGAGACTTTAGTGTCCAAGTCTGGATTCAGAATGCCACGTGCAATGGCTTTCTTCACGTCATATACGCTGATATATTTACCAGCTAATTGAGGATGGTTAACAGCAACCATAGAGTTTGGCGCCTTGCGGCTAATAAACATGGCATCACTAACCGGCATGCCGAGCTTCCAAGATGTGTCAGGTGAGATATTCAGGAGATCACCTTGTTGAACCTTAACGCCCTTAGGAGCAGGTTTTTCAGATTTAACAACAACGACACCGCCGCTCTTACGTTTGAGAGCATCAACCAATTTGACGCCTTCGGTGTTAATACCGGCCATCCAGTCAATAAGGGTCTCAATACTTTCAGTGACAGATACGATGCCATCTTTGTAAGAGACAAATGCGTGGCGGGCGATAGTTTCGCGGCCAAGCGGGGAATTTACCAAAGATGTAGCCAAAGTCCCACGTTGTGCAACTACCCTTACACTACCTTTGCTTGGACGTCTAATATTGATCTCCACTTTGCCTACAATAGGCAAGGCCTCACCAGCCTTGATCTTACAAATAGTACGAGCCCAATCTTTGAGATTATTCAGCTCCTCTTTGGTAGGAGTTTTACCGGCTTTAACGGTCTCTACACGTTGTACCATTGTAGGTACACCTTCTACTTCAAAACTATAAGACATTTCAGTCTCCTTTACTTCATTCAAAACAATAGCCTCTACTTCTGCATTAGCCCATGCCAAGGCTTCTAAACGAGAGCCCACTTCTTTGACTGCTACAGCGGCCCCATCTTTAACGATAGCCACTACTTCTGGCTTCATTGCGGCCGCTTTGCTACTAGATAAAGCAACAACCTCAACACCTGGCACTTTATGAACGCCAGCCTTAATATTGGCGGTGTGCTCAAAATTAGCTTTAGCAGCTTCGTAAGAAGCAGCAGCTTTTTCGTTGACAGTAGAAGTGAAGGTTTTGAAAGTGATAGTTGACATAATAATTTCCTTTTTGAAAAGTTTTTAAAAATAAAAAATAAACTGTTTCGGGTATTTTTACCCATCATCAGCAGAGACACACATCTCTGGACAGTGAGCAGTTTATTGTCGTACTCAGGACTAAGAGATTATTTGGTTACTTCATATCCAGTAGCGTTCTCGCATTCTTGTACTGTCATGTGAGTAGTTACACGGCAATGATTGTAATCACTGCGTTTAAGAGCGTTACTAATGCCACCAAAAGCAGCGTTAATAGCGATAACAGAAGCAACGATGGCGATGATATGACGGATTTTCATAGTATGATACCTTTCTTTGGTAAATAATAAACAAAATAATGAGACAGAATTATCTCATTTATAATAACACTCTGTATTGAATGCCATTATAGATAAGATAAAAGGATGTGCAGGACTAATATCCCACACACCCTTAAATATAGACCTTATAGTTCCTTACACAGGCCTTTATTACTCTTACATGCTTTGTCAACAGAAGTGACACTCATACTTCCTTTTACATTCTCAGCAGCGTTTTTGGCTCCAGAGAACATGAAAGAGTAAAAAGAAAAGCAAAAGAATACTGCAACAGAAGCGATGATAAAGTTTTTCATGGTAAGTCCTTTCTTAGACTAAAGAATAAAATAAAAGATGTAGATGAGAGCAGTCCATTCCACCCCAGGGGGCAAATCCCGGACATACCCCCATCCACAGGGATATCATTAATAGACACCAGGTACCCACACGCATTACATCAACCATTACTCAAAACAATTCATTTCATATTTTTATTTGATCCACACGCATTATCACACACATCCTCACTCACACATCCACACACCTCAAGTTTCACGTCTACTTCAGTCATCCATTCTCACTTCCCATTCAACCAACCCCCAATCAGTCTTTGCCTTCGGCAAAATGATGGGTCCGCCGCGCCGGGCCATTCTGTGTTTTGGGTCAACTATCCCCCTTGGTTTGCCCCAGGGGGCATGAATTAATGGGGTGTGGTGTTTTGTGTTTTGTCGGGCCGGCCGTTTTAAAATTTGTCTATTTTCAAAGGATAGTTAGTTGACTTTTTCTATTGTTTCTGTTCTAATTGTTTCTACAGGGAGGGTCGCTCCCTCTCTTGTGTCTATTGATTCAGATTTTTAAAAAGCTTTTTAGAAAGTGATTTGTTATGGCAAATTTGCGACAATCGATTTACGGTGGGATGTCTGAGTTTCTGATGCGTTCGGAGAAACAGGCACAATTCACCGCTGCTGCAACTGCTGGCGCTGCGGCCTTCGGCGGATACGGTGTTGCTAAAGGTGCTGTCTCTGATAACACCACGATGTTTGGTGGTGCTGTCGGCGGTGCAACTTTTGGTGGTGCTGTTGGTGCCGGATTGGCTTACGCTGCTTCAGGTGCTCATGGGAAGGGTCTTAGAAATGTTCTAAGAAGCCTTAACAACAAATTCTCAGGAGCAGACCATGCTGCTGAGGATATGATTCGCCGGACAAAGGCATCAGCCATGTCACCACATGACTGGGAGTCCTCTGCATTGGCGAAAAAGACCTATCAGTTCGGGGATATGAACTATAACACTAGCGACCTTGTTCATTCTGTCAAGGAGAATCGTGGCTTACAGAACGTTTCTCTGACAGGAAAGAAAGATTGGGAAGCTTGGTTTGATGGGGCTAAATAATGGGATTGTTTAACACATTCAATCGGGAAAGGGCTGCGTATCGCTCAGCCATGAAGGCTGCGGATAACTCTCTTAGAAACAAGAGAGCAATGACAAATGCCGGGTTCACACTTGCCTCTGATGTTAGAGGAAAGCTGGCATCTAGATCCTTGGCAACTGGTGCTGCTTTCGGTGCTGTCGGGTATGCATACAATACAGCCACTGGAGGCGATCCTTTTAGTGGTGCTTCAAGCGGTATGATGGCTGGTGCACTCATTGGTGGTGCACGTGGTGCATCTCTCTTATCAAAGGCTGGTAGGGATGGACGAATTATCAAGTCCATTAGTCAGTTTAACAACCGGGCTAAGAATCCTGCTGCAGCTATGGAGACATCAACTTTTTCTCAGGCACTGTTCGGAGAAATGGGCTCTTCTATTGGTAAGTTTAATAATGCATCTAGGAGCCCTGTTAATAGAGCAGCTAATTCAGCTAAAGCTGCTAATATGTCTGGTGCCGGTAGTCGTAATACATATACCGGCTACAATGCCAGAGTTGTTGGTGACAAACTTACTAACACCTATGGCACGAGCCCAGGGAAAGATGGAATATTCAAAAATCAAACTTGGGGAAAATAAATATGTCTGAACAAGATGAAAGCACCATTCTTGGTATAAAAATACCAAAAAGCTTTGGGATTATCGGAGTGTTCTCCGCACTATGTTCTATTGTTTACGGTTCATGGATCGGAGCGACAACAATGGCAAGGATGGAGTCCCAACAAGCTGCTATGGCGGCCAACATTGAACAGATTAAATCAGATTTAGTTACTAAGAATGAGCTTCAGTCTCAGGTCCAACTTATTAATGGCATGATTGACCGGAATAAGGAGGATATTCGTCGTCACGAAGATAGATTATCCAATCTGGAAGGTGAGCACCGTAGGAGCGAAAGAGGTAACTAAGATATAAAGGAATTATATGGGAACTGTAAAAGGAAACCTTATTGCTTTTATATCTAGAAAATTATTCTTTTCACTTACAATTTTTGGAGTCTGTGCTTGGCTTCTCTCTATAGGGAGGCTGAACTCAGACTCTTTTGAAACTATAACTATTTCAATAATTGCTGTTTATTTAACTTCAAATATTGCAACTAGATACACAGTCGCTAAAGGTAAACTTATAGCAGAGGCTGCCAAAGAACAATCTGTTGCAAAGCATAATGATGATGAACCTGAAGACGAGCAGAACGAATACGAAGAGTATGTAAAAGAATTGAATGAAGAGCCAAAAGGTTGATTTATAACACATTTATTTAATATAGAGGAATTTAGATTGATATGCTGTTAGAGCGATTAAAACAGAACTCAGCGATTAGACGACAATTTGGTGTTCACGGCCGAATCCGCCTAAGATTTAAGGACGGTAAAGAGGCATATATCTATACATTAGAGTCGCCATGGGATTATAATCCTGATGAGCCTAATGGTATTGTTGGTCTTAGCTGTATTAAGGATGGAAGTTATCAACTTGCTATCGAAGAATCTCCGGTACATAAGATTAAATTGCCGTTCCTAGTTAATCCTAGCAATGGTGTGCAATTAAGGCAGAAAAGTGCGGCAACAGATAGATGTGGCCATGCCTTTTGTCACATTATTGACAATGATATCTATAGTATATATGGGAGGTATATTCTAATTGGCGCTGATACTAGATATAATACTCAGGGTTTTTACGAGCCAATAGAAGGGTATAAAGCATACACCCTGCTAATGAAATATTTAGAGGAAACTAATGATATGGAGGTAAAAATAGCGTGGGTGAACTAGTTAAGAATTTTAGTGACAACTGCATTAAGCTCACAGAGCATTTTGAGGGCGCAGTGTTGCACAAGTATGATGACGGCGTAGGCAAAATCACTATCGGCATTGGTCATATGGTTAAGCCGGGCGAGATCTTCCCGGAGAAGATTACCTACGAATTCGCAAAAGAGTTGTTAATGAAGGACTTGCAAATCGCCAAGAATGCAATCCTAAAGAATGTAAGAGTTCCGTTAAACCAGCACCAATTTGATGCGCTTGGTGTCTTTATCTTTAATGTTGGAACTAATGCGTTCGCAAGCTCTACATTGCTTAAGAAATTAAATGCTGGCGATTTTGATGGTGCATCAAAAGAGTTTATCCGCTGGAATAAGGGCAGGGTAAAAGGTGCCCTTTCAGAAATGCCGGGACTTACAAGGCGCCGTGTTGCTGAGCAAAAACTGTTTAACTCAAACCCGTCGCTAAATAACCCTTTAAAATTTATCATTGTATAAAAACAAGCTCCAGGGTATAAAACCTGGAGCTTTTATTTTAACTAATTGGATTTGATCTAAATGATGTTGAGAAGGAATCCATCACTTCTCTATAAACCAATGGGAGATTTTTAACCATTCTTGAATCGGTTGAATCATCAATCTCTTTGATTACCAGATTCGATTTAGAGAACTTGTTTTCTAGGTCTTTGATAGAATCTTCGCCGAACTCTGCTGCAAGAAATTCCATTACGCCGGTAGGTGTTCCGTAAGGATTAACTTCGCCATCCTTCAGATGGTCTTCTATCTCAGCAATTAGAGATTTAGGCATACACAAGTTGATTCTAATGTCTTTGTGTGGAACCCACTTAATGCCTCTATTGTAGTTAATAGCTGTATTGATCAGCATTGCTACTAGTTCTTTCGGTGGAACAATATACCCATCTAGGCTTTGTTCTATAACGGCAGTATAATTAGTTCTGTATTCGCCGGTTGCCAATTTACGAAGCTCTGGGATCGGTTTATCTTTAAGCTCATCATAAGGCTGCTTGTATGTGTATCGATATACTGGGTATTCAATAATAGCGGCGCTTAGGAAGTATTTGTTCTCTAATTCTTCAATGCCGCGCATTGAGGTTCTCTCTTCTCTATTTACCATGTAGATCAATGGGTAAATATTAACCTCGTTGCATGAGAACAGAGGGTTGCGCATTTTCTGTTCGTAAAAGATACGGCCAACTTCGTTGCTTACGGTTTCGTTTGATGCCCATACATCACGAACGCCGGTGGCGTCATTATAAGCCACACGTGGAGTAAGGCACATAGCACATGTTGAACCAAGGTTGTAATAAGTTATACGCTCAGGTTGAGATTGGAAAAATTGGTCTTGAAGAAATTCGCTTTTGCTCATATTGTTGTAATCCTATATTCTTTTATTGTTATTTTTATTAGAAATATTTTAAGTGTGTCCCCTCACACATAGAGATTGTATTATACGCTAAAACGGTATAAAAGTCAAGTTTTTTACAATCTTTATTCTGTTTGTAATCAAGCACTTATAAAAATATAAAATATATGTACACCATACTAATTTTTGAATGTAAATTTTTAAAATAGTTCTTGACATTTGTGTCAAAAATCCGTATAATAACGGTCATGATGTTGATGACTGGACAAGCTGAGTCGGGATAATCTACGGCATCCGGCCTTCAAGAGACATCATCTTACTGTGAACTAGTCTTAGATGAAAATCTAAATAACCTCGAGAGGCGAGGTCGGACGAAGCAGTAATGAAACTCCTAGATGTGGGCAAGCCTAACCGAAGGAGTCGATCGAAAACTCGTTGTTGAAGTAGCGTAAACTCCCTGAAATATCAAAGCAATACGAGAGGTGGCGAGTATAAATAAATTTCCTGTTATGCAGTGGATTGTAACCGATACTAATCGGCCACATGGGAAGATGAAACATCTCTGGTCTTGTAGAGATAGCATATTGAGCTACAAGATGATGCTAAATAGCATGACTACAAATGGAAGTATTAACGGTCCGTGGTTTCCATGGAGGGTCAAGATGGGTAAAGAAAAAGCCTAGGATATAGCTCTCTTACAATTAGAGTTATATCAGTAAGACATCTACGTTATACAACATGGCTAGATCGGGTTATATTTATCAAGCCGCTTGTTTTGGTTAGGCCTAACTGTATCTATTATTTATCTAAAATAAAATAAATTCAGTCTATAATAGATGGCCGCTGTCACGCGGCCCCGGCCCTTCAATACAAGAAAATATAATCATAAGTAATGTAGATAATACATAGGCTGCTACCGCAGCCCTAAGTTACCAATAGAGGAAACGAACATAAGCTTAGGATACTTACTTAAGCTTGTTGTAGTCTACAATTAATTAGATAATACTTGGAGGTAGCTTGGTGCTACCTCCTGTTTTATTTGCAAAAGAAACTTACTTAAGCAAATAATATTTACTGCTTCCTGTATTGGAAGTATACTATGGAAGCTTTTTAGAGATGTTCTGCTAAATCGTGGTTACACTACCAGAGTTAGCTTCTAGGGTCATATATCCGGTTATTGCCTATGACCATGATTTAGCCTATACTAAATTATTCGATAGTAAAATAGAAATTTGAATTCTACCTAGATTATACGAGACTACTACCTGCATATATTTCCGTTCTGTTTATTTAAGTATAGCATGGTAAGAATATAATAATAATAATTTGACTCAGGATAATTAGTTAATGGCTATTCCAAATAAAGAAATACAAGAAATGTTCGATTTGTCTGCAGGTATAATCTCTGCTCATGAAATGAGAGAAAAAGAGAAAACCAAGACAAAAACAGAAGTTGAAAAAACAGTTTCAATGATACAAGAAACTAAATCAAAATCTATTCCAATTTTGTTTTCATCAAGAGGAATCAAAGTTGTTGATAATAAGATCACGAGAGCTAGATACCTAGATGCGTTATCATTAGACGACAAGCTGTATGAAAACATTGTACTAACAGAAGATGAAGCGTTAGCATTCAGCACTAGTTTGAGACGATCAACCGATGGTGGTATATCAACATACTCCCCAATGATTTGTAGGGGTTCAAACTGTAAGGTAAAAGAGACATGCCTAACTGGAGACTCCATGGTCTCCATGCACGATGGAAAACAAGTAAGAATAGACCGAATTAAAAGCGGAGATAAAATCATATCATTCAATACGAAGACGAAACGTATTGAGCATGACATGGTATATGCCACAGCCTATGTCGGCGAGAAGACAGTTTACGAAATTAGAACCATAGACGGCCATTGCATTAAGGCAACGTCAGACCATCAGTTCTTTGCTATAAAAGGAAGAGGTTCTAAATTTAAATTCCTATCTATTGATGACGGTCTTACAATCGGAAGTAAACTAGTATACGAAGACCTATTTAGTGAAGAAGACAACTCATATGGGGACTGTTTAATTACTAAAATTGAATCAATAGATGTTGTTGGTGTCCTCCCAGTATACGACATCCAGGTATTTAAAAACTCCAATTTCTTTGCCGAAGGACTATTGGTCCACAACTGTCAGCTTTACAAGATGAATAAGGCACCAGTAGGTGCCCCATGTATTTATGAGCAAGACTATCTGCGTAGCCAAACAGAAAGATACTTCGAAGAGTTCAACGTTCAGCCAGATAGCCCAACAGAAATGCAAATGGTTGCAGAACTCGCTGAAATAGACTTGTATGAAAGAAGGGTTACTCAGATCCTATCATTAACACATCAAGATTTCAGCCAAGAAGATTTAATGGGATTCGATGCTGGTGGCAATATGATCGCCAGAGACGACATATCAAGATATCTCAATATCAAAGAGAAACTGAAAAACAGAAGAAGTAAATTATTAGAATCTCTGATGGCAACAAGAAAAGAGCGAGCCAAGATCGCTGTACAAGCATCTGGTGCAAGTATGGGAAGCGGTAGCCAGTCACTTAAAGATAAGCTTGATATGTTAACTGCCGCAACACGTGGCAAATATGTCGATAAATCTATCGACCAGTCCGTAATAGATGGTTCAAATAAATGACAGCTTCAAAAAGGATTCGTGGTAAGCCTAAGCGCAATAAATCTCCACGTATACAAAAGTCCAGACATACAAAAGAAGAGCATATAAAAAATAATGGCGCTTACTTCAATAAGGGTAAGCGATATCGCTCAGGGAAGTATTTCTCCACTAAGGCTGGCAAGGATATCGAATATAGAAGCCTATACGAGTATGCATTCTACAAAGGAATGGACACTGATAGCAGTGTTATAAAATACATCGTAGAGCCAATGAAGATACCATATACAGACAATTCCGGGCTAAGAAGGAATTACATCCCCGACGCATTGGTCTTATACTCAGATGGAAGATTAGAACTATGCGAAATAAAACCTTCGTCTGCCAAAAAGGCAATAAATGTACAACTAAAAGCTAGAGCCGCAGTTGTATTTTTAAAAGAAAATAAGATCAATGCAAAATATAGATTTATCACAGAAAAAGAGATATTCGAAAAAGATGGCGATTACCGCAAATTACTTAAGGAAATAGGATGAAACCGTTTAGCAATGTCATCTCCCTTGACTTCGAAACAACTTCTACAAATCCAGAGGAAAGAATTAAGGATGTTAGAGATGGCGTTGTTAAGGCTAGACACAAAGCAAGGATATGGTCCGTTGGTTTGGCAACAAGAAGCGATGGATCAGAAGCTATATTTAATCCCTCAAGAGAACAATTAGAGGCTGAGAAAATAGCCCTAAATAAAAGAGGGTTCTATGCACAAAACCAAGAGTGGCAAACATATATCTCCGGTAAAAAGAAACCGTCATCAGCAGAGCTACTATTTGAAGCTTCAGACAGGGCAATACTTAAGCATCTGGACAATAGTCTGACATTCGGAAATTCAGGAATGGTCCTTGTTCAGAACTTAGGGTTTGAACGAGCATTTTATGCAAGCCTAGATGGGTCATCATCATCAAGGCTTATGAGCCAGATGTATGAACGGTCACCAGATGGTCAAACCAAATTGTATTCACCGTCTGAAGTTGTAAAAGCTAGGGCCGCCGCAAAGGACGCTAAAACGCTCTCAGATTTAGATTCAGCCATGGACAAGGTAATTGATGCCTACAAGAAAGTAGACGCCTCTGTGATGAAATATGACGCAGAGAGAGCGGTTAAAGGCGGATTGCCAATGTTCTATGCTGCAGATCTTATGGATTTCACTAAAGCAACATTTGTTAAGGCTGCTGCACAGGGACATATACCAGAAATATACAAGGATATGGGCCATAATGTAGACTTCCTTGCAAAACTATTCTTAGGCGAAAAAGAAACCCACGGCGCATTGTCCGATGCAAGACAACAAATAAGGCTTTTTGACAAAATCACAGCTCTGCGTGAGGAATTGATTTCCGGAAATATCTCCGAAGAGAGCACCGGTATCTTTAATAAGATGAAGACTGCATCAGGTCTACTAAGAGAGATGCAGGCAGCAAAATCAATAACTTCGAATATAGAGAAGTTTAAAGAATTTGGAGCGTGGGATTCTAAGCAAAGAGTCGATACTGCCCAAGTGCCATTTATAAACTCTATAACTGGAGAAACAGGACATATAGATGTTCCAAGGTTTACAAGAGATATCTCCAATGAGAGAGGATTGGCTAATTTCTTAGCAATGTCTAAAGAAAGATATGGTAACACTCAGTCTTATGCAGAGCTTGAAAGAATCGTCAAGATGGCCCAGGGAAATCCAGAGGTTGCACAAGACTTACTTAGAAATCCAGATACTACTTTTAAAATAGGCTTATTGAATTCAGAGAACACTGAGATTCTAGATAAAGTGCTTAACGGGCAGAAGCTAACAGATGAAGAGCTATTAAAGATACGCAGATACAATGTTTCTTCAGGAACAGAACAAACGCTCTCTGGATTTGCACGAGATACATATAAAAAAGTTAGAAATAGTAACGAAATATTAAAATCGATCCTTCCAGAAAATCATAGGGTTGGTATACCCGCAGTTGGACTAGCCGCCGCCGGCGGATTGCTATACATGATGGGAGACTCATTTGATGATGATATGAGGGTTAAGAAACTGAAATCTAGACAAGAAGCATTAGATTTCAAACAGTACAATGACCCCACATTCAATAAGTTCGACGCATTAGATTATTCTATGGCAATTCCAGCTGGATATATGGAGGCTCAATATAGGGAGTCAAGGAGAGCGCATGAGTATTGATAAGGCTCAGCTTTGGGACCAAATACGATTAGAATCAAAAGATGGCCTTTTTAGCAATAGTAAAACTAGAGAGAAAAATACTATTAGGACATCTAAACGCTTATTCGAGAATAGTCTCGGGCATAATCATCCTATAAAATGGTCTACGAATTTGCATTATAAAAATGCAAACGAGGGCTATATGGATGTCAAAAAGATGCTGGATGGAACAGACCCACTTTCTAAGGGATCTATAAATACTGCGCTAAAAGCAGAAGCTATAACCAACTCTAGAAATAGAACAGCAGCAGAGCGTATCTTTGGTGCAGCTCCAGGGTCCAGTAAATACAATTCCACACAGCCTATAAGGGGCGGCGGGATAAATAATATATACGCATTTAACAGCTATGAATCATTTGCAACAGCAGGGGCGATGGACCATCTTGGTAGAGCTAGAAAATTCATAACTGGATATGGATTACGAGATGACTTAATGAACTCTGTCGGCTTAATGACAAAGCATCAGAAATCAATTATCGCATCTTCAGCAACAAAAGCCTCAGATAAGTTATTTGCAGGACTTGCCCCTACAATAGGCGGCATGTTTGCATTATCAGAGGCATCTGACTATATTTTCGGGAATAAAGAATCCACAATTACAGACAACGCCGCAACATCTGTAGCAGGTATGGCCGCATCCCTTGCATTGGGAACATATGGATTCCGTGTTGGCAAAGAATTGACACACGCAGGAACATCTCTTCTAAAAGGCGCTCCAATTATAGGCAAGATTGGACGAGGAACAGCAGGAGAAGCACTTGGTGCAGCAGGAAGAATTAGGGGTGCCGCAAAACTAGCAACAGGTACCATGGGTGGACTTGTTGTCGGTGGAGGCCTAATGCTCGCTACTGACGCGGTAGTCGGCTTAGCAAAAAGCATGGCAGACAGGGATAATAGAATCCTGCAAATAAGGAATTCTCTATTCTCGCCAACTACTGGCAATACTTCGGTTAACACTGCACAACTTGCAACCAGTAGACAGAGAGCATTTGCTAAACTATCAAAATCATCACTGAATGATAAGGGCTACATTCTCGGAAATGAAGCAGCAATTTTGAAGGGCATTTTCTAATGGAAGATTTAGATAAAAATACCGACCATATCAGAAGCGATATAGATGATATCGAGGATAAAAAGCCTACGTCGTCACTTATACAGCTATATGAGATGCCATGGAGAGAATATCTAAAGCATAAGAATTATGACACAGATATTAACAATATGTGCAGAAATTGCCAAAGAGAGCAAATTAAAAAGTACGGTGAAATAACGATAAAATGTTCGGGCCCCAAAGATATCAGTGTTCTTGACCAGAATATAGTGGCCAATATGAACAGCGACGAGCTTGAAGAAATTAAACAAGCTATGAATCCAGTATACTGGGCCGAAAAGAACATTGATGTCAATCAGCCGGACCCTACAAAGCGTTTATATGTTAATCGCTGGTATCAATCTATGCAAATTCAGTGCTCGGCCTCTAAAAAAGCAATCCGATGCGGACGCCGATCCGGTAAATCATACGGCCTTGGTATTGATATCGCAAACAGACTTGTACAGAATAGTAATTACCAAATTCTAGTGGTTACACCGTTTCTTTCACAAGCAAAGGAACTTACAAGTGTAGTTAAAAAGATTCTACGATCATTAAGTGCCACAATAGGTACATGGGATGATTTGGTGGAGAGATCTGTTACATCTCCGTATCAAGAGATACAGATGAAGAATGGATCAACATTCAAAGCATTTACAGCCGGTAACGATAACGCGAACGCTGTACGTGGACAAGGTGCCCACCTTATCATTATTGACGAGGCCGACTTCTTAACACAAGAAGCATTCGACTCTATTACGGCCATTCTTATGGATAAGCCCAATACAGAAATTATCTGTACATCAACACCGATGGGCGAGGGATTGCTATATAAATTTGCAAACTCAAAAGACTATAAGGAGTTCCATTTCCCATCATTCTGTATTCCTCATTATAATGACGACATGGATAGAGAGTTTAGAAACTCACTGTCTATGATGGCATATATTCAAGAAATTATGGCAGAATTCGGTTTGTCTGATAACTCTGTTTTTGATACCGACCTTGTAAATAGGAGTACATTAATAGGAACATCAGAATCTCTGCACAATGTCATTACGAATAGGAATAGATACATAGTCTCACTTGGATGCGACTGGAATGCCGACAAAGTAGGTACACGTATTTGTGTTATTGCATACGATAAGATTGAGCGCAAAATTATCATAGCAAACCTATCAAATGTAAGACGAGAAGGGTGGACACAGGTAGCGGCGATAGACAAAATTGTCGAACTAAACCGCTTATATACGCCAGACTATATTTATGTCGATGAGGGATTTGGCGAGGCTAACGTTCAACAGCTAAAACTTATTGCAGTAAATCTGTTCGGAAAGGTTCCTGCAGATCATCCTGACTTAAGGCTTAGAGATGTAGTACCAGTAAACTTCTCATCAACATTAGAACTTCGGGACGTAATGACTGGTGAGATTCGTAAAAAATACTTCAAGAATTTTATAGTCGAAACAACAAAACGCGCATTGGAAACAGGGCTACTTGCATTCAAGGACCCAATATCTGCACCTATTGTAGAGCAGATGAAAAACTATATTGTAAAATCCAGAGCAGCTAATGGCAGAGAAGTCTATGAGGCTAAAAATAGCGAAATAGGCGACCATGATTTAGATGCGTTTATGATTGCATTGGCGGGATTACAACTAAACGAGAATTCGATTCTAGACACTAGACGTTATTCTAATATTACAATATTGCCACTTGAAAAGCGTGGTTCCGAGGCGTATAATGGTTCGAATGAAATAGAAAAACGCTCATATGCAAACGAAGAAAAATATCATCGTACAGTTCGTGTTGCACCAGGAATAAGTAGACGCTCATCTATGTCTGGTGGACCTATGGGCAATAGAGGAATACTGTCCAGAGAGACAGCCTCTACATTTATGAATAGGTATAGAACTACAATGAGGTCAAGATCTAGATAAGAGGAATCAATCTAATTATGGATTACAATCTAATCAGAATTACTGATAGCACCGTTTTGTCGGATGCCGGTATATGCTACTATGACCCGATAGAAGAGGTTATCAAAGAAATTGGTTCTGGATATATGATGGGGACAAATCCTACATCCCCTGTAATCCACAAGCTAATGCTAGTGATTAAGAACGGTTCTATCAAAAAGGTCAATATTAAAATTGTCAAAAGTGAGGAGCTAGAATCCTTATTTGACATTAAAATTTTACCTGGGGTCTCTGCCCCAGGAATTTCTTCCTTCTCTGAGATAGACGCGTTTAATAATCTCGAAATTTCTGAAGGATTACAACCATATTCACTTATTCCGTTTCATGTCTACATTAAGACAAAAGGGCCAATCAATGCCCTATTGAATGCACCATTGGAGCTGACATATGAGTTCTAGTTTTACCGTAAAAGAAGTAAGTTCAATACTGGAAGAACTTGTTGTTGCTAAGTCTGAATTGCTAGGAAAACTAAAGGACGTAAAAGTTACAGCGACCAATGATCGCGATCCTGATGTTATGACAGCTATACGGAATCTTTATGGCGAAGATGCAATCAAGGACGGTAAAGCATCAATCACATTTGAAATGGTTGCACAGTGTGTCGATATAGTTAGGAGAGCCGGTAAGGCTAAGGCTGCGGAGTTAATTAAATGATTGAGTTATGGGGATCACAAAGTCAAAATACAATCGTTGACCAGCAGCGTGCAGAGTTATACATGAGAATCTTTCAGTATGCTTCATCTGACTTTACAAATAACCAGGATATAAAGACATTTGTCGATGATGTTATCAACTGGGCAAAGTCTGTTGAGAACAGAATGAAGCAATTTGAAAAAGACTTAAATGTTCATACTCATAAGATTCCTGCACATACCCATCAGGTCCCTCCGCATACTCATTTGATATTACCACATGTTCATCCTACAGCATGGGGACCTAGCGGGCCAAATGTCCCAACTCCTACTGATACGGGGACATTAACGACCACTGGCGTTAATCAAGAATTTGAATCAATTAAACCAACAAAAGAATTAAAATGGAGGGATGGACAAATCCCTAAAGCATATCAGAATACATCTGGCGCCACAACAAACCTTGATAATAAAGTTATATCAGGTTCAGGCGTTATAGGAGATTCTAATGTCCATCAGCGTAGATCTACGCCTTTAGAAAAGGCATACGTACCAAACGTCCCTCCATATTTATTACCAGAACCAGTATAGGATATAGATGGAATTAAGCAGAAAAGTTAACCCAACAGCGAGCACAACATATGCGGTTGCTTACGCTCAACTTATTGTTGATCATTTCTCAAAGGCACTTCAGGAAAACGGCTGCTTAATACAGGTTCCTGTCGGATTATATATACAGTTTGACGACCAATACAACAGATTGGTAGATTATATAGAGAGTGCATTAAATGCTGGGAATATTGACAATGACGGCAATGGTGATAAATTTGACGATGTCGTTAGTCCTAACGGTGCTATTAGCCCTAAATATCTAGCCGCAATAAAGAGTGCAATAAGAAAAGCAAGTAACGATTGTTTTGCTTGTAAAATTGAAAAGCCGAAATTTGACTTTAGTGGTATATTCGGAAACTTATTAAAAGATATCACAACATCTCTGGATCAGTTTAAGAACATAGGTAAATTTAATAAGGCATCGGTTTGTCAGTATGCATTCTTTTTATCATACCTATGTTTACCAGATTTATTGAAATTGATAGCATTAATTCTTGCAGCAATTGTGAAAACAACTCAGAATATACAATTGCCAAGACTAACGGTTGCCGTATTTATTAATGCAATCCTAGGCGCAATCATAGAGGCCCTAGTAAAAAATATTTCTATATTAGCAAGATTCGCGCTTACTCCCGTATTGTGCATACTTGATTCAATAGACTCTATTATTGATCAGTTGCCAACACCAGAAAATATTCGCAACACTAGTGCAGAAGATTTAAAACAACTCGGTGTTAGCAATAAGTTCTTAGATGGCCAATACGACACTAATCTCAAGAAAAAGACCCAAGAGATTAGAAAACAATACACATCAAGAGTAAATAAATATGCCGAATCTGCAGAGCTCAACACTCGCAAATACGTAGAGGAAATTATGGGCCCTCTACAAGAAACAATAAATAGAAGTGTAGAGTCTCTAAATAATGCAATATCAGAATTAACTGGTCTTCTTAATCATTACAGTTGTGAACCGGCGCGTTCCGGCTTGACTATTACGCAATATTTAAGTAATCTGTCTGAATTGATGGCAATGGCAAATCTCTTAAGATATATTGTCAGAATGAAGTCAGGAAAAGCTGCTATCGAAAAAATCTGTAATGCTCCATCCGGACAACCAAACTTCGGGGAAGATAACGATACTTCCGCCATAGACGGAAATCTGTCTATAGGTAATATAGGGTCTGTAATTGCAGATACTATTGGTTCGGACATTGATCTTATAACAGATGAAAAAGGGAATGCAATCGCTGTTGCAATAAAAGATGATAGCGATGGTAATAAGGACAACCTTTCATTTTACTCATGTAATCTTGATGACTTTGCAAGGTCTGTAACGGTTCCGGGGCTAATTGAAGAAATATCCAAATACGACTTTCCTAATATCAAAATTGACGAATGGAATCCGTCACCATGGAAAGTAACAATAATCCCGGATTCAAAATATGATTACGGTAGACCAAATACATCCATCATTCCATTGGTCATAAATACCGATGATCCCGACTGGAGCATCCCTAAGCATATTCAAAACGTTATAGGCTTTATTGATAAATATAACGGTGCAACAGATCCTGCTAGAACATCAAATGAAATTACATTCATAGACGAAGATCTGAATAAAATCATCAAAGATAGACAAATTAAAACAAAAGATGATAATATTGTTGACGGTTTAACAGACTCTTCAGTAAGAATTGTAAATGAGGATGGTAGCATTAAGATTGTCGATTCGACTGGACGTATTCAAACCAATAATGGTGCACCGACCCCTACTGCGGTTGAGAGTGTAGAACGACTGATAGCAAACTTTAGTAAATCTAATGATTCGAATTCCCCACTTGGACAGCTAGACTGTATTACAGACATAGAGAACGTCCTTAATAAACTCGGAGACCAATAATGAAAAATGAAGATATAGGCATTCTTTTGAATACTAATTATTCTTCAAATCCAAAGGTAATTAAGGATGCTTTGAGCAGTAAAGCTCTAGGTATAAAAAGACAGTCCTTATCCAACCCAGGCCTGTCTTATTTTGGAAAAAGAACCGGCGGATTTAATGATGTAATTTATAGCGGTTTTAAAAATCACGAGTATGATCTATTTGAATACTCTAGAATTATTGATACCGAAGCTATAGTTGCCAAAGCGTTTGAGAGACAAAGAGCGCTAATATTTAAAAATGGCTACTATTTCGAATCGAACAATCCAAAGAATGTCGAATATATAAAATCTAGGATTAGAGAAATAGAATATGTAACAGGTCTAACATTTAGAAACTTCATAGAAGAGATGGCCTACAATCTTGTAATGTTTCATAATTCTTACATCTTAGTGGTTCGAAATGAAAATAAATCTACTGGAGAAACTGTTAATGTGGGTAATAAAGAGCTAGAACCTATTGCAGGATGGTTCAATTTACCTACAGAAACAATTCAACGTAAACTAAAAGAGAACGGTGACGTTGAAATGTATAAGCAGTATTTAGATCCGGCAACATTTAGATTATTTTCACCAGAAAAAGTTAGACATCTTAAATACAATGCCCGCTCAGGCTTTACAATGGGTACACCTCCATTAGAAGCGGTAAAAGACGACATCCTTGCATTGAGACGAATTGAAGAATCAGTTGAAACACTGATTTATAAGGGTATCTTCCCAATGATTCACGTCAAGGTTGGTACAGAGTCTAACCCGGCAAAAATCCTTATCGATGGAAGCGATGAAGTTGAAAAGATGGGATATGTAATGCAGGAGCTAGATGAATATGGCGGTATTACTACGAGTGAACGCGTAGAGGTAAAAGCCATTGGGTCTGAATCGTTGGCATTAAGAGTAGAGAGTTACCTAGAGTATTTCAAAGACCGCGTAATGTTGGGTCTTGGTGTCTCAGATATCGACATGGGTATCGGCGATTCTTCCGGTAAAGCAACAGGTCAAATTATCTCACAAACACTAAAAGAGGCAGTTATTAATAAACAGGATGCAATAGCAGAGTTTATTACTCATGTTCTGTTTAAACCTCTACTAGTTGAATCTGGAATGTATGAAGCAGAATATATGATTCCAGAAGAAGATTTGGTTAAGTTTAAATTTAACCATGTTGACCAGGATGCACGTATTAAGATAGAATCACATATCCTTAATATGTTTAACAGTGGCCTATTGTCAATCAACGAAGCAAGACTTGAGATTGGATACAAAGAAATTGGTGATAAAGAGATCTCAAGAATTGGCAAAGACAAGGAAATGATCCTTCCGACTTACCAAGTTGAAACAGCTAAGATTGCAGCTTCAGCCGCCGCGCAGTCTAAAAAAGAAAATAGCTCCGGCAATAAGACAAAAGCAGATGGTGCTAAGAAAGCTTCAGTATCAAAAACCAATCCTAAAAATCAGTTCAGTGATTCACTAAGTTATTCATTGTTTCCAGTAGACGAAATTAGAGCAGCAATGCCAAATAAAGAGTTACTATCTGAATACATTGAAAATCATGTAAAATTGGTTGTTGACATATCTGATTCACAAATGGATAATAACGTAAAAGATATTGTTTCTGTCTTCTCTGACTCTTTGTATTTGGCTGGTCAGACTGAAGATGTTTCAGATTCATATATCGAAGATTCACTTATGGAAATATATGAGTTGATTGGAGGAGAGTCGTGAGGCCTTTTAATGACCACTTCGAGACAACTGCGAGAGTAAGTTTAGGAGAAGAGATTCAACAACGAATCTCTGATTCTCTATCTAATGGCGCTAAAGTAAAAAGCATTACCGTTAAAATGGAGGCCACTCATTCTGGCCGACCAAATGGCAATAACTGGATTTACACACCTAAAGGAATGTATGACGGATATCGTTCATTTGTATCTCCAGTGTTTAAGCCTGTAACGGAAGAACACAATCCGGATTCAAGAACTCTTGGTAGAGTTATTTCATCCAAATATGTTGATTACGGGAATATTAGTGATTCATTTAATAGCCTTTCTCCTGTAGAATATCTCGGTAAGGCAAAAGAGTTAAATCTTGATAAGCAATATCGATCACGGGGCTATAAAGGTCTTGGTCACATCGAGCTGGTTGCCAAGATTACGGATAAAGAGGCAATTGATAAAATTCTCGATGGAGAGTTCGGATTTGTTTCGGTTGACGGCAGAGTAGAAGAGGCATATTGTTCTATCTGCTCTACAAAGGTAAATTCACCTAATCGCTGCGAACATAGACGCGGCGTTAAATATGGGAATGAGAAATGCTATTATGTCGGAGGCAAAATGCACTTCGATCATATATCATATGTTGCTACACCTGCGGATAGTAATGCCGTTGCAACATTAATTCGGGATAGTAAAAATAGTCAATCCCATCTACAGATATTAGATTTTGAAATAGAAAAAGGTAAACAGATGACAGTAGGAATCCAAGACATTAATAAGTCTAGCGAACATCTTGTCGAACATGCCAAAACTCTGGGGATTAAAGACTATCAGCTTCCCTCTGAGGAAGGCTTAACTGTTCTGGATTATGTTTTTGGCGAGCAAAAAACTTTCCCAATCTCAGATAAATTATCTGCATCATTGGCTAAGTCATACTTCACCACTAAAATTTCCGATTCAGGCGACAAAGAATCAATCATCACTTTGATTGATGAAAAACTACAAGAGCTAGGTGTCGAAGATTATGAACAAGTGATCGCCGATGCGATCAAGGCAAGCGAAGAACCTAAAGAAGCAGAAAAGGTTTCAGACAATGTTGAGCAAGGTTTAGCTCAAGCAGAGTTTGATCAAGACGCTCTTGTTGAGAAAGTCGCCGTTGCAATCTCTGATAAGATCCAAGCTCTTATCGCCGGTAATGCAAACAGCTACTTAAACTCACAAAACAAAGTGCTGCGCCAAGAATTAGCTAACAAGACTATCGAGCTTGTTAAAGTACAAGACGCATTAAAAGAATCAGTGGTATCACAGATTTCGGCTATTGAAAAAATTTCAGATTCTGTTAAAATTGAAGAATTGAAAAAACGAAGTCTTGAATCTCTTTCTGACAAATTAAAAGATCTTCAGGCCGCAAAAACCGATACAACTGAAAAGGTGTCTGACTCAGTAGAAAAAGACACAAAAGAGCCTCTGGAAAAAGATTCTGTTAAGATCGAAGATAGCGCCGATACAACTACTGTAGAGGAGCCTAAAGATGTTAAAATTGAAGACGGTTTAATTTTTGAAAATAAAATTGAAGCTCAAAAAGAGTTCCTAAAGGTTCTCAATAAAGAGGGTGCTGCAGCAGCTAAAGCGTTTGCAGCAAAAGTAAAAATTAAAAGCGAAAGCTAAAATATACGGAGAATAATCCACAATGTTCCAATATCAAAACGTAGCTGCTAATGCTCCTAAGACTAAACACTACAGCCGTGAGAACTGGGCAACTCCTAATGTCATGTTCTCAGAAGGTATGCATCCTGCCGGCCAATTTATGCCAGCTCCTTACCTACCACTTATCCGCGTACCTTCCAAAGATATCAAAACTCATGTTGTAATTTCTACTGGTAAAGTAGTTGCATTCGACAGCAATGGTTATCTGGTTCCTGCCGGTATCTTGGATTCTGACGCAACTTACACCGAAGTAGACGTTCAAGAAGGCATCGTTGGTCCAGACGGTCAACCAGTTGCTGCAGGCGATAAAGTTAAAGATAAAATGAACGCCGCCAACCTGACTGTTTCTGCTCCTGTTGGTGTTGCACTGTATGACTTCTGGCGTCATCCAGGTGGCGACGGTATCAACCCCGCCCACTTCAACTATCAAAACCTGAACTATCAACATCGCGTTCAATTCGTATGTGACTACATGATCGAGTTGCCACTGGTAGAATCTGATGCTGAATACGAAAAAGCTCCTATGAAAGGTATTTCTGCCTTCATCGCTGCTAAAGGTGCAAATGCCGGTACAGGTACTCTTGCTGACTTCACCACTGTTAAACCTGGTGACTTCGTAACCTTTGACAAAAACTCTAACATGGTTGTTGCTCAAGCTTCAGTCGCTAAAGAGAAAATTCTGGGTCAAGTTCTGCAAGTTGTTAAACCTCAAGAAGACAGTCTGTTAAAACTGGTTCGCACTAGCTCTGCTGGTGGTCATGACCTGGACAAAATGCCTGGTACCGCTACTAAAGGTGCTGAACATAAAGTTGCTTACTCTAACGGTTACGGCCTGGTTCGCGTTAACCTGATTAACCGCTAATCTTACAATCATAGGAATAAATAAATAATATGTCTAAAAAATTCGACAAAACTTACGCACAAGAATCTCAAAGCATTCAATTTATTCGTGGCCTGTTCGACAATGGCGGTAAAACTGTAGATGGTGAACAAATCTCCATCAGCGACGCTATGACTGGTAACATCGAAAGCCTTAAAGTTTCTGACGCTTTTGCTACTCCTAACTTCCCGATTGCATTCAAACGTGTAATCGAAGAATTTGTAATCGATGCTATTGAACCAAATCTGATCGGTCACAAATTGCTGCAAACCATTCATATCGATCCTAACATCACCCAAGTTAACGTTAGCACTTATGGTGCTATCGAGGTTGGCGACAACTCTGTTGCTGAGGGTGGCGAATACCCAGAAGTTAGCACCACTAACGGTGGTGGTCAACTCTTCGCTGGTGTTGGCAAATACGGTAACCGTCTGCGCATCACCGAAGAAATGTTGCGTAACTCTCAATGGGATGTTATCGCTTTCCATCTGAATCGCCTGGGTCGCGCTATGGCTCGCGCTAAAGAACAAAACATCTTCCGCATGATCAACTCTGCCGGTGTTGTTGTATTTGACAACGACAATCCTAACCAATCCATCTTGGGCCGTACTACCGGTCGTGATATTTCTGGTGCTGGCAATGGTTCTTTCACCGCTGACGATATGTATGATATGTATGCCAACATGCTGGAGCGTGGTTACAAACCTAACGTTATCCTGTGCCACCCATTGGCTTGGGCTACATTCACTAAAGACCCAGTTCTGCGTGAATATGCACTGAAAAATGGTTCTTTGGACAACTGGTTTACCAGTATGCCTAGCCAAAAAATTGGTGGTGATGTTCCAGAGGCTTATCGTCGCTTCAGCCGTATGTCTGGCCGTCCAGCTACTCCGCTGACTACTGAAGAGCGCGTTGGTACTCAAGATACACCATTCCAATTCCCATCATACTTCCCTGGTACTCAAGGTCTGACTATCATGACCTCTCATTATGTTCCATTCGATGCTGAGAAGAAAACCACTTCTATTATCATGTTGGATACTAATGAACTGGGCGCCATCTTCGTTCAAGAAGAGCCTACTGTAGACCAATGGGATGACCCAGCACGTGACATTCAAAATATCAAAATCCGTGAACGTTACGGCCTGGCATTGTTTAATGATGGTCAAGCAGTTTCTATCGCTAAAAACGTAAGCATCGAACCTAACGAAGTGGTTCTGCCTCCTCAAGCAGTTGTTAGCGATTTGCCACGTATTCAACGCAAGTAATTTTTTAAAACTAGGTATATAATATACTCATAGTTGATTAAACAACATGGGGGTAGGGTTAGAACTCCCTGCCCCCATTTTTTATTTGGTGATTTAATGAAAGCATTACAAGCAAAAGTAAAACTATTAACACAGACATTCTTGTTTGGTGAAAAAATCCATATGCGTCGTGGCCAAGAAGTTGTATACGATCTGTCTAAATTGACAATCGGAGACCTGGAAATTCTTGCGTATCATATTCGCAGAGGAGAGGTTGAATCAAACATCCCTTCTGAAAAATTCATCGAAAGAGCCGGCGCCCTACGAAAAGAAGTGCAACAAGGCAAATACGACAATCTGCTAAAGATTGAGGATACAGAAGAAGTACGTATTCTTGACGCAGAAATCGAACTTGAGGATGGTACTAAAACAACCATCGCCGCATTGGAAGAAGCACAAAAAGAAGACCCTCGTGTTAGCTTTATCCAAGACAAAATTCTTAACGCCTCTACAGCACTTGCTATGGTGGCAGCTAAAAATATTCCAGATGTTGACCTGGAAATTATCGAATTTGCTAAAACATCAGAAATCAACGGCAAAAACAGAAGAGGCGTAATCTCATCTTTGGATTCAGAGATCAAACGTCTTAAAGAGTCTGTTGAATCTGAAACCGCAACAACAGAAGAAGAATAAATCTAGATTACGGATAGCAAATAATGTTAGATAAACTAACGGTAGAAAAGACCTTAAATACACAAGAGCAGCTTGAATTCATGCCACTTAAAGGGTCATTGAAGTTTAAGCTTTCTGAACCGGTAAGCGTAGAATCTTTAAAGCCTCATATTGCTATCCTTAGAACCGGGAAGGCATCAGGACTAAAAGAGCTAAGAAAATCTTATAGTGATGCCTATAAGACTGATCGTGCTGCTTATGTTGACTTCGATATTTCGATAGATGGAACAGAGGTCACAGTAACCCCAATTAATCCGTTTGAGGAATTATCAGATTACGTCCTATATATTACAAGGGATGTTAAATCTGTATCTATGGATGTTCTTCTTGACGGAGAACCTGCAGACGGGTACATTGAAATAAATCCTCCGGTTGAGGATGTAGTTGAAATTGCTCCAGTTGGAAAACCATTTACAAGGGGCGGAAAGAAATACCTTTTAGCTGACATATATGTATCCGGAAGAAAGGTTAGCGAAAAAAGTATTCTCGATCTGGAAAATGGTTTTACAATAGAAAAATCCAAGATCACAATCACTGATCCGACGCGTATTGGTGTTATAAAAATAACACCAACAGTAAGATCCGAATTGGAGCATGATTATGTTCTAAAGTTTAAAACTGGACAAAAACACCCGATAGAGGATATAACTCCGGAAGGCACTTCTTCTAAAATAACGGCGGACAAGCTTAATGAGTTCTATCAGAATCCATATGATATGATTCTTCATACAAAGTCCGGGAAAGCCGATCCTGTTAATCCTGGGGCCGTTAATTCTGGTCAAGCTAAAACAGGTAGTGACCCTGATGATGAGCAGCCAGAAGTCGAGATTAAGCTTCCAAATAAAATCATCTTTAATTTCAATAAAGAGCTTGCCGAGGTTCCGGTAGATTTAGCTCAGTTTGATTTTGATATCACTGAAGCTTTCGGTAATCAACACTTAGGACCTATGGGCTTGTTTAATGAAGACGCATCATATATTCTAGAGTTTTCTACTATCAGAAGAAATAAGTCTTTGCAAATTGAAGTTATTGAAAACAAAGATGAAGAACCACATGATAAATACGAGTTAAGGTGGAAACATGAGCCTGATTCATAGTAACAGTCTTGCTGGTAAGAATTGGAAAGAGCCAGATCCGAGTACAGGTATTCAATCGGGTAGGGTTTACAACACGGTTGGGACATTTGCCATTCCATCTGTTCATGCGTCATTTGAAGGTTTTGAAGGGCCTAAAAAGAATAAGATTCTGATTTACGATGAAAAATCGGGTAAGAAGAAAAGAATAATTAAAACAGAATTGACATTCAGAGAACCGTTTCATTCCTTTAAATATTTTGAATCATTGGGTTCTACATATGGAATGCATGAGATTATTAATGAGCGGGAGACTTTGGGTGAAGACCGGTCTCCCATTATTGATAGATGGAAATCTGAGCCGGTATACATAGAGCGATATTCCTCAATGCGTCCTGCTGTGACACTAAACTATAATAATAGTGATGAGGATCTATGCGGCTTTATGGAGGAGATTACTAAGTCCTTGTCTGCTAAGGATAATGGATTCAAGATATCCTTTGAGGAGCTTGCTAAAGAAATTGACGGAAGAAAGTATCTCGAATTTCATGTTGGAGAGTTTCATCTACTTCCGAACACTCCGTTAGCAGTACATAGATGCAATTTGTCTGCAGATATAATTACATTTAAAAATGGATTTAAGGCATTCAAAGATAGCGACTCTATGAAATCCGATGTTGTACCTTTACCTAGGATTTCTCCAACGGCTAATCACTTCTTGGAATTCTATATCGGAATTGTTAGAATGAAAGATAGCTCTGTTAGACCTAAAGAGTTTAACGATAAAGAGCTGAATATCAGACATCCGAACAATATAGAGGCCGGCGCCCAAATAAGATGGAAGTCTCTAGCAGATTCATGTATGCAATGGATAAGAGTTTACGATGGCACTGACTTAAAAAGATTGCTAAGTAAAGATATCTATAGCTCGGGGCACTACGTATTAAATACAAGATGCCGTATTGATATAGAGAAGCTAAAAGCACATCTATCAACATTAGAACTAGCAGAGGAATCTCACCTTATAATTCATCCGCCATCATTCAACATTATCGCGTTTGACACATTAAGTCTTCTTAGAGAGCCAAGATACTCTAGGCTTATCACAAGGCTTGATAAAGTAGAGTTTGATGTCCAAAGAAACTATAAGAGTAATGGCGGTTTCCATTACAAAATAATGGTTCATAACGAAGATAAATCAGTTTTATTATTTTCAGAATCAACAGACGCAGAAGTAGGTATTTTTATACTAGAGAATTCCGGTGTATCTGCAGATAGAGGTACATGGAGATGGTCAAATCTTCATGGAAGAGACATTGGTGGCTTACAGATACCGTTCAGCAACTCCTACGTTAATAACGCTGGTATTGACACAGAGCTGTACGGCAGAATGACATACATATTTAACGAATCGGTATCGGAATGGTTAAGCCGCTACCGCAAGATACATATAACATTAGAAACAAATGACGGGACCGCATTAAATGGCTAATATCGAAGTTAGACTATCAACAGGTAGCACTACATCAACCAATTTAACAGAGCCGAATAAATCTATCGGCGGCAAGATGGCACAAAGTGCAAATGAAGGTGTTTCATATATTCTTGGTCAGAACAGTATGGTTATAAATAACCTATGGGATGACATTACACAAATGGATAGTGAAAACGGTTCATCAGATTACAGATGTGTTTATATCTATAACAATCCTCTTGGCTCTAGAAAGGGCCCAGCTATGGGTATGAAGCTTATCTTATCTTCAAACTCATATGCAAAATTCCAAGTAGGCAAAACTCCATTGCCAAACTCTGATGCAAACATTATTCGTGATGAGAACTCTGCTCCATTAAGCATTACATTTGAGGACCATACAAAAGATGACCCGCTATTGATCGGAACATTACAACCTGGCGAATACCAGGCAGTATGGTTTAAACGAACACCAACAAACGTATCAGGTGCTGGTGAAGTTAGAGAATTTATGGACTTTACACTTACCGCAAGTGCATAATATAAAAAGGGGCTGGTAATGGCGCAGATACTAGACTACACGCCAGATAGTGTAGAAATTGATGGCATTATTCAGCGTTATTTTGACATCTATTTGCCAGCCAATTTTGACGATCAAATGGAAGAGAAGGGGAATAACCCCTTCTACTCTGTTAATGGCATGATGGAAATGTTGGATCAGACCGACATTAATAACGCCAGAGAAGTTATACAATTAACTGAGGGATATTTCAAAGATATCCTGAATTCCAAATATTACGAATATTTCATTGCAGATGCTGTAGGCCGTAAGAAATATATCTTCGAAAAGGCTGGCTCTATTCTAGGCACAAAGGTTATTGCCAGTACAGGCAATCCAGGTTCTGTCGACCAAAAGTATACATTCGAAAGCGACAATCCACTTATGTCGTTCGCCGACTTGATCAATAAAGAGGGTCCGAGCTATATACAAGCGCGAGATATCGACTATGATAGACAGGCTAAGTATTACGCAAATCTTATAACAAGACGCATGTTTGATAGTGGTGAGAACACTAATGTCGACACCTCGTTCCGTGTTGCTATTAACGGGGATGAGGTAAGTAAATGTTATATTGAGCTTCCACTTCTGATAATGCGAAACAATATTCCAATGCATGAATCAGATTTGCAGAGGTTAAAAGAATATAGTCAAAAAGTTGCTGGCGGTAAATTTGAACTTGAAGTTTCAGTAAGTCCATACACAGTGCTGTATGTAGATGAAGTTCCAGGCTCTGAACAGGAAATCCCCTACTCGGATAATCCAAACGACGGGGAAAGATATATTGCCTCTGATAGAGGAAAATACAACTCTAGAAAAGATTTCTATATTAGAGGGGCCGATGGACTTGTTGCAGATATTATTTCCAGCCTCAATAGTAACAACATTAATAATAATGAACTTCTAAGGGCTGTCAGGGAAATCTTTTACATCGGGCAAGACATCAGAATGTTTGGCTCAAGTAATTCATACGAAGCACAAGGTACCATTGAAAAAATCTTCTTGGACGGCGGCAGAGTCAAGATAAGAATTAAGTCTGCAGCTAATTCGGGCGGATTCCTATTGACGCCTATTCAAGGTGTATCTTCAAAGATTCTGGGCATAGCCTCTTCTAGTATTAGAGTTGGAATTAGTAATCCTTCCAAAAATATTAGCGGTAAGTCCGATAGAAGCAAATCGACCAGGAACTCTAAAGGTTCATCAATCAAAGCTACCAATATCTATTCTGCAGTTGAAAACCGTTCAGATGCATTAAACCCATTTCCAAGCCAATTTCTTGGTCCAAGATATGAAGACATTGAGAAGGCTGTAAACGAGGAAAAAGCCAGAATAGAGCGAGAAAGACAAGAAGCGGCCAAACGAAACAGAAGACAATATAGGTGGGGTTCTTCTCAGTATTACCAAGAGCCAATTGACTATCAAGACATCCTTATAGATGGATTTAACACTTTGGCTAACGCATTTACGGGCGATGAAAAAGCCGCTGTAAATAAACGTTTTAATGCTACAGTTGATCAACAATTGAAGAAGGATAGAGATAGATTCTTCGAGATCATATCAGCTAAAATTACTCCAAAACAAAATCTATCAGAATCACTCAATGATCTGTATACATTTGACACCGCTAGAATTAGGTTCTTCAAGGCATATGATATTGCCGTTATAAAAATCAATATACTTTATAATCCAATTAGTGCTTTGTATGCTCGCGCAGGAGCCCTTAATGAATTTGACCTTGCAGGATTTAAGATTGGCTTAAAAGTATCAAAATAGGGCTACAATATGATAATCATTTTTAACGAAAATCTGAGTTCTGAACATATAGCCCTAGCTAGGCATCAAAACAACTCAATTAAAATCCCTATTACTATATATTATTCAAATGTAGAGCAATATAGATTCTCTTCCGGGTTTAATATGGATACCGGAAAAGAGGTTGTTCAGAGATATAGAGACTATTTCTGGATTAATAAACCAGAACCACCTATGCGATATTTTTGCGGATATCGTGTAGGGGTAAAAATAACCTCTACTGAACAAAGGTATCTTGCGGGGTATAGTGTAAAATTCTCACAAAGAACCGAATACAAATATAGAAGTATGTTTAAAAGACACTTCCTATTTGGCGAGAGAATTAGATACAACTATAAGGCTGGATATAAGCTTGAACTTGGTAAAACCAGATTTAAACTTAATTATCGTACAGCCTTTAGAGTGTCAAATGCAAAGAGGGATCCGCTATTCTTAAACTACAAATGTTCTTATAGATATAGTAGAAGAAGCGAGACAGAGTTTAGATACACAGACTACTTCAATGTAATCCTTATCAATAGAATAGAGCAAAGTTATAAGGCCGGATATAGACATAGCGTATCTAAATTTGTATTCCCTAGAAAATACAATAAGAATGCCGCAGGTGCTAATACCACTATCGCTGAGTTGCCAACGCCGTGGAAAATCATTAAGCAGAAAGACGGATCAAGTGGCATCAGGGTTGCATTGGACAAAGAAAAGCTAAACCTAGGTACAGATGGTATAAGAATCTACTTAAACTTCCCTCCTAAATATATAAACTATTGTGCAGTAATGAGGGACAGATTTGAGAAGCTGTCAGGTAAGAGCGAGCGTCCACATAAGGACCCAGTTCAACCTCCACCGCCACCTCCTCCAGAGAAAATGAAAGACGGTCCTTATGTAATTGACCATAAAATCAGATTTGAATCTTTAAATGTACGTGGAGAGTCTGAAATAGGGATTGTGCCAGAATCTGAGACAAGACACGAGCCTGAGCCTGAACCAAGACCTGAACCAAGACCTGAACCAAGACCTGAGCCCGCTCCTGAGCGTCGAGAAGAACCTTCGCCGCCTACGCGCCGTGAAGAACCTGCACCAGCTGAACCTGTACCATCAGAGCCAGCGCCAGCTAATCCGGAACATAGTCCTGAACCGGCACCGGGGCGTCGTGAAGAGCCGGCCCCTGAGCGCAGAGAAGAGCCTGCGCCTACCGAACCTGCTCCTGCTGCGCCAGTACCTGCAGAGCCTAGCCCTGCCAGAGTGGTTAGCGATGACCCTGAAGACCATGGGGCACTTATCAAAGAGTATCGCGTAGGATCTGCGCCGACTGTACATTATCGTAATGAAGACAATGTGCCTACCGACTTAGGTTACAGTCGAGACGCTTATGGCAACTACCCTGCGCTAGGTGACGTTACTAAGTGGGTTGTTGCCAAGGATTCCCCTGAAAGTGCACGCAGTACACAGCCTTTATATCTTGACGAGCACAACTCATTAGTTGAGTGGACAGAAAAGGAAGATGCTGAGGGTGAGCAAACAGGTTATTGGACGCTCAAACTTGATGAAGAACCAACTTCAGCTGCATCGGCTCCTGATACTACAGCTAAAGATCGTGATGTAAAAGTTGTACCTGTGCATGCAGATACAAGGCTTCCGCGTTACCGTGCTCGGAGCTCAAACGACAATATGGCAGCTTATGGATACCAGCCTAATAAGTTTGGTGACTACCCTGCTGTCGCGCCAATTACGAAGTACGTGATTGCCGACGATACTCCTGAGTATCTAAAAGAAGGTTTGCCTGTATATGTTGACAGCAAGAACTCTGTACTTGAATGGGTGACACGGACGGATACTGAAACAACGCGGCCAGAAAGCTATTGGGCGGTAGATTACCGATAATAATTCTTGTAGACTATAATTGGAATATCAATATGATTTTTACAAAAAACAAATCTCTGCTCAATTTTTTTAATTTCGATAGTTCATATAGACACAATATGGTCTACGAGATATCTGGGGATGAGAGCGACATAGGCCTAGTTGATTATACTATGTATGAGCCAGACAATGATGACGATTATCCAAGCTATATAGCTAAAAAATCAAGCAATGGTAAAGATTTAGTATATCATCCTATAACTAAGACATGGGTTGAAGTCGGCTCATTTAAACAGCCATCGGAAAGATACATAAAAAGAGTGTATAATAAAATCAGGGATATTGTATGCTGGGATAAGACATATGGGTGTTTTATAGTGGGTGGCTATGAAAGAACACATGGGGATAAGTCGGACTACTTCAGGGCTCTACCGCAATGGACAAGAGCAAGAACCTCCTACATAGAAGACTGGAGATATATTCCTGTTGAGTATCCATTAAAAGAAACTTTCTACAAGGTTAAATACCCTAGATTTGTTGGGTACTTTACAGAAAAGAGTGAGGATTCTGAAGGATGGAGTTCTGGATTTTTTCATCTTAAAGAAACAAAAACCCATACTATTCCAACTGTGTCTGGTAGTCCTAATGGAGAAAAACCATCTGAAGATGCTGTATATGACTGGTGGGAGGGCAAATGGGTTACACCTGGAAAATATAGACTCCCTGGAAAGCTCAATGAGAAAGACTGGGGCGAATATGGCTGGAGGGTGTGGGACACTGCACTTGGCATTTATCGAAAACCGAGAGACTGGGTCGATAAAAATTGGCTAGACGACTATTCAAATCTTATTGTCGATGGAACAGTTGCCTATGGTGGCCATATCATCCCTGCATATAATATGTGGGCATATGCCCTCGGTATTCAGGGAGATAAATATGTTGGAGCAAGGGCAGATGGAAATTACGCCGAAGAAGCAGAAAGACAGCGGGCTAAGCTCATTAAATATATGAAAGATGACAAATCAGCGCCTGTATCTAGGGTTACAGACCAGAATGCTTTTGTTGAGAAGCCTGTACACTCTATCCCAGACTTCAGTGATTCACGGTATCTCTATTCAGAAGATCGGATGCTGAGATATGGCTATGAACCTAATAAGTTCGGCAGGTATGATGCCATCGCGCCTATTAATAAGTTGGTTGAGGCCTCTGATACCCCCGAGCACTTGAAGCGCCTCTTACCTACATATTCTGATGCTAAAAACTCAGAGGTTGAATGGGTAGTTCAAACAGATCCTGATAATCCAAGTCAAAAAGGCTATTGGGCAGTTAAGCATGTACGTGTCAAATAAACTTCAACTAAGGTTAATATGGAAACAAGAAACCCACAAAATACACCTACTGGTTTAACAGGTGAATCGGGCGACACTAGGGACCGAGGCTCTCCGGAAGCAGTAGTAGGCGAAATAAAGGAAATTTCCGAGTATGTTAAATATGGGGATATACCATTTATAGCCGAAGATAAAGATGGCTTATTTTTGTATATCCCCTCCGTTATTCCGTCAGAAGAAGCAACAGAAGCGCAAATCGCATCATATCTTAAAACCCTTTCACCTATTTCAATCTCTATTTATAGATATAATAGTTTCCCAGTGGACACTACACAGATTATTCGCGGGGAGAAGTGGGTTGACTCAAAAGTCTATGACCCTGGCGTTCTTTATAACCTTGAAGCTAAGAAGATTGACATCAAAGAGGAAAGTATCGTCTTAGGAAGTAAAATCCCTCGCGGTCTAGAATCTGACACTTTTGAGGTTAAATTCTCTGAGCCTAATAATTGCTGCCTAGATAAGGCTGTATTGAATAAAGACTCATCTAACGGATGTACTATAATCAAGACAGATGTAGAATATAAGGTTACAGGCGGAAATTATGATCCGACTATCATATGTTCTAGAATAGAGGTCGAAGGCTTAATAGACAGCCTAAACTCTATAGGCGCAATTGTCGGTATTCAGGACGGATTTAATGTTGGCGGTATAGAATGGTGGCTTATTGATGCTGGTAAGGTAACTGACAATACAGGTAATGTTATCCGATATCCAGATCAATTTGCTAAAACAGAGTCATACAACTTTAACCCGGGCGACTCCTTTAAGGATGATTCTCGTAAATCAGAGGTTAAAGTCGAAGTGCCTCCTCCGACTATTAGTGTAGAGTTTAACCCTACTGTTCCGTCTAAGCCAACTCCAGTGAAACCTACGCCATTATCAACAGACTCTGAAGATGCAAGAAGATTTGTAAACCTTGACTTCATAAGAGATAGATACCTACCAGGATTTAGAAGATGAGTAGAGAGCTTGAGTTAAAGCCATGGTTACTTAGAAGTGGCAAGGTTTTAAATACAGATGGATGGGTCCTTGATCTGTTTGCATCTATTAATCCGAGACTTGAAAAAGAGCTTAAGGATAATAATGTAGACATCAAGGATGCATGTGCAGTAACAAAGGTTTATACTAACCCATCTCAAACAAATGCGTTTAAATACAACACAATAGCCGAAATTGTTACAGATGGCTGTCATCTTATGAATAGGGATGGCGGCCCCGTAACTATACTTTTATCATACGGAAGAGTGGACTTAGCACTATTAGAATTCTCTCAAACAGAGACAGTCGGAGTGCCGGACGTACCATTTATTGTAAGAGAGAATACAGAGGCAGGAATTAAAGCCGCATACTTTAATTTAGTTGACAACGTAGAGTTTATTGAAGATGTAGCTGGGCAAGAGGGTGTTAAAAAATGGAAAGTTACAATAAAACCCGATAATCGCGCAGCAATCTTTACAAGGTGGGAACAGAATGTAAGAAGATACTATAACGAATTTATAGTATATGCTAGACAATATAAAGAGTCCGATAACTTTAACAGTTCAGAACATCTTGGAGATAAAGCTGGTGAAGGTGAAAGTAACAATAAACCAGTAGTCGAATCTCCGTAAAACAAGTACGCCAGAAGGATATATAATGTCAGATAGAGAGTTAATGCCAATAGACTGGAAGAAGACAGATGTAGAAAACTTCTCAGAGTTGATGGCACGAGGATTTGCTGATAGGAATATGGAATATCTTCCTGGCGGCCTTGTATTGAAAAAGCCGATACAGGTAGAAGACGTTCATGGATCCAGTGAAATACAAGTAATAGGAATACCATTTAAGAACGTATTTGGTAAAACAAAATTTAGATATAACCGTGTAAAATTATCTGAATTCGAATACTTAAATAAACAGCTCATGGGTGATGAATTCACCCCAATAAGACTAAAAGAAGTCGACAATGAGGAAACTGTTTTAGAGGAAACAAAAAAGGTTTTATCAAAAAGACTTTCTATATTGCCACAAAGATTTGTTCTTGAGCTAATAGAAAAACAAGTAAAAGACTCTGGTGATCCTAAATATAAATATAAATTCTACTTCAATATTCCTGAAACTGACTTCACAGATAAAGCTAATGGGTTATCAATAATTAACGATAAAGACGTATTTGTCTATGTCGAGAAGACCAACATAAAAATAGAAAACGGTCAGGCAATAGTTATTATTGAGGACATGGCCGAGTCTCAGAAGGAGACATCAGTAGGTTTGGTTTCTAATGATCCATATAGTTCATATTCAAAGATTCTACCTGCAGAATATAGGCTTATAAATACCACAGTCGGAGAAGACTTCGGCGCAAAGCCTAAGAATGAAATCCTATTTAAATCTCCAGGCGGAAGATTTAGAGGTCAGATAAGCGACGATCTTAAGGCAGATTTAACAGAAATATCAGTAACAGGCAATTCAACATATAATAATGGTATAGTAGAATCTGTATTTGGAGACTCAGAATCTCCATTGTTAAAGATAAAAACTATCTTTGGCGGAGAATATAGGGCACTAATATCTGATCAGATTCCACCATACAGCGGCCCAAACGCAATTGATATAGTAGAATCAATTACATTAAAGGGCGGGAGCTCTGTTAATTCACGAATATTATCAGCAGACCCCAAACAGTCATCATATAAATATAACGACAGTTTATCATCTATAGCTATTCCTTGGTCATCAGCTGTATCAAATATCAAGTCTAATGACTTTAAACAGAAAAGACTCATTTCTGAAGATATGTTAAGTACACTCTCGCTAAATTCTTCTTCAGTAAAAGTAACGATTACATCCGGCGGACAATAATGAACTCATACGGTTATCCTACAATAACATTAAAAGACAAAGAAACTGGCAGGATTAAGAAAGAGATATCCTGCAAAAATATCCAGACAATCCCTGCAAAGATGATGTTCTCTAATACCGGGTATATAGGTGAAACATATACGTTGATGATAAGACAATCTAGCAGTAGTAATCCTATCAGTTTTATATATACTATGCCATATAGGATGCCAAAGACACCGTACTATTATATGGACAATAGGGACGAGGAGGGATGGAGAAGAGGTAAGTGCATATTCCAAGATGGTCAGGCATCAAGGGTTGTAACAGATGTTACTGGTGTAGAAAATTTAAGATATGATAAAGATTCTAGTGGAAGAACTGTTATAGTTTTCAAGGGTGTTCTATATGCCCCAGATTCTGGCGTAAGGAAGATCGGTACAATAGCTTTAAATATAAATACTGAAGGAACAGAGTTCTACACACCTTTGGACGAGATTATAGTGCAAGATTCTGCAACAGTAGTGGATATAACATACAAGGTTATAGTATCAGGAGACTCTGAAAGGGAGTATATAACAAACCTTTCTGGTGTACTGTCGTATAGCTACAACGGAGATGGTCATGGTGAAGGCAGTATATCATATCCATTGAATTATAAGGATTCCGTAGGTGGAATGGGTATCGACTCAACAACATGGGATATTGATGATGATGATAAAGTAATATTTGGGTTGTTAGACACAAATATGAAAAGTTCTCAATATAACAGCCTTATTATGAGGGCATTTACCGGTAGCGACAGGAATGCTACTATAAATAGGTATAGTCATAAAAATATTATGTCTCCAGTTATAATCAGCGATGTTTCATATGAGGATATGAAAAAATCAGGAAGTATCATAGGCTGTGTTGGTGCCAGCAGAAGGTCTATATCACCAGAATCAATTAGAAAAATTAGCAATGGAAAAGGTGTTAGTACAACCTTCTCAAAGACAAGGGTCAATATTAGTTCCTCAATTAAACCATTTTTTGAGGCATCATCCATTAAAAAGGGTACAGGGTCTATAAAGGCAATATCCGCAACGGAAAGATATGGTCTTCCCGAAAGATGGGAGATTGATGTACTAAAAGGCGGATCGCTGTCTGATTCTGAATTTAGGGTTAGAAAAACTATAGTTTCTGGATATTATGGAAATTCCAATGTTCAATCATTTGAACCTATTCCGCACCTATCCTACCCTGGCAATATAAATGGTATGGTGTATAAAAAGTATAACCATCCGGATGGAATGTATTATGAGTCTTCTCCTGCAATATGGCCACTGTATGGACAGAATATCGCTATCGTTATTAGAAAAGGTGTTCTACTCACATCTATAGGGAATTCAAGGTATATAATCTTGGATGAGACCAACTTGCCACATGAAAATAGAGGTATACAAATTACTGGTATCGCATGGAATGATAGCAAAAAGGGGCTATTGATCGGATGTGGTGAAAGCGGATTATACAAGGTAGAATTTGATAACGATACTGATGAGACTCCTGTTGTTAAGAGGGTTACAAAGGATGGTATCGAACGCGTATATGCAATTTCTGGAAATGGCAAAGGCGGAGTTGCAATTATAACAGATTCCGGCATAATGTATTCTGATAACATGGGTGAGACATGGAACACTAAACCATTCTCAACTGTTAAAAAACAGCTAATGGGTGTAAGTTCAGGATTCGATGCTGCATTTGATTATGAGAATAAATTAAAATATAGCAATATGGGATTTGTGTTATCTAGAGACGGTAATAGTGTTGGTATATGTCTGTTAGCGCATTATTACAACTCAGAGATTCCATTTATAGAACTAAAGACTGAGAAAAAGGGTTCAGGTACGCCATATAGCTCAGACAGAGATTACTATCAATCATATCCAATTGGTAGTGAAAAATCCAATGGTGTGTCGTTGATACCGATATGTATTGGTCCACAAAAGGCAGAGGCAGAGAAGACAACAATAAGGGACATGGTTAACTCAGAGAAATATTCTCTTCAGCCAGGTGCAGCATGGGGCATTGCTATTGACGGACGTCCTGTTATGGTAGGATATGAAGCGATAAATATAGCTTATGGCGATATTAAAAGATATGAGTATAGATATAATATGAGTGCTTCAACATCAAATGAATATTCTAAAACTATGCATGCCATTATCGACAGTAATGGTAATCCTATAGTTAGTGGCATAGGCGAGAATCCTAATAGTATTAGCAATGGGAGATGGTCTCTTGATGTAAGAAGAAGCGGTTTTAGTAAAACTTATACATTAGTTTCCGGTCCAAATATAGGTATATCCAAGGATAATCCAGATATATTTGATTATTATTCTAGCGAGAGTCAGTCTTTTACAAAAGTTAAAGAGTCTAAATTTAAAACATCATCAAGTAATTTTGAAATAGATGGTGTACAATTCTTAGCATCAGGAGATAATTTCGTTGCAGGTGATTGCTTTGTGTTCCACAGGACTTATGCCTACGTTAACGACAATGTTTCTACTGCATCATTTACTATAGAGGAATCTTGTTTGCCTGTATCAAATGAATTTGAGCAGTCTGGTACGGTATCGGAGGAAAATAATAAACCTAAATATCGTCACCCTATTTGCACAAAAACAAATATGTACCTAACAAGAGACGGAAGACTAAAAACAAAAGACAAGACTCATACCCTTTTAGGATATATCCATAATGCTTATCCACAATATATACTTCCAGGATCGTCCAAAATGAAGTTTGACTTATCAACACTTAAGGGGACATTCCTTATATCAATAAAAACATCTCAAAGCTCTGGAGAATATTTTAATTATAAAAATATATTTGTATCCAACATTGGGTCAGGCGTGTCATACCATTGTAATACGAAAAGGCCTAATTATTTAGACGATTTTTTATTACCTACAAATACATTGCTGCAGAATCCTAGTAATTTCTCAATAACTATTGATTCAGAAAAAATGGGTGTCACTGTAAACGATGGCGATAAAGTGATATGGACATCCGGATCTGATTCCTCTGGTTCATATCAGATGAGTTATGTCACTATAGTGCCAGTAACAACATCTAAGGTATCCGGTACGATAAAGGTTGGCTTTACAAGTTCCACTCCTGGCACATTAAATGGCGATGAGATAAATGTCGATCCAGAGATGAAATTGCCAACATTTGAATATGTATATAGAGGAGCATTATGCACAAGACTTGGAAATGAAGCTTCTCGGTCTGGCACATTCGATCCGGTGTTTTATGGGTTGCCTTTTATCGGTTCTCCAGATATGATAAATATCGAGATAGATGGCAGAAGTGCAGAGGTTGTATATACAAATTACCTAGATCTTGAGCCTAAATTCTTCGTAAAATCAGATAAGCCAAATCGTGGTGGAGTCGCTGCAAACATCTCGGCTGGACAAGTAAAAATAGAGCCCTATACGGGTCTTGTATTCTTCTCCGATGAAGATATAGGTAAGCCATATAGAATTAGATACAAATATTACAAAGGCGATAGTCTTGGAATAGGTGAGGAAATCATTGAATAACCGTATCAAAATATACGGATTTAAAGTTGATTTTAAAGATGGAGGCTCTGTTGATGTAGCAGAGTCTACATCTGAGATTTCTCTTTGTCCGTTTTACGCATCAATACGAGACATCGAATTAAATGTCCCTGCCGAAAATGTTTCTTTTACAGAAAAATTCTCAAAAGACATTTCGGAGATTATATTTAATAAGTCAATCTGGATAGATAATTATATCCGTAGAAAGAAAATCAATCTCTCAGAAGAAGAGCTGTATATGATAAAGCGGGACTTTGTCATATGCTCAGCCTTATCTAGTGTTGCAAATAAACTATATGGGACACTTCTTAAGGGTCAATCTGTTAAAAAGGTTCTTGGAGATTTTGAAGTTCAAAGGGATTCGACATTCGATGTAAGTTCTGCTCTTAAATTTGCAAATGAATCTAAGGAATGTGCAGATGATGTTCTATCCGCAATAGATGACGCCTCAACGTTACTTGCTTATGGTTTTGTTAAAGGCAAATGGAACTGCTCAAATCGCGTTTCAAATCGCGAATGGCACCATCCAAACTATAGAAGTATAATGCCAGTTGCTGCCGACAAGTATTTAGAGATGGACGGAAAATTCTACAAGACAGGTTATGGACATGGCAACGAACAAATTCCCCTTTATCGCAGAGGTTGATTTACGACAAGAGATGGTCGATCTTTTTACAGGTGATGAGTTTGTAAATAAGATGCGTCCATTCATTTACCGTAAATCTAGGCACAATGAAGACGGTTCAAAAGTAAAGTGCCACTGCTACAATGAAATTAGCAAAGAGGGTATGAGCGACTGTCCAGACTGCGGAGGCGCCGGATATTTATGGGACGAAGAGATAGTTACAGGACATATGTGGCTAACTCGTTCAATAATGCCAACAACTGGGTCATCATATAACAACGGCACATCGCGTATTGGCCGTTCAGTAGACTCAGCATGGGTATTAATACTGCCATATAGACTAGAGGCATTCGAAAAAGACGTAATATATATTCCGGCCATGAATGACGAAGGGTCAATAAAGTTTCCTATCAGACCGGAAAAGTCATATTATATTACAGAGGTCTTAAGAGTTGGATTCGATATGGGTAGAAAAGACTTTACAGCAATAGGACTTCAAACAAGATGATAGAAGAATATGATCTAAGAGATCCATACGAATATGCATTAAAGCAACTTATCCAGGTTTCAAATAGAAAAGCAGTCGAATCAATACCTTTAGAGCAGATATTTGAAGAGCGTGCAGGATTAACGATTGACAATTTTATGGAATCGCTATATCCTCTATTCAAATCAGAAGGGCTTCTCATCGAAAATGAGTTAGAGTTTGGACCATATGATTCAAACAAATTTTACTTTACTGAAATTTTCCCTGACCAGCCAGACGATACGCCGGTTCAAAATGTTGTAACGTGGGAAATCTCACGGAGAGAACCGGCTATTTTTGATTCAAAAGTAGTACAAGGTGGTACTAAGCAATATAGACCAGTTTTACTTGGTCAGGTAAAGACTAACCAAGACAGACTAGCTGTTGTCTATGAAGCGATGTATGACAATCTAGTTAGTTTCACTGCCTGGTCTACAAACGCTAGGGATGCAAGAAGGCTAGCTTCAACTCTGGAAAATCTATTTTTAAAATTTAATCCCCATTTCAAGCGGGCGATTAGATATATGGTTTATAAGGGTAGGTCACCTACAATTAACACCGACCATTATAAAAACCGGAGACTGTTTGGAGTTACACTTTCCTATCTCATAGGAACAGCAGAACCTGGGTTCATCAAACAGGACGAGATTGTAGCAATTAAAACCTATAGTCAAGTCGTTAACTCCCTAAAAAATAGGGAAGTAGAAAAAATAACAAAATTGATAGATAAATGATAAGGTAAATAAATGGCCACATATCAACACTTACCAGGTGTAAACCTAGAGCTTCTGGATGGTAACCTTCGTATCGACCAAACTGATAGCTCTCCTCGCGTACTTATTATCGGTCGCGCAGAAAAAGGTCTGACTAATGCTCTATACCCAGTGACTGACACCAACCGTGCAGCTGCTGTATTTGGTCAAGACTCTCCATTAATCCGTAAGATGTCAGAAGCTCTCATTGGCGGAGCTCGCCGTGTATCCCTGTACCGCATTGGTGGTAAGCAGGCTAAACTGAAAAATATCTTCGGCAAAGATAGCTATCTTGCCGCAGTAGAGGCATCAGTATCAGCAGTAGACAATCTTAAAGTATACGTTGGTCCTCGTCCAAACAACGACGGTAAGGCATGTCTGATTGTCTTCAAAGGCAACGAAATCGTCTACTCTAACGTACCTGGTTCTGAAATCAACCGTAACCAAGTAGAAGTATTTGGATTCGACCCTGATACCAAAGTAAAAATTGGTACACCAACTGAACCAATTCCATTCTCTGAAGTTATCCTGAAAGAGTACAGCCGCACTGCTAAATTTATCGGTAATGGTACTACTACCAAATTCAGTCTGCCTGGCGTTACCAAAACTGACGAAGTAACCGTTAAGACACTTACCGTTGATGGCGAAGCTAAAAACTCTGGAACAGACTTCTCTGTAAAAGTGGATAAAGCCACATCTTCTCAATATGTAGAATTTACTACCGCTCCAGAACAAGCCAAAGAAATTCAAGTTCTGTATACATTCAAGTCCAGCGGTAAAGTTGCAGGTTCTGCAGTCTTCATTGGTAAAGGTAATAAAGACGAGTTTGTTCTTCCTGGCACTAAAAAAGATTACGAAGTAACTCTTGATGTTGTGAAAGTTGCCGGCCAAGATAAAACTGAGGATTCAAACGTTCAAAATGACAGCGCCGGTTCAGATGCTAAAGCGTTGAAACTTACCGAAGCCCCTGGCGAACAAAGCTCAATTATCGTAGAGTACACCGTAGACCCTAAACGTGAAGCTGTTACTGGCGAATACGAAGAGGGCGAAGACAATATCAATACCACTTGGAAAAACTACTACGAACTGCTTCATACCGCTCTGGCAGAATTGGAATCAGTTAATGCTATCTCTGTTGTTACAGACTACGCTGTAATTGATGCTCCGAACATTGCTGACGGCTCTAACGATCTTGACCGTCTTGACTACGTTTATGTATCAGAAGATAACGGTGAATTGAAATACGAATGGTCAACTGAGAAAGTTCTGTACCGTAAAAACCGTGGTACTGCCACTACTGCTAATCCAGCTGAAGCCGATATTAACGGTAACGGTCAACCTATCGTATACAGACGTTATCACGAAGCAAACTTTGCTCACCTGTTAGCAAACTTCGCAAACACTATTTCTGAAAACGAACAGTTCTGCTTGGTTACCATCGGCGCTACAATGCCACGTTCACTGTCTCAGTATGAGGTTAACCGCTGGATCGGTTCTCCTGCAACATATGACGCACTGGGCAACATCGTATCTAACGGTACTGGATTGCTAGGTCTTCGCAATATGGTTGAACGTGCAGACACTCGCCGCGGATTCTACAAAACCATTTCTGGATTCGTAGATGGCGCTATTGTTACCGACTCTAACGGTGCTCCAATTAATATTGGTAAATTCCTGTCTGTAGTTCCTCAAGTAATCGTAACTCCTTCTTATTCTTCTGCTGGTTCTAACACTATCGTTACCAACGGTGCAGCAGTTTATGCCGGTCTGATTACTACTATCGATGCTAGCGTATCTACTACCAATATGTTGATCCCTCGCATCTCATTGCCTGGCGAAATCAAAAAATTGAAACTGGACCAATTGACTGGTGCTGGTTACGTATTCTTCAAAACCACTAACAATAGTGTTCGTGTAGTTTCAGGCGAACTGGCTACTACTGCTGATTCAGACTACCGTCTGCTCTCAACTACTATGGCTGTTGCTGAGGCTTCTAACGCTGTTCGTGACGTTGTTCAACCGTTCATCGGTCGTGGTCTAACAGAGGCAACCTTAGCCGCTGTAGACGTAGCGATCGAAGGCGCATTGCAACGTCTGGTAGAGCAAGGACATATTGTCAAATATCTGCATGTAGTGAATCAACGTCCTATCGTTAATGGACGTGCAAGTCTGGACGTAGCTCTGACTATCGTTCCTGCATTTGAACTGCGTGAGATTAACGTAGCCGTTAAACTGGCCCTAGAAATCTAAGATAAAGGAGGGGTTTAATCCCCTCCAAATTAAATCAGGAATATTATGTCAGATTTTGTTACATATAATGCCACCACTTCAGGTGTAGATATTACACCAGTATTAGCTGGTAAACCAATCGGCACCATGCAGATGATCTCTTATCGTCTTGACCGTGAGAAAGTGCCTATTCACACTATGGGCTCTCCAGACGCTCGTGCAATCGCGCGTGGTAAACGTACATGTATGGGTTCTTGCGTATTTACAGTATTTGACCGTGAAGCGCTGTTTGACATCATGGACGAAATGGGTCGTTCAGACGTGTGGCTTGGTAAACATGAAACCGCAAACTATCGTCGTGGCGGTACGTATAAACACATTAACAATGGCCAATATCAAGATGCTATCCCAGAAGCTGCTCGTAATGCTATTTATGGTTCTACCGATCCTAAAGCTAACAACGGCATCCGTGGCGGTGGTACATTGAATCCAGAATATGGTAAACTAGACTTAAATACCTCTCAAGGTATTCGTTCAGGTCTGCGCGATCTGACAAAAGCTCGTCTGGCTGACCAAATTCTCCCATTCGATATCGTATTGGCTTCTACTAACGAATTTGGTAGCTCTACTAAGATGACCATCTACGGCGTAGAGTTTGTATCCGAGTCTGGTGGTATTTCTATCGACGACTTGACTACTGAGAAACAATATTCATTTATTGCCCGCTCTGTATCTCCATGGGAGCCGATGGATACCTTTAACTCTCGTTAATACTTAAACTTATTCTCCTATAGGTGTAATATGCAAGATTACAAAAATCAGCCATTACACAAGGAAGAATATCATTCTGTGGGTGGCGATGCCACCCACATTATTTTTAACTTCCCTGGATACGGCTATCTTTACATGGGCAGTCTTCTTTCGCTGTCTTATCAAATATTCAGAGACAAAGTCCCGGTCTATAACTTGGGCAATACAAATATCGACGGATTCGCCATAGGCAAAAGATATGTAGCCGGATCTATCGTTAAGACATCCTTTCTACACGACGACCTTCGACAATTCATGCAAGACATCGCAGACGGCATTGGAATTAAAGAACCGGTCGATTCTATCTATCAATTAAAGCTCGAAAAACAAAAGGCATATCATCACCTAATGGCGGATGATATTTTGCCATTTGATATCATCATTCTTCTTAGTTCAGAATATGGAGGGTTCTCCGTTTCAGAGGTTATCTATGGGGCAACCTTAATCAATTCTGGACAAGTTCACTCAATCCACGATCTTATCACAGAAAATACCCTTTCATTTGTTGCTAGAGATGCTAGACAAACGCGAAATAAAATTGGCAGCGTTGTATATGGCGAATCTAAATACAATGGTGTAAAGGCCTCTCAATTATCAGGAGATGCTGTAAATTATAATAATAGCGACACATCATATTACTACGACAGATGGAATCAGTCTGTAAACGATGCAGTTAAAAAAGGCACATGGTCTCAAGATGAAATTAACCGAATCAATGCCTACTCTCAGCTTGCAGGAAATGGAACTGAAGCAAATGTTCCTCAAAGCTATATAGATGCAGCAAGAGAAGAGTATCGTAAGCAGGGAGCAACAGATGCCCCAGACAGCACATCCGGTTCTAAGCCTTCTGAATATGATAATAAATATATCGATAAGGCGACGTTTAAATCAACAGCTCCAGGCTTCTTTGTGGATGACGGCGATACCGTGTATGTGCATGTCAGAAATATAGATGGCTCAAAGTTTAAGCAAGTGCAGGAAGACGGCAACACTCACTTGCGTTTTATGGGCATTGATACTCCGGAAACTGACCATGATAAAGGGGACCATATAGATAAAGGTCAAGAGTATGGATATGAAGCAAAAGCCTTTCTCGAAAAATATATAGCCGATGGAAAATGGGATAAGGACATTGATGACGGTGTAACAAAGATTACAGGTACAGATGTTTACGGTCGTAAATTATTCTTCAATCCAAGATATGTTGAAGCAATAGTAGAGGCAGGATTGGCGTGGTTTAAGCCAGAGGGTGCAAGACAAGCCGGCATGTCAGCTGAAGATATTAATAGGATTAAGAAGAAATATCATGATGCTAAGGCTAATAAGCGCGGGCTATGGGGAGGCGATAATATTGTCGACCCGGCGGCACATAGAAAAACTTGGAAGAAATAATGGCTAAATCAAAATATAATATAGAGAATACCGATAATGGTATTGTCGTATCTGTAGACGGTAATGTCGTAGAGAATCAGTCTAGAGAATATAATATAGGTCTAGAATATTCTCTTGCCAAAAGACTTGCGCCGGGCAAATCGATCACTGTGGATAAAACAGTTATTGAAAAGATGTATCCGCAAATTAAAGACTCTAGAAGTAATTCTACGGACTTTAAACCAAAAGGCGTCCCAAAGAGTTCAAGCAAAGTTGACCCCGTTGATAATATGTCGGCTATCTCTTCAAAGGGTAGGGCTAGGCCATATAATCCTAATCCGGGAGAAACAGACGCAGAAAGAGCATTGGCTCATAAGAAAGTACAAACTGCATCATACGATGGGCTGTATACAAAGTATTTCTCTTCTAGTGATTTCAATATATACATTGGCGATATTCTAATAGACAGAGCGGCCGGAATCGCTGTAAATGAGACTCTAACAAGTACACCAATTTACACTATTGGTAATAGTAGATACGATTTTTTAGCCAGAGGCAATGTCTTAACAAACGGTATTATTAGAATCAATAAGGCAGAAAAAGATTATCTGGCTAGAGTTATTGCGCATTATCGCGGCAGAACCAATGAGTTTAAAATCCTAAGCCCATATGAGCAAATCCAATTAACATCCGAAGAGCTAGCCAAATATAGAAAGCAATTGAAAGAATATCAAAACGAGCAGGTATCGGCTAAGTCTGTATTAGACTGGGCGGACCTTGGTAGCTTTACTATTCATATGGTTTATAATAATTCTGATGCTGTTACAGAGGGTGTTCAACAACGAATATCTATTGTAGAATGTAGAATAGTTGGGTATGAACATTCAGTAGATATCGGCTCAGATGGCCAGTTAATTGACGGATATAAATTTATTGCTAAAGAGGTAATTCCAGAATGAGAGTTGAAAAAATTGAAGGACTAGAATCGTTAAATCCAGATGATCTATCTCCAGATGAACATGAGCAGTTAGAGCAAGCCAAAGAAAATATCGAAGAAGAACAAAAAGAACAGACTGATATCGATATTCTTCTTAACGCTCTTTCAGATAAAGAGGATGCGCCTAAACTCTATGATATTGAAGCATGGCTAGAGAAGTACGGCACGATTCATGTATCATCAGTATTGGGTGGCAAGGATATATTCATTTGGCGTGTATTAAGACGCCAAGAGTATTCCAACATGATTAAACAGGGAATGATGGACAATGAGGTTAGAGCAGAAGACTCGGTAGTACGCCGCTGCCTATTGTATCCTGAAGCGAAGCAGGAATTTTTGACTACTGCTCCAGCAGGATTTATCTCTACACTAAAAGAGCAAATTATGTACCGCTCAGGATTTGTTCCATTACAACAAGCATATTCACAAATTAAGATTCTATAATGAGTGCATTGGATTTGAAGACGGGGACAATTGTTATCCCCTTTAATAACACCCCTATTCAAATCGAGGGGCGAATGTTTAAAAATCTATCTGTCTTGGCTAGACTAATGTCTATGACTGAGCTAGATAGAGCTATGCGTATCAACATAGAGGATAGCGCAAACGAAGATGAGCTATACGAAGAGATATTTAAATCTTGCGTTATAGATGTGCCAGGTATTCCAAAAGGGGTCGACTACAATAGTTCTTCAGCGGGATTTGTATCTACCGTTGGTAAAATTATATTTATAAAATCAAAAGAATACGTCGACGATCCCTTTAAGGCATACGATAGGGCTGTAGAGTCTGTTCCTATGGTAGAGGCTATGGCTGCAGTTATATCTAGGTTTCTTGGAATAAAATACACAGAAGTAAAAAATATTCCAATCAACGACCTATTTGAAATGTATGCAGCCTGCCATGTCGCATTCCCTAATGAAGTGGCACCTATTGTAAAACAGGAAGAAGAAAGGGAAGGACCTCCGGTATGATAACAGCCAATATAGGATGGTCTGCTCTAGACGATTATAGAGACAGAAGAGATGGAAGTCTAGCTCATCGTAGAATATTAATGGATGCTCAGACAATTGAGGAAAATAAATCTGAGCAAGATGCCAAAGATATAATCGGTTCGGTCATGAAATACGGACTGACACTTGAAGCTATTGTATTGGCGAATAAGGCATTAAAGAATAAAGAAGTGCAACGAAAAGCAGAACGCTATGTTAATCTTAGCTATCTTGCTGACTCTATTAGAGGAACAAAGCAGGATGCTCTTAGCGTATTCGGCGGGGGGAAAGTTACCTTAGCAAACTTGTCTATGAACGTGGCAAGGGCGTTCGAGGAGCTTTCCCCTTTTTCTATTTTAAGAACATTTAACACTTCACATATCCTAACGCCATTCGCAACAGCAGAATCTGAATTTGAATTTTCATCAGATTTACTGAAAGCCCAGAAAAGATATTTCAAATTTTTATCGTCAAAGTATGGTGAGCGTGAATTAACAGATGCAGATTTTGAGTCTGGTCTTAAATACTCAAAAGGTAAGCTATTAGACTCATCGGGCAATGTGGTTATTGAGAACACAAGACTTACATTAACTGAATTTGCCGGAACTGAGCCAGGTCACTCTGTTACATCTAATTACAATAAAATACTGCGTAGACATATAGCTGTCGGCGAAGGTGCCTCATTCTTTGCAAAGAAAGAAGTTGGAGACCTTTCAAAAAATGTTCCAGCACATAATCCATTTACAATCATAGCAGCAGATAAAAATGCTAGCATAGGTAAGGAATGGATGAAGTCTGTTGTAGGGCAGGCGGTTGCCCAAGGCTTCAATATGGTTAATGAACCTCTTGGATTCCTAGAGGAAACCGGCGGAACATTAATAAATAAAGACTCAACATTATTTAAAATGATCGGCAAATATGGCCGAATCAATCCTAATGCAACATCCGAATCGACAATAAAAGAATTAACAACAGGATATGCCAAGCATGGTATAACTAAATTGGCTGCTCTTGCAGCAGGATTTTATGCGTTAGACAATGCTTCAAAAGTGATAGGCACAGATGGATCTGGATTTGGCCAGGGTATAACTGAAGGGTTAGCAACAACATTCCTTGGTGCAAAATTACTATATGCAGAGACTATATCTGACAGATTCGAAGAATACAGGCAAGAACAAGAATACGTAGCCCCTGGATCTACTTCATTATTAAAACTAGCTGGCTTCCCTTTAGCTGGCGCTATGGCTGGAGGTACGTTTGCTTACGGTAGACGTGCACTTCCTGCAGCTATTGCCAATGATGGTTATATTAAATCTACAAGAGAGGCCGCAAGAGAAAGCTTTATATTCGGCCGCAATATAGCAACACTTGCTGTAAATACACCAGTTCAAGACGCATTAGCAGTTGGTACAAGGGCCAGAAGATTTGCAACAAGAGGTGCTGCAATAGGTGCCTTACTAGCATTGCCATTTCTTCCTGGTGCACTGATAGGCGAAAGCAGCGACGAGATTAGAGAAGAGTATATCTACGGCAAAGATGTCTCTATTCGTAAAAACAGGGGATGGTTCTCATCATCTACACCAATAGAAGGTGAAGGAATAAAATACTTCACTAAGAACTGGTATCAAAGATTAATGGCCGGCAATAAGGATAAAATCCTTTATGGAGACCAAGATACAAAAGAGGATCTAAATCCGTTTCTTAGTCCTTTTGATTACCTAAGAAATCCATATAGACTTGAAGAGATGCATCAAGGTGATATGCCTTACCCTGTATGGGGGATGGATGTATCTATGGGCGGTTGGATAGGTCGCGGACTTCAAATGGCATTTGGGGACGCAATCAAGCCGGACCTAATTAATCCAAGGATGAAAGAGTTAACCAGTGAACTACAAGAATCTGGTGAACCTCAAATAATCCCTGCATTGTCGATAACGCCAAATGTCTCAAATAAACAATTATCCCTAATTGGCGAGGGTAAAAGTACATACGGCGAATTGGCAAAGTATGACCCTAATACAGAATCTGCAAACTATATAGTATCCTCTGGATTAGATTTCATTGGTCTTAAAGGTTGGGCAGCTTCTGGTGTGCTTAAAGATTTCGGATTAGGAATTCCGGATCTTAAAACACAATACGCTAGATCAGGCGAAGCAACAAATATTGCTAAGGATTTTGAAGCACAAAACCTGGGCGGTATGCTTGGCGCTGCCGACGTTACCCGACGCATTATTCCGATGTCTGCAGATGTTACCGGAGAAAGATTTAACCCACTTAAAAATACTGCTTCACCAGAATGGTTGCCTAATGGTGGTTACTTCAATGATTTCTCCAGAGGTGCATTTTGGGACAAGGTAGAGAATGGTTACGATAGACTCCCCGGTAAAGGCTATGAAACATGGAACCCAGAGCTATCTGGTGTTGATCCCAATGACTATCCTGATATAGATAAATTCAAAATCTTGTCTGACGTAGCATTTGGTAGTAACGAATACTACAAGATGCATGAGAAGATGGAGGATTTATACAGAAGAAAGGTTGCAGGAGAAGAGACAGAAATGTCTGACGAAGATGCAGCCAGATTCGAAGAGATATACATACAATCTCAGGAGCGATCAAGAAAGAAACGGTTCTTTGAATACAAAACAGAAGAAGAACTAGATGGTATTTCAATGTGGGGAAGAATGCTCGGTTCATTATGGGAAAGTACAACCCATAATGCAGAGCTATCAACAGAACGCCTAACTTTCTTCCGTCCTGCCGGTAAACTATTACACCAAAGAACCGCAATAGAGGACTATGTAAAAACACAATTATCAGAAGGCGACACTGCGCTATGGAATAAGCCATACGAGCATTTCATAAGACCATTCGCAGAAGACTCATACAAATACATAGATTCAGAACATGTCCCTGAGTATATCCAAGAGCGTAGAAATGTAGACAACTACTTTGATGCATTAGAATTTTACAAGCAAATGCAAATTTATAGAAAGTCTGCCGGTGTAAATAGTTATGAAGCTTCAATAGCAAAACAGAAAGCAAGTAGAACTGTTTACGGCGCCGTTGCATCTGGACTTGATACCAGACAGGATGTAGAGTCTGCATATGGTGCACTATCTGATAATGAGCGGGCATATTTTTCTTCTTTTGTAAACGCAAAAGAGTCGGACAGAGGTAAGATATCTAGAATTGTTGACGAAAATAATACTTCCGAAATGTACAAAATGTTATGGGCAAGAAAAGACGCTATCGATAACGGAGAAGATATTTCGGCATTGATTCAACAAGAAGAACAGGATCTGATTAATGATAACCACTCTGCGTATATGGCTTATAAGAATAGCAAAGATGCAGATATAGGTATATCGTTTAGAGAGTATGTTCAGGAGCTAAGAGCCGCATCGTTAATTGAGGAAGCTACAGGTATTCCAACAGAAGATTTTGCAGGATGGGATCCGCGCATTGAAATTAAAGATGTAAAATTAAGAGCTCTTCAACTATCAAAAGAAGACGTTCGTGAATATGGTTTTTGGCAGTCCGATGAAGACGACCTATCTAGGCAGTCATACATCTTAAATGAGGACCAGGTAACAACCCAATTAGCCTCAATAAAAGAGACAAGAGCAAGACGAGAATTTCAAAGATCATTATTAGTAAAAGACCAGTTAATGAAACAAGGAATATTTGCAAAAGATATTCGCTTCTCAAACACTGGATTCAGTGATCAGAATATAAACATAGGTTAAGATATGGCAATGAATAATCTAGTGCTCGGCGGTGCGACCGTCGGCTTTATGGCAGGTGACCCAATTGACAGTCCGATTTCATCCATCGCTGGCATTGGATTAGGTGCTTTAATTGGTTCCTCAATTGAAGTCGTTAAATCAAATAGAAGAGAGCGGGCCCCTCGTGGTGCCGCTGATATTGCAGTCGACCACACTAAGCTTAATAGCAGGGCAAATCGAGCGTTAACAGAAGATGGCTACAGTTCGGAGATGCAAAGACAGGCCAAGCGTTATGATGCTATGACTAGATTCTCCGGACGAAGAAGTCTTCGTGAGGCAACACAACAGGCTCAAAAGAATAAGGGTATCATGACCGATTCTATGAGAAGTGCTGCCGTTGATAGAACTAATAGTTCTATATCTAAATGGGAGAATGCTGTACTTCATAATTTCAACTCCTTGTCGAATATGGATATAGCGGAAACTTTAGGTCAAAGCGGCGCAATGAAGTTTATACGCGGTCAATATAGCGCAGAAGAACTTTCAAGCCTAATTTCTTCAGGAAAGATAAACGACGAGCATTTCAAAATTCTTAGACGCGCATCATCAAATGAGATGATTTCTTCAGCAGTAAAAGCAGGAGAGATTGACTATGCCTCTAAGCTAAGAACTGTTGATATGAGCTGGGTTAAAAACAAAGAAGTTCCCAATATAGGGTCTCTTTCAATTGATAGAACAGCAAGTATAGAAGAGAAGATAAATGCCCTTAAAGGTTATCTATCTGGAACACTTGGGCACGATAATGCGTTTGCAGAAAGATTTGCACGCAATATCAGTAATTTCTATCCCGGCGCCGCAATTGATATTTCAAACTCTGACATCTCAATTAAAATGCCAGACGGAGAAGTTATAAAAGACCTTATCCCAATAAAAAGAGACGGGGTCTTACAATATGCCAAGAACGGCAATATATACGAAGGGAAGTTGTACCAACCATTTGCGGACTCTATTGGTTCTACGTTGGGTGGAATAGAGCTTGCCTCACTGTCATCAGATGGCAAAAGTGTCATTATTAGCTCTACTATTGCTGATAATGCCGTAATTGATGGATTCACAAATCTTGAAGTTGCAGGATTTATGGGCCATGTAGAAGGAACACCATACGGTAAGGCGCTAGAGAAAGTAAACAGTCTTGGTGCTTATGTTGGACCAGATGATGGAAGCAATGTAGTTAGGGCTCCATCTCTTGATACAAAACTTCAATTCAGTTCTTCCGAAGATGGAAAAATCGTAAGAATGAAAGATGCCAGCTCATTAGAAGATTCACGAAGAATAATGAACACGATCAATCAGGCAATGATTGATCAAACAGGTCTATCTACAATTCCATCAAATATCCGTCAAAGAACATATTCCGTATCTAGCATAGAGCAGGCGGGACAAGCAATCGCTGGTATATCACCACACCCTGAACGATCTACTGGTACAGTATCAAGAGGCACTATAATTGATCTTGCAAATACAACACACGAAGAAACAAAACGTATTGCTGGTGCCTCTAAATTACTAGTAGAGCAAGGGCTTGGTCACAATTTTAGCGGAGCAATTCTAGCATCAATTGCAGGTCACGACAGCAATTTTAATCATACTATTGGTAGCGCAGTCATGGGTATGGTGCTCGAAGATGGTAAGACCGAACAAATGCTTAAAGGTATTCATCTTAATGCGCCAGGAACTGTTAAGCTTGGACAAGGTGCATTTACCGGAACTGAAGAGCAAATCGCTAAGCTTGGTCAAATTCAAAACGGAAACAGTGTCATATACAAGGGCGGAGAGAGTATTGGATTCTTTGGAGGTAAGGAATATACGATTCCTAAAACAGTGGACTCATTTACAGTTTCAAGAATTGAAAACACCAGAGATGGATATAAATTTGTAGGCAAAAATAATATTGTTACAGATACAGATTCAAATTCTGGTATCAAAATCTTTAACGATGTTAAGTCTACATCCACTCACAGGACCGAGCGCGATTTCGCATTGAAAGAAATCATAGATAGATTTGAAAAAGAAGGATCTATCTCAATGGAAAACGGCGCAGTCGTTGTGTCGTCAAAGAATACAAGAAATCTCGAGAGACATGGTCAGCTTCAAAAAGTATTACCCGAAGGACGTAGCCATTTCTCTCCAAAAGAATTTAGAGGTGCCATTGAGAAGTTCGTAGAGCAGAACCCCGCAGAGATGGATGTTGCCCTATCAAAGGTTAGAGGTACATACAGAGACATCAATGTTCGTTCAGAAGACTTTAAGGCCGGTTATACTCTACAAAATTTAGAGGTTAATAACTTCAGAGATAATAGCCAAATTAATAGGGCAAAAAATATAATCGGAGAAGTTATAACCAATAGTGGATTCGATCTGGCCGAAGAGCTTCCAGACGACGCCCCACAAGCGCTAAAGGATTTGAAATCTTCATTCGCTAAGCTATCAGAAGCTGGAATAGATTCAAACACCGCCGGTAAAGAAGTTAAACAGGCTAGAGCAAGCTTATTCGCAGCAAAAGCAGTCGAAGATCCTAAGTTCTCAAATATTGCATTGGGCACTATGCTTGGAAATTTATCACAAGCACACGATAAGGCTGTTAAACGAGGCAACTCTTCCGTATTCAAAGTTGCACTTGGTGACGGTTCAACAGTAGCAATAAATATCGGCAAAGATACTGATATATCATCAGCAATGGCAGAACTAATTAAAGCCTCAAGTAAACGTCAGAATCTATATTCTTCAGGCAAAATTAGTTACGGCCAAATGTATAATGCAATAAAAGCAGACTATATGGGCCTAGAGTCCATTGGTGCAAAAATGGGTTTATACAATCTAGCAGGTTTACGTCCAGGTACAGCCGCTCTTACTGGCGAATCAAGTCGAGGACAGAAAATGTCATGGATGGCCGCAGGTAAATTCGATAATCTGACAAACTCACATGAGCTAAAAGATGCTTTAACAACAGTCAATATGGATGCAATATATGAGGTCAAAGCTAGAGCTATGGAAATGGAGAATGGTCATCAGTTTGGTAATGTATTTGATGCTGACCAAAGAGAACGTGCTATTCAAATTGAAGACCTATTTCATAAGGACGAAGCAAGACGTATTGCTGCATTCGAAGAAGGCGGCTCGCTAAGCCATATTAAGCCACAAGATGGAATACTAAATATTGACCTGCCAGTTCCAAAAGGAATGGCCAAAGAGTTTAAAAACCATAAGTCTTTATCCATCCCAATTCTAGATAGCAATATCAGCGGATATGCAGAACTTCCTAATGGTAAGGATGCCACAAAAGAGGCAACTAAGATTAGAAGAAATCTACTTCTTTCTTTGTCTGACTATTTTAATGCCAAAGGTATAGGCGGAGTTGCAGAAGAGTTTGCAGCTACAGCATATATGAATGCATTTAAGGAATATAAGGATTTTCAGAATGTAACTGGTTCTCCACTTAAAAAAGCGGCAGCCGGTAGAAATTATAGGAACGCCTCATATTCAACAGTTCAACCGTTAACTCATGCTCAACAGGCAGTGTTCGATGCTGGTATGAATAAGGATAAGATAAGAGTATTTATATCCGAAGAGGCCGCTTCTGAGTATGGTCTTGACAAGAAGAGGTTTAAGTATCAAGAGATAGGCGACAGCGGAATGTTTAGGGTTATGGACGAGGAAGGAAAGCTTCCTGTTCATGGCCTATTCACTCGTGAGCCTGCAACTGGTCCAAACTCTGTTCTTAGCACAGAGATAATTGTCGATAAGAATATAAAAAATGGTATGGCCGTTAGCATGGATGCCCAGATGATGAAATGGAATTCCGGTGACTTTGACGATGACAAAGCATTGCTATCCGTTCTAGATACTAAGTCTAAAGATTTCGCTAAGCACAATAAAGAGATGGCTGCCATCATGAAACGCCAAGCAGAGATGGTGAAAAGTCATAAAGCAGCAATTACCAAATTGACACCAAAGCTTAATGAGGCTAATAAGAAGTTTACCAATATCTCCGGCGTCAGTGATCCAACTAAAAAGCTGATCGAAAATATCATGTCTGGTAAAGAACGTGATATTGAAGCCCCTAGGGTAACTGCATTCCATCAATTGGTAGAAGGCTCACTAAAACGAGCAAAAGACGAAGAGATGGAGCTGTTGTCAAGAATAGAAATGGATGAAGCTGCGAGAAAAGCTGCAATTGAAGAAATTAGGGCAAGATATTACATCGCTGACCAGGCAGCCTACATGATGCAAGAGAACACTCTTAAGTCTGTTCGTTTAGCAAACAAGGGTGGAGTGTCAGAAAATCTAGCTGAGCAAATAGAAGAATTCATGGAGTCAAACCGAGGTAAACGCGCAAACTTTGACAAGCTTGGTGGCATTATTGGTGACTTTATGGGGTCTTTATACCAGCACTCAGATGATGATGTTGGAAGGTCTATCCAGAAATCTATTGACACAATTAGAAAGTCTGTAGGTAAATATGGGAAAGAAGTGTTAGGTGATCCGACAGGTATGGTCGGCAGTAAGCACGGTGGTTCTAATTGGCGTTCTGCAGCAACTGCTGCCGCCGCTAGAAACAGCCCAGTGGGTCCCGAAGTGTTGCCTTTTGAGCCAAATTCTAGTACCATTAATAAAATAGAGGACGGTGCTTATAGCGTTTTAGATACATTAAAACACAATAAGAACAAACTTATTTTAGGCGCGGCAGGAATGGCCGGATTGGCTATGATTAGCAGATCCGAAACTCCAAATCCAAGCTCACCTATGTATAATGCTCCAACAGCTAGAACAACCCCTGTATTGGAAGGAAGAACATCAGAAACAAGCTATGTAAAAGATTGGGGAAATGACCCGAATTCTATAACAATCAATGGACACGTAATTAGCGGTTATTCTGATGCCAGAATCAAGCAGGGGTTAAGAGGCTTAATTCAAGGCGATACAAATCAAAGATCAACAGTAACATTTGACAATAGAAATTACTAAGAGAAGAATATGGCAAGATTTACTTTTTCTATCAACGGAATGCTAGATTTGGAACCAATCTCATTCGACAAGGTTGATAAATTTTATACAACCCAACACGAATTTTTAAGAGATACATCGGTTCTAACCTCTAAGTCCAGATATAGCGAGATGCTTCATCTTGCCACATTCGCATTTGATGCATCGAGTGCGCAAGATGTTGAAAAACTAAAAACACTAGTAGCTATATGTAATTCATTCCCATACATATTTATTCGATCAGATGCTATCATTGAAAACCATCTGATGCCTCTAAATCTTAGCATAGGCTCCGGATATTATATGTATGCACTGCATGAGTTTCAGGCAGAGATGTCATCGACAGATGCAGACCAGGGTGTAGTCACAGTTTCTTTAAGATTGCAAATGGTAAACTGGAAGCCATTAGCAAAGAGTATTAAATTCATCACAATCGAAGAAGGCGCTGAGGTTAAAACAAAATCTGGTAAGGTTAGGAATATATCAGAGTATAATGGCGAAGATGGAGATCAGGTTGTATCAACAGGAAGTTATGTTAAGTATGTTGATAATCCAGAAGAATCCAATATTCTTAGCTTTATGGTTGAAAAGAACACTAGCGAAGATATAGACGCTATTCTTAACTCTGGACTAAGCCGCTCATTTGAATTTAATCTTGGCTGGCCATTAGTGATGACTGATATCCAGTATGAGGATAGACCAAAATCTGACTTCTGTTGGAATCTTGTTAGACAATTTAGAACACTGAAGACAGTAGATTTAGATGGGTCATTGCAAACAAAAGACGGCAAAAAATCATCGCAATCTAATATATCTGAGGTTACAGATGAGAACGCTGAGCGTTATGATGAGACCGGTAGAATCTGGGTCGGTTATGTCAGAGAAAGACTGGCAGGAACAAATGTTAAGGACGGAGACGTTGCTCTTCAATCTATAACAGTGAGACGTAGAAACAGATTTGCAAATCAAACAGTCCAAGGGTTTGTTTATCCATATGCACAATATCTTGGACGTTCACCTTCCGAAGTTTTAATCACAACGGCCGTCAACCATACAAAAGGTATGGCATCAACAACCGCCATGCAGGCAGTCAAAAAAGCAGATGAGATGACCAATTATGTTAGGGTATCTACACCGGCATTAAAAGGTCTTGACGTTTTAGCTATAGAGAATCCTCTTGTAAACGGACTGGGTATTAAATACGCAGTTTTAGATTCATCTCATGCAACAACATCTGGTTCGTTAAATAATCTATTAATAAACAATTTTACTTTCATAGAATCCGATTCTTACGGGGCAATAGAGTCAAGCAGATATGTATTGGCATCATCTGTTAACGGATGGAACGACGCCGCAAATAAAGCTCAAAGACTTATTGAGGTAATAAGTCAGTACAAGACGCTCAAGAAAGATGGCTCTAGTACATCAGAATACGACACCATTGTATCTGCAATTAACAACCGCCTTATCGATGCCTTAAAAAGAACGGCTGATTCTGAACTGTCAGAAGCTAAGGCATTACAGGATTCTGACGTTTTCAAAAAGGCAGATGCAACACAAAAATCAGTATACATTATCCAAATGTATATGCAGCTTATATCTGCAAATACAGCATCGGGATCAGAGGAAAGAATCACATTAGAACGTATTCGTTTATTAGATTCAGAAATAGAATCTCTGTATTTTGAGACCGTAACAAATCTCAATCCAATTACAATTAAGGCACTCAAAGAAGACCTGCAAAAAGAGAAAAATTGGATAGAGAAAATGGAAGGGAGTTACACTTCATTTGGCGGCGAAGGTATTCCTGACTTAAGAATCAAAGAAATCTTCTCTGATTTAACGCCGACAAAAGAATATAAAAGCTGGAAAGATTTATCTTCATTTCCATTTATATACGACCAAGGCATTCTATCTCCAGACAAAGTAGTTGCTTATTGGGATGAAAAACTCCCGGAAATTAATAAGCTTCTTGAGGCTACAGGAGCATTAATTAAGACTGACCTTAATATCTATACAACAGCTCCTGCTATGAATGATGCTGGTGGTAACTCTACTACCGGTGCATCTGTCATGGTTCAAGACCCGGCAGGCGGCACTTCTCCTAAAAAGAAAGCAAACGTAGACTTAGTTTACACAAGAGAGCAATACGAAAGAGACTATAAGGTAAGTACAAGTTCAAACAAAAGATTGTTGCCTCTTGAAAATATTGTTGCATACACAAGGCTAGGAAGAGACCTGCAAAACTTTGGCGGAAGGCATATGGGCTTAGATATGCCAGTCCCAGTAGGTACACCTGTCCGAGTTGCAGACGATGGCGTTGTTTCCGTTGCTAAATTCCAAATGAACAAGAATGGTAAGCGCGGATACGGCAATGTGATATTCGTTAAGCACTCAAATGGAATCGAAACAAGATATGCCCATTTAAGCAGAATCCTTGTAAGAGAGGGTTCAAAAGTTAGTAGAGGTCAGGTTATTGGACTATCAGGCAATACCGGTGGATCTACAGGTCCTCATTTGCATTACGAAATAAGAATAAATGGCAAGGTTATTAGCCCTAAAGCTTATTACGGAAAAACAACAAATGGTCCGACCTCTATTGCTACATCTAGTAAAACGAATTCTTCTTATTCTGCTGCTGCATATGCCAGAGGTGGTTCAAATGCAAGGTCCAGTATAATGACCCTAAAGGAATTCATAGCTAATGGTGAGAGTGGCGGAAGTTATGACATTGCAAACTGGTATAATGGTAAAAAATTAAATTCCGGAAACAAAGGGTTATCGAATAAAACAGTTGCCCAAGTTATGGCTATGCAAAATGCAGGTCAGCTTCATGCCGTAGGTAAGTATCAAGTTATACCTGTAACATTAAGGGCCGCTGTTCAGGGATTGCGATTAAATGGCAATACGTCTTTTTCTCCAGCTACACAAGAGAAAATCGGTACATGGTTAATCTTCAATAAGCGTCCTGCGCTGGGTGCATATATCAGAGGCGAAAGCAATGATCTCGATAAAGCTCATAGAGAGTTTGCATTAGAGTGGAGATCTATCCCTATGCCGGATGGTCGCTCTGCTAGTGCAAAAGGTGATAAGGTTCATTCCGGATATACACCAGAGAGGGTTAGACAGGCACTACTTGCCGCAAGGGCAGCCTATGTTAAATCTCTTTCTAGTGGTAAGTCCAAAGAGCAGGCACAAGAAGAGTCCGTTGCATCAACAGCACTGGCTAGAGTTGCTTCCGGAGAGAGCGTCTCCGATGTTGCAGCAAGCTATGTAAACGAGCTATATGCAGGACGAGAGAAAGATCCAATTGAAGCTGTAGTTGACCCGGTGCCATGGACAGAAGAGATTCAAGCAAAATCGAGACTTGAAAACTTTGTTAAGGACCTTAATCGAGGGATTCAGAAATTAATCCCAACATATAAGGTCTATATGGTTCACGGTAATGACGAAAACAGCTTAATAAATCTGATAAACTATCGTCAACACGCATCATACTATGAAGTTCCTGCTGTTAGGAATATTCGTGTAGAGATGGCTAATCAGGATAACCCTGTTGCTGTTGCTACATTTGAAGTTCTAAATGCTCTCAATACGGCTTCCGACCCAAAAGAAATTAGGGCACTGAAATCTGAGCATATAGATATACGCTCACTAAATTCCGATGCCGCGCGTATTATTTCAATGGATCAAATCAGACTTAAGGCCGGTAATAAAATTCAGATCAGAATGGGCTATGGAAACGATCCAAACAAACTGTCTGTTGTATTTAACGGCATTGTTACAGAGTCTGATGGCGGAGAAATCCTAACAATTGTTGCCGAGGGCTACGGAAGAGAATTGCAGAACGAGCAATTATTTATTGGAGACGTAGTACCAACATTCTCATTCTTATCAGATATTGATAACCTATACGTATCTGCAGCAGTAGCAAAAGTTCTTAAGTCTGCTAATCTTGATAGTTTTGGTAGAAACCCAAGATGGTTCGCAGATAACAATAACTTTAGAGACGTAAGAGGAATGGCCAATGAAACTCTTGCTTCAAATACTGTTGGCGACAGCGGTATAGGATTTAGTAATTCTCTTTGGAATTCACAGCTCGATGAATACTTCTTTTACTCAGCAAAAGGTGCAACAGAGAGCCTAGAGAACTTCTGGCTGATGAATGTCGATATGGCAGACAGATTCTTCGTTACAAGTCTGAAAGATTTATTCCCATTCTCTTTAAATGACTTCTTTTCTAATTTTAATGTTGTCAATAAAACGGTTTGGGATGTTCTAACCACAGGCAGAAGAATGTTCCCATCATCTGTATTGTTAGTTAAAAATATAGAGGGCCGCTCAACGACATTCTCTGGAATCAAAGAGCAAATGATGATAGGCAAAGAAAAGCCAACATCATTAGCCGCAGAGTTTTTATCAAAGGTACAGAAGAAAGCTGACTTCAAGAAAGAGGCAGAAGAAGCCCTAGCTGGAGACACAACTGGTATTGGTAACTCATATGTAGAAAACCATATGAAAGACAGGATTAATGTCATAGGTGAGCAAACATTGAAATCTAACGGCTCAGACATAATTGAACTATTAGATGCCGCAAAGGCAGATCAATATGTAGACATCTCATCTTATGTTCCTGCAACTAATTTCCATATGTTCAACAGTTCCTACAATTTGATTTCTAATCAGATGAAATTGGATCAAAACTGTATAACAGGCGCTAAAGTTGAATACAATTCGGATCCAGAAGATTTTGGATACGGAGAAGATATATTCGATATGAAGGCGAATGGCGGACTTAAAGGTTCACTTACTAAGTTCGGATATGTTAACGATAACTCCATTAGTTCTGTAGGAATGGCAATTAAGACTGCCCAAGGATACCTATTAGAAGAACTGGAAAAAATGTACAATGGCGCAATTATCATTACTGGAAACCCAGATGTTCAGCCAGGAGATTATGCATTTATTCAGGACGACTTAAGAAATATGTCTGGCGTAATAAAATGCCGAGAAGTTCAACATGTATTCACGGACTTCGATGGATACATTACAATTATTACACCGGGTATGTTTGTAGAGCCATCAACTCATATGTATTCAAATCTATATATGAAACTTGGAATCTTCATGAACTTCGTTTCGACTGCTGCTTCCGAGTATGCTCAGGTGTCAAGCGCAGAAACAATTCCGGGGCTCATCTACGATCAGACCGCATTCGAGCCAACTGACCTTGGTGCATCTGTTTATCTTCTTGGCGTGGGCAATGTCGCACTCGGAGGCCTATTGACTGCATCAACATACGGAGCTGCTAGTCGTGTATTCGGAGGATCTATTTTAGGTAAAGCCTCAAAAGGATTATCCTTAGCTGCACGGGCCGGTAAAGCAGTCGCCGGAGCAGGATGGGTTCGCTCATTAGCCCATACAGCAATGTCTTTTGGTTCATCTGTAGGCTCAAAAGCACTACAGGTATTGCCAAGGGCAGCAAGAGTAATATCAGCTGTAAGAGGTTTTGCAGCAGGAGGTAGAGCAGTAGCTACAGCAGCAATGGGATATGCAGCAGGAGGCTTTATAGCCACAGCAGCAGTATCAGCACTAGTAGTTGTACTGGTATATGGTGCATTAGCTATGGTTCAAAATCTAATAGAATCATATGCCCTTAAACTTGAAATGAGGCATAGAGCATTGATGAAGTTTCCAGTAAAAGTGTATGGCCAAGAATACACCGCGGGGCTTACCGGATGGAACGATACAGAAACTCCATTAGAATTACAGGCGAATACAGTGATAGAATCAATTAGAGCTTTGGGCGACATCAACGAGGCTACAATGCGTGCTGGGTATGATGGTTCCCAATATGCCTTATATTTCAAATTAGCTACGGATTAATATGTCAACAGCCCTAGTAAATAAATCTGGGGCTGACTTTACAAGAGTCGGCTCCATACAATCTATTTCCATTCAAGGAACTCAGCTATTTGCTGTAATAAGGCTCGAAGGGGAACCGATGCTCGATATGATGGGCAACACGGTAAACTGCGGAAGACATCTAGTCGGATTACCTAGATATGCTCCCGAAAGCACTGCAACTATGGCAGAGTTACTTATACCAATAAATATCAATAGCTCAATACAAGCGGTTGATCCTAAAACGCTTATCGACTGTAGAGTTATGGTGTTCTTTACATCAACAGGATTTCCAGAGGGCGCTACGATTATCAATAACTCAGACTCACGAATTATGACTAGGCGAGAGTTATTTGATTTGCGATCTAGGAATAAGGATGGTATAATAGACCAATTAACAAAGAAAGAAGTTAAAACAATGAGCAATGAGGCTTCTAAGAATTTAGAAGTCATACAGAGCGAGGTTTATGACCCAAGATTCCATAAGGGCGCAGTCGGTGTCTATGGCTCAGAGCAGAGTATGTTTGTAGCTGCACCAGCACACCAATCCCAATACGTGGACTTTTCATCTCGTATTGATAAGAAATACACAATATTAGATGTGCAAAAAGAAACCAGACAAAAAGACTGCTACATGCCCGCAACAGTTTTTACAGGACGTAGTTAATGTCTCTTATACTAAGACCATCACCAACAAGTTCAACAGTCGTAGATGTAAGAGAGGATGTGACTGCAGTATCAGCAGGCTCAATGTCTGTTTCAGTTCACAAAGATTACGGGACGTTTATTAACGGCCCGTTTTCTGTATCATCATCTCCAACATCAATGACATTTGGCAGTTTCTATAAATTCAACCCAGTTGCCCTGTCTGGTATGCCATCTACTATAATTACACCAGTCCCAACATTTGAGGTTACAGTTCCTACAAAAAATATTGGAACACAACAAGCTTTAAACTCTATAGTAGTAAGCACTATTACAGGGATATTCTAATGTATTCTAAAAATATACAAAGAGATCTCCGTATGGATAAATATGGAGATATATTATTTAGCGGATATGATATTAAATCAACAAGAAATGAAAACGACATCGTTGTTCAAAACTCCGCGCATAGAATTATGACTAACCATAGAGACTTGTTTTTGCATAGGTTATATGGTGCGAATTTACAGTCATTTATAGGCAGAAAGATAAATCAGGGACTTGCCACGGAGATACAACGATCAATTGTTGATTCGTTAACATCAGATAATTTTTTAAATGCATCTCAGCTGTCTGTTATACCAATTCTAGATAGAGATAAAATCTTCTTTAAGATATCAGTTGGTACAACAGGAGATTTTTTAACAAGCAGAGAGAATGAATTAAATATAGTATTTAGTCCTTCTGGAGGAATTAGATATGTTTAGTGAAATTACTAATCCTACATTTACAAAAAGACGTATTCTTCAGAAGATGGCTGAAGTTACAGGAATTAATAATGACAGCCGGTCATCAATAATGTCGGGGATAGCCGAATCTATCGGTGGAGTTGTATCAGACTCAATTAAATATTCAAACGGCCTTATTAATAGCACATATACAGAGCTTGCTGTCGGAGAGACTCTTACAAACAATGCTCTTGAATTCGGTGTTGTCAGAGATATTTACTCTGACATCTATGTTGATGAGCAGGATGCAGCGATTGTCCTTGAACCTGAAAATGGAATTTCATTCCCTAAATTTGCCGATGGAAAATTAGCAATTAAGGCTGGAAAACAATATAAGATCGGATCGTCTGTAATCGAGGTCCTGAAAGATACCTATATTTCTGTAAGTGAAACATCTATTCCGGTGGCAGCAAGAGTTATTTCAAACTCCCAATCTGATATTAAAACCAATACACATATTGATATTTTTAGTAAGGACAATATCTACACTACCGGCGTGCTTCTTCGTTTTAAGAAGCCGATACATAATCGACTATACGAAGAGTCAGATATACAGCTTAGAAGTAGAGTATTCCTGGCTAAAAATAAAACACACGGATCAAGCAATGCTGCATTGGCAGGGATTGTATCCTCAATACCTCTGATAAAATATTACAGCATAGAGGAAGATAAATCTCTTGGTGTAACTCGGGTTTATATTGCAACATCAAAAACGCTTTTGAATCAGGCTGAACAAAACTTCGAGGCAATAGTTTCCGCTATTAGATCAAGAGCTGATTATAAGTTATCAGCAGAACAGAGAATAGAGGTTCATGAAGCAGAAGTAATTAGACTCTCTCCTTTGTATACATATAAAAATGTAACAGAGGATATGGCTATGGCTGCAATGGCCGATGCGTTTAATAGCATTTATACTCCATTCTCAAAAACCGTTAATATTGACGATCTTAACAATAGGATCACTGAATCAGGCATCGGAGTTACAGTCGATAGGTTTATAACATCTCATAACAAGCTTGGTATCATTGGATCGCAATCTAATGGCACCCTTGCTATTGATGGCCCATATGTTGTCGTATTCTCAGATGCAGAAGCACAAGGGGCACCAGAGTGAAACAGAATTTATCGCTCAATCTTCTAACAAAATATTTCGCAAAGTGGTCAACTCCATATCTATCACCATATTCAAATGTAGGAAGAGTATTATCTCCTATATCTGATATCATAAATTCAAATATCGAATATTCATCAAATTTAATAAACACCAGATATAGACAATCAGGTCTAGATACATACTCTAAGCTATACACGATTCCATCTTATGGCGAGTATAAGAAAATAGAATCTGAAACTACAAGAATCATTAAGAGCGATGGAAGTGTTGAATATATCGGCACTTCTATTCTAGAAAACGTAGGGCAGTACGGAGAGGAATTCTTCGGGCTGTACCCGGCGGCCGGAGTGGAGCTAACAGAAGATCAGTCAAACTGGTTAGAAGATTCATTCTTTGTAAACTTAGAGACTGGAGAAACCCATCTAAATCTAAGATTTGTTTCTCCCAATAGACTATACATTATATCTGGCGGCGGAATAGAAAATATTCCAGTTACAATTAGTGGCTACACAAAAGACTACAAATACATAACAGAGTCTATCACTGTAAATCATAAAGGCGTATTTGAATCATTTAACGAGTTTTCAGAAATTTGTTCAGTTCAAACGCCCATAAAAATTGATATTGCAAACTATGTTGATTGCCAAGACGAACACTCCATAGTAACAAAAGAAACTGTTCCAAATAGAGTCACAGATTTAGATGGAACATTCTTGGATGTTGGTTTACTCTTTGATGAAGAGACCGTCTTTATTGTAGATAAAGAAAAAGAGTTAGGATCTCCAATTGGCCAATATGATATGGAGGTACCGGAAAGGTTCGGCTTTATATCATCAATATTGGACGTATATACAATAGATGAAGCTGGCTGGCTAGGTATTGCAAAACCTACTTTCAATTTATCAGAAGATACAATCGCTGACGGTTCAATGAATAATAACGAGTATGTCTATCTGGAAGATTACGAACATAGGGTTGGGTCAGTTATCAGAGCAAGAGTTAAAGCTCATGAAATAGCAGCCAAATCTAGTAGCAATAATATTAGGATATCTGTTAAAAACGGCGACACTCTATATTATGTCGATAGATTTGGAAACCTGATGTCAGACGAGAATACATGGATTGATGCTCGCATTACAGCCGACATTATTAATATTGCGATCATGTGTGACAATAAAGATCCATATATCTTTAAAGTTGAAGATGAAGATGGAAACACTTATACGACAATGGTTGCGCAAATGCTTTCGCAGTATCGTGACATCATTGGCGGATGCACAGCGATGTATCTGTATAACAAAGAGCTATATGTGGTAAGAAATGGATCCGTCTATAAGGTTAGGCCATTAAGACATATTTATTCCAGATATAACAGTTCAAGGATTGCATTAGATTCAGATTATAGAAGGATAAAAGTATCGTGATTAAAACCGAAATAATTAATATCGATCCGTTTGAACGGGCAGAGGTTTCTCCGTCATATATTAATTCAATCGGAGAGACTTATCCTGCCATCGCAATCTATAATACTGATATGATTATTTCAGTGTATGATGGGATTATAAATATCAATGGCGAGCGTGTTGATCTAAAAGGTTTAACTGTTGGTAAGCTATTTAAACTACTAAAAGATAAAGGCATCACTGTAAAGGTATTCAAAGGAATGGAAAACCTTCCGGCAATATCCATTACAAATTATTCAAATGTAGATTTAGTTACAACAGAAGCGAAAAGATCTCCCATATACGTAGCATCACTCGTATCTGAATATATTGCAAAAGGACTTATTGGTAGCTACAACGAAAATGTTGAAATAACCATACTGAGTAATAATACCATAGACGGTAATAGAAAATACTTTTCAGAAAGCTCGGAGTTACCTGTAGAAATAGAGAGTTTGCATAGAGCAAAAACATTTATACTGTCAGTTGCAGATGCAAACGTTATAAGAGATACAGCAAGAATCAAGGATATAAATCAAGTTAATGATGCCATAGTTGATTTTAATCTAAAGACATACGGAAGAGATAATGCCTACATTAACTTATAATATGAAAGTTGGATCTAGGGCTGGCATATCATCAGAATACAGAAATCCTCCACTTAGGTTATCCGAGATTGATAACAATAGAAGCACAATCTTAGATACATATACATCAATCGGATCTGTCTCTAAGTTTGGATGGGAATCTGAATTGATATTATTCGATGAGTTCGGTAAGCTAAGCTCTGGATCTATGTCCTTCATAAAGGATAGCGGTTCTGTTTCTGCTGCTTCTGGGTATGGTTTCATTCCGCTTAAGAATAAGATAAAGCTAAAGTCTTATGTTCCTGTTTCGGCATATGTGTATAAAAGAGGGACCAATTCGGATTCTGTTTATATAAAGTATGAAAATAGAAAAGATAGCGAATACTATATTGTTACAACAAAAGTTGGAGAACTTGACCATATAGAAGAGGATTCTCATAACCACGGTATTAATCTGGACGAGGTCGGAGAGCTTACAATAGAGATTTCTCATATCGTTATTGGCGAAGAGAAAACAAAAGTTTCATCTGAAAAGGTTATAAAACTAGATTATTATCCTGTTACAAATGTAACCGTTGAAGGTTCTGATAATTACACTATCAATGAGTATTCCGGAATTATTATAAACAACTCTGGTTCTGAGCTAAGTGTTAAATATAAATTGGCGCCATTGGTAATTATCAATAACGGCCCTGCAGTATATCTAAGCTCTATAGACCCTTCTGTTGTTCTAAACCTATTAGAGATACACAACAAAACAGTCGATAGTATAACCTCTACTGAAAATGTCATAGATGCCAAATCTAGCTTCTTCATAGAGTCATCTGACCCAATTGACGTAAACGGCGTTACATATTATCCAGGAAGAAGACATATTTTTGCACCTGGCAAATATACATTATCTAGAGCAAGTTCCGAATGGGTAAAAGAAGTCCAATCAAAAATTGAGGCGCTAGACGTATCTGTTATTGGTGATATAAAATCAAAACTACTAAGCAAATATAAAGCTGACGGCGGAAACCCTATATCGTATAATAGTGTAGCTAATGGAGATGTATATAAGGTAAAAGAAGATACACGCTCAGGCACCTATTCATTAGAAACAGTGGTAGATGATAAAAACAGAAGAGTGATTCTTCCTCATCTAATAGATAGTAGTTCAATATCTGTAGTTAGAGTTGGGCATAGAAACTCAAGAACTGATATCACTGATTACGAAAAAGACAGTGCGGGTACGATAAAGCTTAATTCAACTGGCAGATATATTATTAAATACACGCCAATCAGAGAGGACGAGCTGGCAGCATCGGATATAAATATACTAAATTCGATCGTAGCTGCATTGGGAGCGCCGCAAGAAGAAACTAGAGTATATTACGGAACAGAAGAAGACGGCTCCGTAGAGTATCTAAATATAGATAACCCTATCACTATAGGTAGCAATAATGGATAAATTAAATCTGCTTTCAGGCAGCACAATAACCCAGCAAGGAACAATTGATGCGATAAATATGCTTGCGGAAGCTAGCAATCGTATTAATGGTGATATTGGCGATGTCAATAATTTTAGTGGCAAGTCTAATTCCCTTAATGGGACACTTGCCGGAACTCTTGGTAATGGGGAATCGCTAGCCCCACAAATACCTTTCGGAGAAACAATCACAGACTTTACTGAGAATTTTAGCGGATCCTCTTCACAAGACTTTGTATTAACTCTTGTCCCATTGTCCGATGTGACCATTACAGCGCAGTCAGGTAAGTCATATGAAAAAGTAGATAAAACTACAATGACCAATGACTCCCATTATTCTATTAATGGTCGCAGGCTTAACTTCTATAAGAACCCAGAGGGTCAGTTCTCAGTGACATACAAGGGTAAATTCCCAAGTGTTCCTGGGTACGAAAAGTACACTACAAATACTTATCCCAATATAACTAGTGTGCAGCTGGAAAAACAGCAAAAGTCAGAAGTTCAAAAACTAGACAACACTACATACTTGGTAACAATAAAGCCGACAACAAAAATCGGCGATATCAATGTTCCTAACGGTATGCAGCCTTCTTTGCCAGAAAAGGTTAAACCATACGTTGACCCTAATGGAACCAAGGAAGCAAATGCATCAGATGTATCAGTGTGGGTTAAATCAGATGAAAGATATCAGCGCGTATCTGACGCAGTTGTATATCTGCTAAGTGATTCCACATTCAAATTTAAGACACAGATGTCTCTTCCAGAGAGCCCAGAAGTCGTCCTGTATGTTAACAGCTGGACAGTTGGGGACAGTATAGGTCTTCTGTATAAACTATTTACCTCTCATGCACATAACGGGGAAGACCCATCTGCACTATTAAGCCATTCCAAATTAGTAGACCTAATTTCAGATAGATATGTCAGAGGTCAACCAGGATTCGGGGTATCTAAACATAAGGGTGATGACCATCCTCAGTATTTCCACAGAGATGGGTATACTCCAGATAATCCAGGAAACTTTAACAATGCAATACTTGGCGATGTTCTTATAGGCTCAACTAACCCTGGAGATCTGTACAATAATACTCTTGATAATTCTAATAAATTGTTCTTCGGCTCTGTTGCTACCGGCGCATCGCTGATGTATGACAAAGACTTCCAAGGTATAAAATTATTCGGTACAAACTCTGGTCTTAAGATCAACACCCATAGTCTGCCTAGTGAAGAGAAAAACCTATACGCCACTGCTATTGAATTTGATGGAAATAAAATCTATTCAACAGGCGATAAAGGTGATACCAAAAATACTCTTAACATTAGAGCAAAGGACGGACTGGTTAAAGTATCTAAAACAGAAGAAGAATTGGCTTCAATTGAAGCGAAAGGCATTTCTGTTCAGGATGCGTCAATTTCTGGTACACTTGCTACTAAAGGCACAGGTGGTATTAAGGTAGCAAAAGTTGACTTCCGCAGCCAAGATGGAAATAAGGTTGAAGTATCATCAGAGGATACAGATGCATCAGTAGAATTTAAGGTTCCAGTTGCATTTGATAAATTAGCAGCGAAATCCTTTAATCCTACATCTATTGCCATCTCTGGTGACGGCGCAATTAAATTTGGTGAAGACGACTCAAGCTCAATTAAGAGTGTGAATGGTTCTGCGACAATTGGAGGCAAGAAGCCTTTAACCATCGAAGAGTCTGGTAAGAACACCGGTATCCGCTATCAGCGTCAAGAAGGCTTACCGTTTGCTAACGTTTATGTTTCAGCAGAAAACGGCGGACAGGCAACGCAAACTGACCATGACACCTACTTCGAAACTGGCAACGGTGACTTATACTTCCTAAAAGACACCACGAAAATTAACAGTATTTTCGGAACCAAGTATGGTTTTGGTGAACTTGCAAAAGACGGGGCAACAAGGCTAGATAATCTAACCCTAATGCCTAGAGCAAACACCTTCGCTGGTATTGGCGACTTTTATGGTATTAAAGTAAGAGAGTCTTCTCTAAAAGAGAGACAAGGTCTTCATATCGGTCCAGACGCAAACATCTATGCAACAGGCGCTGATGCGGACTGTCCTCCTGGATGGCTGGTTGTTGAGTCTAGAAATGGCGTAGTGTTTGCGGAAACAAGAGCAGGAGAAATGAACTGCTCTAACCTGTCATACTCTGAAGTAACAACAGGTCAGTTGAAAGTCTTCGGTTCTGCATCAATCGATAAGAATATCGGTCTAAACGGTAATATAGATGCCGCAGGTTACATAAGCGCAGAGAGCGGCGAATTTAGAACAAAAGTCTCAACAAAAGAAATTGAGGTATCCGGAAATTCAAGATTTACCGGAAAAGTTGACTTCACAGAAGATGTAGAGATCACATCTGGATTATCAGTCGGTGGATCTATTTCTTCAAAAAATAGACTTTCTGCAAATGAACTTGCTATTCAGTCTAGTGCAATATTCTCTGGTCCTGCAACATTCTCAAAACAGATAAATATCGAAGGAGATATTTACTCTAGAGCTGGATTCACTGGTGCCGGAACAATATCAACAACAGGTGGTGTGAATGGTGATTCAGCCAAATTCAATGTAGCAACCATTGGACAGTTATCTGTAGTTAATAAGCTTGATGCTAGAGCCGGTATCTCTGGTACTGGCGACTTTGTTACAAACGGAAACTTGACCGCAGACGGAGACGTAACTGCAACCAACGCGCGGTACACTGGAACAGCAACTGCCTTAATGCTAAGTATAGAAAAAGATACTTCTATACAGGGCGATATGTATGTTGGAGGCAAGGTTCAGCTAAACGGAGATGCATATATCGGGTCAGATGAAAATGACAAGCTAAATGTTCTCTCTAATGCTACATTCAATAATAACCGAAATATCTTCCTCGGCGATGTTGAAATGTCGGCGCCGGTTTCGATTAAGGCCGAATTAGAAGTAATCGGTCAATCTAATTTTAACTCCTCAATTAAAGCTAAGGCAGGTCTAGAGATAGACGGGCCAATTAACTCTAAATCTAGTGCAGAGTTTTCAGCATTAGATATTAAAGAGAATATTAGCTCGGCCGGAAACATATACGCTAAAGGAGACATTGTTTCAGACGGACAGTTAAGAGCAGACAAAGGTGCTACTTTATTGGGCAACTCCAATATCGGTCAGCAAGGAGATAGTATCACTATTGCCGGCGATGTAATATTCGGTAATGAAAAATCTACATTCTCCGGTGAAGTATTGATGACTGATAAGGTTACAATATCTGGTGAGACTACCTTTAACTCTAAAATAAATGTTGAAGGTTCAATTAAAGCAAAAGGTAACCTAGAGGTAGAGGGGATTGCTAACGTTAAAACAATACGCGCAGAGGCTCAGTCAGAGTTTAAGGGCGGTATTATCATTGATAAACAGGCAGACCTGAACAGCGTTTATATCAGGGATAAGGCGATTGTAGAAAAAGACCTTATCGTATCGGGTGGTATAAGCCTTCAAGGCGATATAACCTCAGTTCCAGCATCAACTGCTACTCTTGGACAGGTTAATGTCTCTAGAGGTGTAACACAAATTGGTGCATCTGAGATTAACAGCTTTGCCGGTGAAACCAGGTTCAACTCTACAGTTAGCGTGTCTGGCAAAATGGGTGTATCTGGTGCTATAATGACAGGTAGTGAAAGATCAGGCGTTATCATTGAGAATAACACCATCGTTATGAATGGTGAAGCCTCACTGATAAAAACGGATTCGATGTCTGTAAATAGCATAAGAGGCGATGCAACAAAAACAGTCCCAATTACTTCCTCTAATGCAGCAATGTCTAGAGAGGCGAACAACTTAAGTCGTAAAAAATTCACGACAATTAATAATGCCTACATCGAAGACTCCATGGTTGCAAATGGTAACTTATACTGTCTTGGTACACTCTTCGTAAGTGGTATTGAGGTAGTTGAGAATGAGAAATCGAAGAACGAGCTGAATAATAAATCTGTTCTAAACATTATTGCAAGAAGGGCAAAATACGCTCCATGACAACAATAACCTACAATATTTCAATTGTAGGGAAAAAGCATTCAGCAGAATTTCAACAAGCCACAGACAGCAGAAATGCTGTCGTGGCTGTTGATACATCCCCATTGAATGGTTCCCTAGTTGAAATCAAACACAAAAGCCAAGTAGACAGACTTAGATTTGTCAGACTTGAATCAAAATCTATATCAGGGATAGCTATTCGATCTAGCAGTCCCGATATTCTAATTACGGATATTGTCCACAATGGATTTCCACTATGGTATAAATACCAGTTGAGAGGGGAGCCTATTGTAACTGCAAAGAACTGGACGAAAGACGATAAATGGATTTATAGTGATGTCCCATATCTAAATGTTAAGTATGGAAATATAGAATTGCGTGAAATAGGGATTCCTGTATTTGTAAAAGAATCCAATCACTTTTTGAATGCTATTAAGTCTATTGACAATAGGACATATTCCGTATCTCAAGATGCATCTGGCGAATATATTATCAGGTGTAAAAATCAAAATGTTTCATTCTCTAGTGTATCAGGTGAAATTGCAACAGTGCATGAATACACTAATCCTAATAGCCCAATAGTAGGCATCTTTGCGAATGAATACTCTAGCGATAGAATTGCTTTGGTTAATGGACTTAAGACAAAGTATAGATTTCAATCTCCAGAGTTTGTAGCATCCGTAATTAAAACAAATAACGCAGCAGTTCCTGTAAATTCTGGCGTGGCCAAATTGCCGCATAGATATATTAATTCCGTTAAATCTCATGACGATAAAAATGTAGTATACAATCAAGGGTTTATCCTTGTTGATCCGTCATTAAAATCAATAGATGTCGAATATGAGTATATCGAACCGATAAACAATTTCGCATCTATACCATTGGATGTGATTAGAAAATCATCTGTAGTTAAAGTTTATGCAACTCCATACTCTATTGTGAAGGGCGGGGCAGAAGACTTTTTAAATACGGAGTTATTATTCTCTGCATTTGATAGATTTGGTGTTTGCATCTACTCTACATTAACCGGAATAGACTATTCTTCGCCGGCAGCAGTGTTGATTACGTCAGATTCGGCAACCGGTGTGCAATACAGTGTAGGTAGCAATAGTAAAAAATCAGAATCTCCACGATCATTATTTCAATCTGCACCGGAACTAGAAAAAGATACCGTGCTAGAAATAGCTGAAATACGAATTAAAAAGCACAGCCTAGATTATGCTGTCTCTGGGAGAAGGGCTATGCCTGTACAGGGAAGCGCCGGTATAAGAGATTTGAGAATACCAAAATTATCGTATTCCAGAATAGTCTTAGCTGATTACACTCCACAGTCAATAAATTCAAATGTAACCGTAATAGACGCTAATTTAGCAGCCGGTTACCCTATTGTTATTAGAGAAACAGAATCAGATATACTTGTAGAAATAGAAAACACAGAAAAAGAAACAGATGTTGATTTTGTCGATGATGATGATGGCCGTTTCCATAGACGTAATATTCCTATTTTTCTTGGCCAAAATTCTAAACTATGCTTAGTTAATACATATAATACACACAGAGAAATCCTAGTAGAGACCGCCTCTAAAGAGATTGATGGTAAAACTTATATCAATGCTAAAAAATCCGATTACCCTATAGGAAGAATAACAGCAGAGTATATCCATTTATCTAAAATTCCGAAAGGTCAATAATGAAAGAGTTTATACAAAACCATCAGTTTAACTACGTTAATGATGAGCTTAATATAAAAGACATAAAAGACCTAGATGGAATTAGCATCTCTTATGTGACCAAAGAGATCTCAAGATTCGGAGAGACTGCTACATCTTCGTCTGACTTTATTCTAGAGTCAATGGATAGAATTGAATCCGACCTAGAGAAATGGCATAACGGATATATCGAAAAGCTTGGTATTATTAAAAGCGGATCTGACTTTATACAAGGGAGCAATCTCTCATCCGAAGACGCCGGTCATTACGCTATTATGGAAATTGATACATCGGCCAATGGAGGTATGATTTATTCAACAATTGACGAAGCGTATGTTATGCCTCCGTATGATGAAAGGTATTTTGCATGAAGGAATTAAGAGAAACACTCCGCCCGGGCGTATCATTCTTCAATAGGATTATAATTCGTCCTAATGTAAGAGACGTAACTGTATCCTCAATTACAGCAATTGACTCGATGGGGAATGCAAGTCCTGTAGTGTCATTCCCTATGGCAATCGATGAGCCCGTTGTTATTAAGAACAAACATAAAAACTCAATGGCAATTGAGGTATCAATTATCCATGAACATATCGAAGATGGTGACTCTTTATCTAAATTTATTGATATTGATGCTAACCGAATTTCGTCAAATGATATTGCATCTTTAAGAACAAAAAGGACAGAAATCCTCAGCTCTGGATCATTAAATATTGTTATAAAAGGCGAAGATTTAGAGACTGCAATTATATCCGGGAATATTGATATAACTGGATATTCTCGCTCTGGTGTAGAGTTAATGAATGAGAAAGTTACTCTAGGGCTAGGCAAAACAAGAGAGATAGTTATTGGCAATGAGAAGCCTAAATATAAACTATCAAATACCTATAAGTACAGAGGCGGGATGGTTAGTAAAGATGAAGTTGTAATAAAAGACGGGAAAATTCAAGATAGAGATGAGTCTTGCCTATATATTGCATCCCCAGATTACAATGGAGGGCTTTATAGAAATGAGAATATATCTATCGATGAAAACAACTCAATTAGAATTTTAAATAATGATGTTTATAAAATAGCCTGTTATTTAGACGCTATTGTAATTGACCCAGATAAGTCTGAGCCTAACATCAAGTACGTTGGAATTATATCGAAATGATAAAAGACTATTTTAGTTCATACTCCATTTATTCAAAACGTCTTCCTGGATGGAGAGAACAACTATTATCGGATATTAGAGAAAGAGGCAATAAACTAGCTGCCTCTGTTAATGATTCGAACAATAGAATAGCTATGGCTATCGGTAAGTTCGCAGAAGGCGTTTCTGATGTAAGAGAGCAGATGTCTGAGGTCTCTGACTTGTATCTAACTGTTTCTACTGTAAGCGGAAATACTAATAAGCAATTTGGCATTAATAATATGCCTATCCTTAAAAATAGTGGAATCATTATAAGTGAAAGTACCATTTCGCTAGAAACAAAAACATTCTCCCCAGTTCCTATTGTAGATGTAAAAATCAACACCAATGGACAAGAAGGTAATTCTGCAGACTTCGATATACCTAGATATAACAATAAGAATACGATCATATCTGAAACACAGTATGAAGTAGAGAAATTCGATTCTGCTATTACGGCGGTTGTTACAATTAATTTGCGAGATATAAGCCAAGTTAATAGAATAGCATTAACTCATTCTGAGTACGGAATTGATAAACCGACCGTTATGTATCTTGAAGTTTCTCAAGACGGGAAGCGATTCTACCGCTCCGATTTTTCTGTTCAGGAAATAAACGGAGTGTCTCAAATAAGTTTTCCTGGTGTTAATGCAACATCTGTTAAACTGTCATTCTTACAAAACAATCCATATACATCAAAGAGCGGACAAATAAGATACGCAATAGGTATCAGAAATTTGTCTATTGGAATTGCAACATCAATAGAGCATGGTGAAATTGTATTTGGCCCAATCACACAGAAAGACGAAGTATTAAAAGCATCAATCGCCGGATCTATTCCTACTGATAAATATTCATTTGAAAATATTGCCTTTGAGATAAGCAATGATTCTTCAACATGGTATCAGGTATCAACACCGTTTTCAGTTAGCGATTATCCTAAGCATTTGGATTTCAATACTAAATCTGAAGATTCAATTAATACAAAAACACCGGTTACTACACTATTCCTTAGAATAAGAATGACTGGTAGTAAACATAGTTTACCATTGGTTGCATCTAATATTGATAGACATATACAACAAGTAAGTCAGCAATCTCCAGTAATACAAGTGCCATTTGATCTATCTGACAAATATATAGTTGCGGAAAGGCTAGGGTATCAGTTTGGAGAGCGTGGTTCATACTTCCTATATAACGATAATCCTGATCTTGTAGATTCGATTAGTTCAATCAAATCGGAGTCTGACAATATTATTAAAACAGTCGTCCCGATAAAAGGCATAACAAGGGCAACGATAAGAGCTACCAAGATTAAGTGTGCAATCGAGGGCGGGGAAGTATATAGAATTGTTCCTCCATATAATATTGATCCGAAATCTGCTAAGGCATATAAGGCATCTCTTCCGGTAAATAGAGAGGTTAGAATATCTGACAGTAATAATATGGTAATCCCATTTACAGAGCCTGCAGGTATATACACTTTAACAGACGGAGAGAATACTAGAAGAATCAATTTGACATTGGGTGCATTTACATCTTGTTACGAATGGGTATTTATGCCATCAGATAAAGTGGTATCCCTTACAGACCCATTTGGCAAAAAGGTTATGGAATTCGATCCGGGGAAAACTATAAACCTTCTGGATTACTTCACAGTAACATTGCCGACAAGTTCAGATAAAACCGCTATTAATGTAACATTCAATAGCAGATACCCAGAAGTAGGATTAAACGAGAGTGAATTTACAATTATAGACGGAAGATTTTATTCGTCTTCTCATGCCGCTATTGTAAATGGGATGTATATAAACTATGAAGAAATCCCATTGGTTATGAGATCCAATATTAATGGTATTGACTTATATACAGAGGAAGCTAAATTCTCGAAATCCAAAGAGAGACTATCAAAATTTGATGGGCAAACATCTGCAAAACTCAAACATTCTGGACTACTAAAGGGCGGCCTAAAGTTTACAAATAAAGCATCATCACTTTTATCATTTGTAAAGGAAGTTCCATACATTAATGGTATCGATGAATTCAAATCTTCTAGTAAGGCAAGTATTCTTATTCCTAAATCTGCAAATAGATTTAGCCTTGGAAGACTTATAAATCACTTCGAAGATATCGAGGTAACTGGCGGCGTTGAGCAACTAAACTCAAAAGTCTTTAGCAAGGATGAACTTATCTATCGTGGAGACTATATGCTAGAAGATGTAGGCAATGAGACATTCGTTCAGCTACCAAATGGTGTCAAAACAGATGACATTATAGACACATTTATATCTGTCTCAGTGGCGGATTCAAATGGCTCTAGCGGGTTATACTCTATTGACTATACAAACGGTATGCTGTATTCTCAATCTACGATTAGTGGGGAATCAGAAGTAGAATATATATACTCGAATATCTTCATATCGGGCTTTCCTATTAAGGTTCTTAATAAAAAATCATATTCAGTAAATGAGCGTAATATAGAACTAAAAGACGCAACAATCGATACTGAATATGTCGTTTTATCAGAAAGCAAGACAGATAAAAGCGCAGAAATTTTGCGCTCACCAACATTGAAGAATTTAATATTAAACACAGTAACGGTATAAAATGAATAAAGTAGAAGAAGCAATTTACAATTTAAATTCATTCCAAGCTTCATCTGCTGGAACTGAAATCCCAGACATTGGCAGTGAATATACTGAAGCTGGATTAAATAAAATTCTAAAAGAGTGGTATGACATTCTGTTTTGTAATCAAGATAAAATGGATGAATTAATGCCGCGCATAGAAAAGTTTGAAATTAAATCATCTGACTATGTAAGAGACATAAAGACAAGACTGGCTAAAGCATCTTCAGATGCAAAAGCTGCAAATGTTGCAGATAGGTCTATTACGAAATACACAAAGGCAGTTTATTATTCGCCATCCTCAATATCCTACATTGAGGATGAGACAACTGCCTATGTAGATGGAGGAAAGATTATCGGCGTAAAAGAATCTGATACGTTCGATAAGTCTGAGTCCTTTACTATTTCCAATAATACCAACTCTGGTGTCTCATGCTATATCTTTGAGGGTAATAAGAAGATTGATCTGGTATGGACTATTAATGGCGGTACAGCTCAAAATCGAACTGTACTGAATTCAAATATTAGTTCAACAATATCTTATTCGTCACAAAATGGCGGAACTAAAAGTTTTATATTAGACATAGATAGAAAAGAGTATGGCGTTTTTAACAATATTCAGTTGAAAACAAAAAAGGCATACGTCTACACTATTTACACGAGTAATGACTCTGTTAAATATAATAGGATAACAGATAGAATCCTGACAAATAGTCTAAATGAATCAATTGGTGAAACAAATGATCGCTATGTCCGTATAGTCATAGAGCTTGATAAACACTCTGACTATATGTCTGGAAGATATATTTACAATATAGATATAAGCTCTTTTCATATAGCAGTAAAAAGATATTCTACACCGACAGAATATGTCACAGGCGATATTCCTATTAGGGCCACCGGAGAGTTTGTTGCAATAGACACTTGTGATAATTACCAGTCTAAAAATGTCGATATGCATTACCAGATTTCAATCAATGGCGGCGCATATAAAGATATTAAACCTCTTCGAAAACTATCAAAAACTGGTAGGTCAATTAGGAGTATTTTACCAATAAATGACTATTCTGATAATAACATTGTTACGCTACACTCCCATACTAGAAGTTCTGATGGGAACACTTTCACGACTGAGATAGAACCAGCATTACTTGAAACTAATATATTCAAATATTACGATGCTACTAACCCTATATCCGTAAAGGGTAATGTAGTATCAGCTTCAGGTATAGCAATTTCAGAAAAAGTTATCAACTTTAAAGATACATATTTTGTAAACGGTGTACCATTCTCAGGTGAATCCACTATCTACACAGGGTTTAATAGTTTGTCATTCCCTGCTGACAATTATGTCGAAATTTATGACGTAACTAAATATACTCTAGTTTCTTTTAAATCCGGGGAGTTTAGGGTTGTGGACACGGCCGGCGAAGAACATACAATCATAGATGAAGACTGGGAGAAAAACCCATTCACCTCTATTGTTCTATCGCTTAAGTATATCCTTGGTAGAGAACTAGAATACGGCAAAGATATCAATACTAGTAAATCCGAAAATGGGTATCAGCTAAAAACATCAGAGAATGTAAAAGCTCTATATGTAGCTGCCAGACAAAAGAATGCTATTATTAATACTGCCAGAATTAAGATAAGAATGAAAACCTTGGACGGATACACTAAACCTAATGTATCCAGAATTTTAATTAAGGTGGCATAATGCAGCTAGACTTAAAATTAAAACAAGCCGCGTTCTTTTTCGTTAATGGAATTTCTGTCAAAAAAGAATTTTCAACATTCAATGTTGACAATGGCGATACTGCAGCTCTAATTTCAATAGTCAGAGGGATTGAGGGCAAAAGAATTGAATCGTCAGTGCCAGCCGCATCTATCCGAGCAATTGTTACTCCATCTGGCGGAGGCGGAGGCGGAGGAAGTGGTAGTCCAGGTCCACAAGGGGCACAAGGACCAATAGGACCAATAGGTCCAGCAGGTCCTCCAGGACCAATGGGGCCAAAGGGCGATACCGGACCAGCGGGAGCAAACGGGCTACCTGGCCCTAAAGGCGAACGTGGTGTAGATGGTTTACCAGGTCCAAAAGGGGATGCCGGTGAGCGTGGACGAGACGGTAAATCCGCTTATGAGATCGCAGTTGCACATGGCTTTGTTGGCGATGAAACACAATGGCTTGAAAGCCTAAAAGGCCACAACGGTGAACGTGGTCAAGATGGACAAGCCGGACCTAAAGGCGATAAAGGTGAACCATTCAGATTCTCAGACTTCACTTCCGAACAATTAGAATCATTAAAAGGCCCTAAAGGAGATCCTGGCCCTACTGGTCCAGCAGGTCCTCCAGGCCCTCCAGGTCCCAAAGGTGATGCAGGTACATCTGGCACTGGTCAAAATGGAGTTATTCCTGACCTCTCTCTAAAGATTACTAAATTCTACAATACTATCGACGATATGAATGCAGACTCTACTATAGAAGAAGGAGCATTCGTTGGAGTTTTGGACAGAGAAGGTAATCAGGAAAACTCTATTATATACAGAAAGGTTAACGGACTTATGGAAGAAATAGTTAACTTTTCAGAAATCTAAGTCCGAACTATCTAAACGTATATAAAGGTAATATAAATGAATGTTTTACAATTAATGGCACTGCAATTTAAAAAGATTTCGCAGAGCCTAAACACTTTAAAGTCCAAAGATAAAGAGCTAGAAGAGAAGGTTGCATCCCTAGAGACTTCAGCTGTACCGGGCCCTAAAGGAGCCGATGGTAAATCGGCATATGAAATTGCTAAAGAGAATGGCTATACTGGCACAAAAGAAGAGTGGTTACAATCATTAAAGGGTGATACTGGGTTACAAGGCCCTCCAGGACCTACAGGCCAACAAGGTGTCCAGGGTATTCCGGGTGCAGAAGGGCTTCAAGGGCCACGAGGCGAAATGGGCAAATCATTCTCCATCAGTAAAACCTTTAAAACAAAAGCCGAGCTTGAAGCAGATCAAACAGTAAAAGAAGGCGAAATGGCCGTTGTCTCATCCGATAATCCTGACACAGATGAGGATAACGGTCGCCTATATGTTAGAACTGAAGATGGCTGGTCATTCCTTCTAGACTTGTCGGGAGTTAAGGGTATCCAGGGTCCAGCAGGTCCGATCGGTCCAGAGGGCCCTATGGGTCCGCCAGGGCCAACAGGCCCGGCAGGTCAACCAGGCCCAGTCGGACCAAAAGGTGCAGATGGTAAAGACGGCAAGTCAGCATACGAAATTGCCAAAGAAAATGGTTACGGGGGAACAAAAGAGGAGTGGCTACTTTCGCTTAAAGGTGAAAGAGGTCCAGCAGGCCCAGAGGGTCAACGTGGTCGAGACGGATCAGTAGGTCCTCAAGGTATTCGAGGGTTCCAAGGTGTACAAGGTGTACAAGGTCCTCCTGGCGAGCGAGGAAGCCCATTTAATATTTATATAACATTTAGGACAAAAGAGGAACTTTTAGCATATACAGACGTGCCAGAAGGTAGAATGGCAGTCGTAGCTTCTAGCAATCCTGATACAGACGAAGATAATGGCCGATTATATGTTCGAACTGCAACAGGATGGGATTTCCTTTTAGATCTATCGGGCGTCAAAGGTATTCAAGGTCCGGAAGGCCCTCCTGGGCCCCAAGGCATTCAAGGTCCGGAAGGCC